ATCCAATTACAGCAATAGAAAATATTTTAAAAACAATAGCACTTGACCCAACAGTTTATACTACTTTATTACAAATAACTCAAGATAGAGTAACAGAATATTCAAAATCTACGAATACCATAACAAATTTAAATAACAGTGTAAGGAAAGAAAAAACACAATTAGTATCTAATGAAGAAAAGATTGCCGCTCAGAATAAAACTGTAGCTTTAGTAAAGAAATATGAAATTGTAGCGATTACTGTGCTGTGCATTGTACTTGCTTTATCTTGTGGATTAATAATATATCCATTAGAATATACTAAAAAATTAACATTTGGTTTATTAATTGTATTGTTTGCAATAGTAAGTAGTTTTACTATTTCAATGTTATTTAATAAATCAAATATAAGTACTGTAGAAACTTTTGATGCGGCAGTACAAAGTTTATTGCCTACTACTGTTACAACCCATAATACTACATTTTATGGTTTAGTGGTTGCATATTTTACTAATATTATTAATAATACAAATGCATTACAATCATATAACTTATATGGCAATGTAAATTACGCATTACAAAAAGAACAAAGTTATTATAATGACACCAATAAGGGTTTAATAAATGTAAATTCGCGAATGGATTCTATATATAAGATATCCTTCTTGGATCAAACACAGAAAACCGCATTAATGAATTTCCTGTTATCAGTTTCTATAATATCAGCGGCAACAGTAATGGCATATGTTGCTATAGAAAAATACCAAAATATCGCAAAATATGTATTAGGTTTCGGATTATTCTTAATCGCTATTGCATTAATTCTGTATATCTTAGAAGTAACCCAACGTGTACGCACAGATGGCAATAAGATATATTGGGGAGCACCTACAAGCGATACATTAAATAGACTGTAGACTGTAGATGTAGACTGTAGATGTAGAACAACATGTAAGTCATAAAAATTATTAATCAATAATTTTGGGGGTTTATATATTTTGAATATTATTTAAATAGAGGTCGCTAGGATTTTGTTTTTTATCATTTAGATATCCTTCGGATACGAGAAATGAGTGTGGGATTACATTGAATGGATGTGCTTCATTGAGTAACATTTTAATAAGTATAAAATAGAAAAGTAATAGTAATAGACTCCAATAGAGACTGCGGGTGCTGACATAGAACATCGCGAATAAAATTACGAATTTCGACAAAGGATGTGAAAGGAGTTTTTTTTGTACATCAGTGAGATCGAATGAAACATGACGCGCACCACTATGCATTATAAAAGCGGATGCAATAGCAAAAATATCAGGTGATTGCATATGGAATGGTACTTAGCTTATAATATTGGTATAAAAAATTTAATGATCGGAAACAGAAGCATAATCGTCATTTGTTAAAATGTAATTGCTTCCAAAGTCCGGACTTAAATTTTCATGGAATTTATTGCTTTGTATAAGTAATTTATCTTTATATGTTGTTAGACCTCTTTCGTTTGCATATATTTCATCTAAAGGTAAATACATACCACTTGATGGTGGTACACTGCCTGGTGGAGTATTTGTTAAAGGGAGTAATGTCACACCGTGATCTTCCATTTCTGGATCAATTGTAGAGCTATTTTTGGGTATTTCTTTATTACTGATGGGTGCTTTTTTGGTCTTCGGTTTATCACTGGTATCTAAAGGACGTGCAAAGAGAAATCTATCGATAAATAATGCGATACTTATAATTATTATAAGCGCACCGGCTTCTTTATTATAATTAAGGAATATCACACCAAGAATAAATAATAATAATAGTATCCAGGGTTTTTCGAAAGTTTTCAAAAGCCAAGCCGGGTATGGTGTTTTAATTTTGAATACGTATAATATGCAGATTGCTACGAGTATTCCGACAATAAATCCGTTGACTATTGAGAGTAAATATTTCATTACTTGATAAAAAGAAAAATATTGTAAAATAGTAATGTATTGCTCGCTTAAAGAGGCTTATAATATTCCTTCATTTGACCCGGCATCAGGTAAAAAGAAGAAAACGTGTATGAATCCCTTATCACAACAAGCATTAAGACAACCGGGAGGAGCACCATTGACTGCGCAATCCGGTGCTCAGCAGGCTGCTCAACAATGTACGATTTCTATCGATGACTTAGATGCTTATAATGAATTTCTGAGAATGAAAGAATATGCTGCAGCAAAGACTCAGTATACGAGAGAAGATTTCACGACTCAAGATACTTCTTCATGGTCTACAAATCGCGACCAACCCGGTCCTTATTTCGATACAACTACTCCATATTCAACTCAAGGAATGGATTATAAATACTATTGTGATAATTATAAAATATGCCCAAAAGCACCGATAAATAGTGTGGAACATTTTGATAATATTCCGTCAAATACTCCTATGGCGGCGCCATCTGGTTCCACCGCCACTCAGGCATTACCACCAAAACAATGTAATCCGATTCAAGCACCAGTGTATGAGATTCCCATTTCTGACGCTGCAAAAGAGGAATATTCGGAGGCTATGAATGTTTCATTGAATCAAGAGAGTCCGAATTATCCCGCACCAGTTCCTCAAGCAAGAGTCTACGATATGAATAAAGTAACCGGATATTATGACGAAGATCTTGAACAATATTTAAAAACCAACAACCTAAATGTAGCTACATCCGGATCCGACAAAACACCCATTGGAAATGCCGTAAATAAATATAAAGATAAACAATTAGGAATTCCCACTGGAAGCATCCGCAGTAACAGTAAAACATTAAATGACCAATCTACCGAAGATATTATTAGACCATACTCCAATAATAGAGAAAACACAGATGGCACCGGAAATGTTACCGGAAATGGCGGTAACAATAAATATCAAGGAAGCGATAATTTAAAGAAAATAGACTATATATTAGATATTACATTATTTATATTAATTGGAATTCTTGTTATACTATTATGTGACCAAATATTCAAAGTTGCTATGGTATATGGTATGCATGAAACTATGAGAATGTTAAATCCCTATTTACAGCAGTCACAACAGTCACAGCAGTAGCAGCAATAGCAGCAGTTATTGCGGCAATTATCAGAATAAACGCAATGGATTGTTTTTAGGTGGCATTATTTTTAATGGACCTGATGTCCCGGATAGACCGGATGGACCTGAATGACCCGATGGTCCCATAAGAGAAGGTCTGGATAAATCTCTGAGGGCTTTTTTAGAAATATCCGGTTTCGCCCAAGACAAATATATAACATAGTAATGAGGTGGTGGTAGTATTTGTACCAAGAATCCATTTTTTCTTAGAGCATTTACCATATAATCCATACATTCTTTTATATTATAGAGAGGGTATCCCACAATCATTCCCGGTATTTCATAGAATGTATTATCGCCTCCGTAAGAGGATACTGTACGAATCCTGCGATGACACAGTTCTAATATATGATTAAAACAAATATGTCTATTTTTATTCTTTTTCTCTTTAATTGAATATAATTCATTTAAATTAATTTGCGGAGGCGCTGCCATAAAATCTATATATTATATCGATAAGAATGACAACAAATAAACCGAAATTTACACATATTGCATTTAGTGGAGGAGGATTCTGTGGTCTTGTATATCTTGGTATTCTGCGATTTTTAAAGCAGGAAGGATATGATAAAGATATTATAAATATAGCAGGAGTATCTATCGGTGCCGTATTTGCAGCTATACTTGCATTAGATATACCATTAGAAATTATTGAAGGCTATTTAAAGGAACAATATGCCGATGAGAAGAATAAAGTGAGAATACATTTGGAAGACGCTTTTGAGAAAATAATGAAAGAAAAGGGCATCACAGACCTCGATAATTATACGAGGAAAATTCAAGATAATTATCTAGGCAACATGACTTTTATGGAACTTACAAAAAAAACGGGGAAAAATCTCATAATTGTAGCTACACATTTAGAAACAATGAAACCTACATATTTTTCCGTAGATGATACACCACATGTTATGGTAGTTGATGCGATTCAAGCATCTATGACCGTGCCTTTAATTACTCCGCCCAAGAAAATAGGAAATGATTATTATACTGACGGCGGTGTTGCATGTAATACGATGCCATTAATATTCGAAAATGTAGCGAAAGAGAATATACTATTATTACATTTATCGATGGTTATTAATATTGATAAAAAACTTATTCATGAAAGTATATTTTATTATATAATGACTTTTTTATCAGTATTTATGGAAAATAATACATTATTAAAAATAATTACAGACCAATATCCATATTATATACAATATAAAAACTATGCGTTATCCATGTTCCCTCTAACAATTGTTGATAATCACATAACATATGATATAAGTAATGACGATATTGATAAAAGTATAGAATTTGGCTATGAAGATACCTATAAATACTTTAGATCAAAGAATCTAATCTAGAGCGATTGGGACTGGGCAGGTGGGCGGCCGGTTTATTTGCTTGCGTTATTTTTGAGAAATGCTACGATATTTGCGGGAGTACGGTCATCGGTATATTCGACATCTTTGCCACCGGGTGTAGTATATATGAGTGTTGGGACACCTTGAATTTTTTTGCTTGTAGCCAATGTAGCATTAGCGGGGTCGCTAATATCAACTTTATTCAGGGCAGTTGTTAAACCGGATTGATTTAAAGCATATTGTAAACTCGTAGAATCGGATGAATCTCCGTCCCAAGTTGGAGAGAATTTCTGGCAATATCCACATGTGGGGCTATAGTAATATGTTAATGTACCTCCGCTTGTAGATGATGCGCTACCTGCACCAGCGAAGTTTTCAAAAGTAAATTTCGTTTTATAGAATGCGATACCAATAATGACTGCTATTAATAATATGGAAAATGCAATGAGCATTCTTTTTTGCATTTTTTGCATGTATGGATAGATTCTCTAATAATATAAACAGAAAAATTTAATTATCATCTAAATCCAATATTGCCGGATTTAGAGAACTATTAATAAAACCATTTTTATTGCTTAATGATATCCACGATTTTATTAAATTATTCTGAAATTCCGATATATCTAATAAAACGAGCAAATTCTGATAAGGTAAAATATATTTTTGTATAGTACTCTTATTTAAATCCCAATATAAAATATTAAATAATATAATTCTATAATTTGAATTTTCGAAATCCATAATATGATTAATATCGTTTAATTCATCTTTAATACTTACAACTGTATAATCCGATTTCATTAAATATTCATATATTTCGTCTTGTTTTTCCACACTACATATAAAGATAGTTTTGAATATCGACACATTTTGCAAATATTCCTCAAATTTATTGAGATCTTCTATCATTTTTATATGTTAAATATATTAAAGAATCATTTCTTAAATAGATATATTTATTATATTTTACTATTATTTATATTTATATTTTACTATTATTTATATTTATATTTTACTATTATTTATATTTATATTTATTGTAAAATAATAGTAAAATAATAGTAAAATAATAGTAAAATACAATAAATATAAAACGCGTAATTATATAAAGGTAATTATAATTACTAAAAATAAGCTGTATTTATATTTTATGACAAATATATGGGAAGATATATTAAAAGGAGAAGTCATTAAATCTGAACAGTTTGAAAAAAAAGCTAAATATCTTCTTGATACGTACAAATGCTTTACGGAATCTGATAAGTGTGTTCCTCCTAAATGGATTCAGAAGAAAAAGAATTTAGAATATAAACAACAATTTGAGAAAGTTGAGCGTAAAAAAATAGGGAGTAAAGAGTTATCGATAGAATCAATAACTCGTAAAGAGTTTATGTCTTGTATGAATAAACTCACATTAACAAATAAAAATATTGTGCTTAAAAATATTGGAAATATTATTCGCAAAGACTACACCGCATTATATATAGATATATTATGGGATTTGATGCAAAGAGCACCAGAATTTCGCAATATTTACTTTGAAGTATTTAAATTATTGGATACGCAGCAAATAATGGAGAAATGGGCAACTATTTGGGATAGTTATTATAATAAGAAATCGTGGTTACCTGCACCGGAAATTCTAAATGATAATGAAGATTACGATGAATTCTGCGATTTTGTAAAATGGAAAAAAAGAGCATTAGCGTCTATCCATGTATGGATCATGTTATATCAAAAAGGTATACTTGAAAACTATATTATTAATCAATTAATAAAAGAAATAGTCAATGATTGTAATATAGAATTTGAGAATATCGTAGAAAAACAAAGCGATGCAGCAGTGGCGGGGGTAGAGGCTGTGGAGGGGGTAGAGGCTGTGGAGGGGGTAGAGGCTGTGGAGGTGGTAACAAGTGTTAAAAAGGTGGATGTCTTATTAGAGCAAATAATAATTCTTATAAACTTCACAAAGACAGAGCAAGATGATCATTTTATAGAATTAATAAAGAAATGGTTGCCAGAAAGTGATAAAATAAAATCATCTACACGTTTTAAATTATATGATATCAATGAGATTTTACAGGGAAAAATGAAATCTGTTTACAAGGTAAGAAAAGGTATATAAATGGCGGCTGCACTCGAGAATGATTATAAAAACATGATAATTGAAGAACTTGATGTTATGATGAAAAAATCCCGAAATGAGAATGATAGATTCCGTGCTCTGGCATATGATAAAGTATTAAAACAGTTGAAAAATATGGATGGTCCTGTACATACATATGATGATTTAAAAGATATTACTGGCATTGGCAGTGGTATTGAAAAAAAAATAAAAGAGATATTATTAACTGGTAAATTGCAAGTTGCCGAAGATATCAAAGAAGAACAGGCGGCGTCTCTATCACTCTTCGATACACTTTTAAATATACACGGAATTGGTGCAGTAAAGGCGCGCAATTTGGTCGAGAAGGCGCATATTACATCAATAGAGGATTTAATGGAAAAAAGTAATAAGAATCCGAAGTTGTTGAATGCGCAGCAAAAAGTTGGTTTAAAATATTACGAGGAATTGCTTGAGAGAATTCCGCGAAGTGAAATGAAGAAACACGAGAAATTAATATTAAAGGAACTTGGCGATTCTGCCATTATAGTTGGTAGTTATCGAAGAGAATTGGCGGATAGCGGAGACATTGATGTATTAATCTCTGAATCAATTTTGAAGGCGGATGATTTGAAAAAGACAGTGGAAAAGATGCAGAAATCCGGGTATATTACAGATGTGCTTGCGCTCGGGTCACATAAATGTATGGCGGTTGTAAAATTGCCGGCAACGGGGACGAAAAAAGAGGGAAAAAACCCGGAAAAACACCGACGTTTGGATATTTTATTGACCCCTGAAAATGAATTTATACCTTCGGTTATATATTTTACTGGATCCCAGAAATTTAATATAGAAATGCGAAAAGTAGCTATAAATTTGGGATATAGTTTAAGTGAACATGGAATAAAGAAGAAAAAGGACGATATTCCAGACGTTCCAGTTTTTAAAAAAGAGAAAGATGTTTTCGATTTCTTGGGAATGGATTATGTTGAACCAAAAAACAGATGATTAAAATAAAATTTTCCATCTATTGATATAGAACATGAATTTAGGAAATCTTTTATCCACAATTATTGGTATTATTGGCGTTTTTCTATTAGTGTTAGTTTATACATATGTTGACAAACTCGAAAAGATTGGATGCGATTGCTCATCCCATCCTTATCGTAAATACATTAAAGGATTCAGCATATTCGCAATCATTTATGTAGTATTTATGTTTATTATACCAGCATCTGTAGCTATCAGAACTTTCGGTAAAGATATGGCATTTGTATATGCAATTGCCCATGTCATATTTGCAATTTTAGCTATTGTATTCTTCGTATACAGTCTTCTGTATACCAGATATTTAATGAAAGAGAAATGCAAATGCAGTGAAGATTCTCGCCGTGAAATATTATACTTATGGTCATTAATTGAAGTAATATTATTCGCACTGATCTTTATCATTCAAATATTATTACTCCTGGCCGCTGTAACTATCGGTGCAGCAACTGGTATGGTCGACATTGTAAAAGGCAACAGTGAATTAGTTCATGAGGCTGTTTACAATCCATTAAGATCAGTCCAAAGAATTCCAAAAGCCGTAAGAGATTTACCTAGCTCATTGAAAAAAATTAAGAATATTAAAAAATATTAGATTTTAAATGGATTACGTGAAATTTTGTGAGATTTCGTTTTTAAACTTATAAGTTTAATGTGTGAGACTTAGTTAAACTTATAAGTTTAATGTGCGGCTTGTCGCAGTTGTTTTTCTTCCTCCTCCACGACGTGTAGGTGCTTTATTTCCATTAATGAGTATACCATTTAAATCTGCAGTGTCTTCAATAATAGAAGTTATCTCATCATCGGTTACTGACATTGATTCAATGCGACTTCCTGAACCCATATTTTGTGTTGGTTGCACTTTTATTTCAGAGTTAATATTATCTATAATATTTTCAATGTCATCATCACCGTCTTGTTCGATAACTGATGCTGACGTATTGAAACGTGGTTGTTGCTGTTGTTGTTGCATAATTGTTGGGCCACTTAACAGAGAACCTACCATGCTAAATAGTCCACCGCTTAGTCCACCACCGCCGCCGCCGCCCCCGAGTCCACCGCCGCCTCCAGTTCTAGATGATTGAGATTGAGGTACTTGATGTTGAGGCGGTGGTGGTGGTTGTGGTACAGATTGTCTACTATTCTCATTGTATGTCGTTGTATTTGAATTGCCGCTACCACCACGATGGCTTCTCATAGCAGCCTCCTGGAAATGTTTCATTAAACTTGGATCAGAACGAATGACCTCTTCAACGTCTGGCAATTTAGACTGTTTGAACATACTATTTGTAAGATGAAACATAAAAGCACTTCCAGACAAACTCATAAATAAGCGTAATTCCGGTGCCATCTTTTTACCAGTTGATTTATATTTATCGTGTAATTCCTCGAAAATGTCATCATAATCGTCTATATTTTCATGTACTTGTTCAGACCAACCATCTAATTTAACTTCAAATGGATCAAAACGTGTATTGACAAATTCTACACCAGTTACAAGTGCCATCATCATTTTACGTTGAAAACGAACACTTGCATCAATCTCTTTTTCACGTACAATTCTTTGGTATTCTGCACGCATCTCTTCGATATCAGATTGCATCGAAAACTTGCGCGGTAATGGATATCCTTTTGATTCTAGACGACTCATTTGGTATAATATTTCTTTTTTCTCTTGTAATTCTTGCTCAAGACGAGTACGCTCGGCTTGGAAACGTCTTTGCATATTATCTTCTTGGCTATTCTGTCCATTCTGGCCGCCATCATCGTCATCGTCGTCATCATCATCTTCACTCTGAACTTTCGAACCATTGTTGCCGCCATATCCAGTATTTTGGGAATATATTGGTTGTTGTTGTTGTCTATATGATGGAGGCGAAGGGGTTTTTGGTGAAAAAAATCCACCTCCTTTTTGAGAGCGAGTTTCACTATCAGTTTCAGAGTATTCCGATGGAGATGAACTCCCTGACATAGATAATACTTCGCCATTTACTTTTCTACGATTAATTAATGAATCACTTCCTAGAGAAGGCCCTGACATACCGGTTACTGGTGCATTAAATGAACGTTGAGGTATTTTAAAGGTAGGCATACTACCTCCAATCTCAATAACATCATCGTTTCCTCCGTCAATAACTATTGAGCGGTGCATTCTCTATAGTCAAACCTATACATCTTTTAAATAGTTTTAGACGCTAGAATTTGCAATCATGGATTCTAAAACATCTATATTTTCAAATCCGTGTTTGCGAATCCAGCTGATTCCTTGTAAAAAAGTATCCGCCATATCATCCATCTTTTTATAGCTACAAAATAAAGAAAGAAGTTCCTCATTTTTAGATAAATAATATTTTGTAATATCTATAGCGAGTTTCTTGTTATTCTGATAACTCTTACTCTTCTTTTGTCGTAGCGTTTTTTTAACAACTACCGCGCCGTTTACGCCGCTCACGCTGCTCACGCTGCTTGCGCTGCTTTTATCTTCATATTTAGTCATATCTATATTAGAAAGTGCCGTTTCGTGTCCTTTCAGTTTTTCGGATGCTGATACGAGATATACTTGTTTTGCGAGTCCCTCCCAGTGTTTGCGCAATTGAAAATAAGAATATATCATCATTTGTATACTCTTCATAGCACCATTTAAATTCGATGGTTGATTCTCGAGTATAACATAATCAATAGGTTGCCCTATTTCATCTACGAGTTCATCCATAGCTAAAAAAAGACGCCCAGATATTTCATTCATTACTGGTATCTTTTCTTTTTCCGCTGCAAGAGAAATAACCTTCCAAACAAGTATTTTAATCCCAGAAGCACTCCCACTCCCGGGAGGCCCCCCTTCACTCCCATGCTCCCCTTCACTCCCAGGCCCCCCTTCACTCCCAGGCCCCTTTACACTCATAACACATACTGCTAAGTTCTTAATACCGATATCAAAAGATACAATTATTTTGGGTTCTGAATCTGATGTCATTCTTATAAATACTATAAGAGTTATATCTTTAACTCGGTTTAATCTCGTTTTAACTCGGTTTTATTTCGTTTTTATTTTCATCATATGAGAATACCTTGATATCTTGTATTGCATCATTATACTCATTTGTAATTTCTCTTTGTTTATCTTCGGTATCATTGATATATCCGCCATCTGTGAAATAATCCAATTTTTTCTCTAAATTTCTGTATTTTTCGCGATTATTTTCTTTAATAATCATATTACATAGGTCATTTGCATAATTTGCCACCAGTTGTGGGTATACATCTTTATCCCTTCGAGTTACCCATTTATTATTACCTATATGAACTTTTGTATGCATTGATCTTAAATTTGTCTTCTTTATGCACTGATTATCTTTTATTGAATATAATTCTTTATTATAATCCTTAATCATTTGAATTTCACTGGTATATCTCTTCAGCAATCTTCTTATTTTCTTATGAAATGCCTCAGTTTTAACGAAATTGCAATTATCTACATCAGTAGAGAAAGATATTAAATTAATATTTTGAGTATTATGACTATTACTTACATTATTTATATTATTATTTACATTATTAGTTATATTATTTTCTATATTTTGATTTTCTATAAGAGTATGTATATTCATTTCTTCTTTCTTCTTTTCTGTATCTTTTGCAATGCATTTCTTTTGATGTCTGTATTTTGCAGGAGCTAAAGTAAATATTTCATCACATATTTGACATTGTAATGGATTTATTTTACCTTTACACGTTTTCATATGTTTTACCTTTGTATAATATTTTGCGAATACTTTTTCGCATTTATCACACTGGTTTCTGTCTATAATCGATGGGTTATCTTTTGTGGAATCCGGGTTATCTTTTGTGGAATTTGGGTTATCTTTTGTGGAATTTGGGTTATCTTTTGTGGAATTTGGGTTATCTTTTGTGGAATTTGGGTTATCTTTTGCATAATTTGGGTTGCATAAAAGTGCATCGGATGCATTCCCGAAGTTTCCAGAATCTATATGTTTTATTACCACATGTTGTGTTAAATTATACCGCCTATTACTTTTATAGTCACAATATTCGCACAAGAATATTTTAGCACTTTTATTCATCTTACTATAACAATATATATATTTTTATCTTTAAATAAAATAGTCCATCACAATTTTGCTTATACATAAACTAGTAAAAAATGTAAGATTACCATAATGATAATATAAATAATAATATATAATTTAAAAGTCTACCATATATTTGCTTATAAAATTAGTAAAATATATAGAGAGAGAGAGAGCCTGAATAAAAATATATTGTATCCATTCCAAAAACTTTTTCTATAGAGCTATATTTTTATATTAGTATATATAAATGGCTCCTTCGCTTCGTACAAAGCAGAATCTAAAAAGACCATCGCGCAGAAAATATAAAGGCGGCGACGATGAAAAAAATATTGACAATGATAGAATAAAAGAAATTATAGAGTCATATTATGAAAAACCCTCAACAGAGAACCCAAGAGACAGAGAAGAATTTGTTATATTAGATAATGATTTAGTAACAAAAATACAAGTGCCAGTACCAGTAGATACTGTAATTGTAGTACCAGGGTCATTTAATCCCATGCACGATACACATATTAATATGGCCATTGCAGCAGCTCTACAAATGAATTATACAACTATATATTTTGAATTATCAATTATAAATGCAGCCAAAGATAAGCCACTTCTTGATGAATTACAAAAAAGAATTATTGATATTATAAATAAATTAAAAGATAAAAAGAAACCAGGGAAAGAACTTAATAGGTATACAGTAAAACTTGTAATAACGAAAGCAGCTTTATTTTCTGAAAAAAAAGCAATATTTCCTTCGAGTGCAATATTTTTTGTAACTGGAATGGATACTGCTGACCGTATTTTAGATCCAAAATATTACTATAATAATTTAAATGATTTAAAGCCTACTGATCCAAGTTTTATAAACCCACAAACAATTGCCGGATATAATGCATATTTAATAGATACATTACCGAATTTCTTAATAGCACCAAGACTTGTTCGGAGAATAAAAGACGGTATTGCAGAAGCTTATAAAGAAGCAGACCCTTTTAATATTTATAAAACACAGATTCTCAAAGTAAACTTTACGGATAAATCATCGTTCATCGCATCTGAGCCTCCTGAAATAAAAATATCTGAAAATTTAAATAAAAAATTTATTATGTTAACAAACTTTACGCCAACAGAAGATTCAAGTAGTAGTGATAGATTTCTAACAAAGCTAAATGCTGATAATGTTGATATTTCTAATATTTTATTTCCACAAAATACGGAGTCAGTATTTACTAAACTTGGCGAACTTGCGTATGCAATTACTAAATTATCAAATAATGATAAATTTACAACCATAATTAGTCAATTAGTTAACTTATATAATAACAAAATTGAAAAACCAACAATAAAGAATTTATTAAAATTAATATTTCTAGAGGATGAATCTTTACGCATAGTACCGCCGGTTATACCTCAAGAATTAAATGATGATGTTTTAGAAATAACAGACCCAAACAGAATTCCCAGTGGTGGTGCACGCGGTAAAGAAAAAGTAACTTTTATAAAAAATGGAATAAAATACAAACGTGTCGTACGTCTTAATAACCGTAAAACAAAATGTGTTAAATTTGAAGATAAACTCATACCAATAAGTAAATTAAAAATAAAATAATTCACCCCTTATTTTTTTTATATCTTTTCCATATTGCTGACTGTAACTGTGATATTACCGAGACACTAAAAGATCTTAATCCATTTTCTGTTATGAGTCTTCTGAGATGTTTCCAGAATTCGTCGCCTTCATATGTAGAGTTTATATCTACGAGTGCCTTACATTTTGCAGATAACCATGAATACTGTCTCGATAATACCCGCATACTGTCATCTGTAGGATCAGATAATGAACACAATAATCCTTGATTAACAAGTGTATATATCATTTTCTGGACTTCTGGATGTTGTCTCGATTGAGGTGGTATACCGTGTAGTAAATTTTCAAAAACGGCGTAGTTATAATCGGGACATAGAAGAAGTTTATCACCTCTATCAGTATATACTGCGTTATTGTCAATTATTAGGAGATTGTTTTCAATAATATGATGTTTTTCTTTACTTGTTAATTTTTTATTTTTAGCTACAATTCTTAATATTCTTGGGAACACTCTTGCTACACTTTTGCGATATGTTCCGGCAGAATCGACTATGCAATCTTTACGAGTGAATATTGGTCTACTAAATTTAATTCCATGAGTCTTTTCTATCCATGCGATTTCAGTATTTGCCCATACACCTTCACTCGCAGTATATATAAAAAAGTAGATATTATCATTGTAGAATTTTTGAATTGCTTTAATAAATTGTCCGAATCCTGGTCGCACAAGTTTTGCATTTGGATGATATGCTGGTGGTATATCATGTTGTTTAATCGGTTTAAATCCGTGTTTTTTCAGAGTACTGTACATACTGTATTGTTGCACTTGAAATTCTACATTACCAACCATAGTACCATCAATATCAATTATAAAAACAAAGGGTAAATTTGTACTTTCATTATTCATATAGTATTATACTTTATAATTAAATAAGATTATTTACATTGAGAAATATAAATCAATTACTCAATATATAAATTACAGAATAAAAGCATTTACATTGTGTAATTCGTGTAATTCGTGTAATTTGCGTTCCCATTCGTTCCATGCATAAAACATACCACAAGAACCCGTAATATGCCATAGAGATTTATAATATTGTGTAGGAGCGTGAAATGCTAATAAACTCGCAATACCAAAAAGACCCGATTTAGGTGTTATAAATAATCCCATTATTATAATTGTAGCTATATGCACCCATCCTAATAAATAGGATTCTTTTATAATCCCGGGGTCACATAGCCATGATAACAAAATAAATGGTGATGCAGTAATTATACCAGGGATTGCATTGGGTGTCAAAAGAAATGGGATATATACGCCTATCTGTTGTGCTGTAATATCTATTCTAAGCCATTTTGGACAATATTTTAGAGAAAAATTATATTTATTATAATGATAGAGCATTGCAGTAATACATGGTATGCAATATAGATATCCAGCGATTTTAATTTGCCAATGATTGGAATATAAACCAGTATACAAACTCAAAAATAATCCTGGTAACATAGATAATGCTGCATATAACTCAAGAACCCTTTCACGGTCTCTTTTCAGACCCCTTTTCAGACCCCTTTCCAGACCCCTTTCCAGACCCCTTTTAACGTTGTTGGTTTTCGTCTTATTTATATTCTTATTTTTATTTTTATTTATATTTATATTCTTATTTTTATTTATATTCATATTTAGAATACCTCTAAATTTAATTATATTATTTATCCAGAACACATAACGCAACCTTCAGGGTTATCACGTCTACACGCGAGTACCTCTTCTTCTGAAGGCTGGCCGCTTACGCCGCTTACGCTGCTTATCATAGTGTTTATATTACTACTTGATGCCGCGGATGTTCCTCCAAGTGCATATTTATTATTTTCAAGTGTAAATGCTGTGATTTTCGCTTTGTTGCGAGAACGTAAATAATACATTCCTGTTTTCAGTCCTTTCTTCCATCCATAGAAATGAACATTTGTCATTTTTGCAAAATCAGGGTCCTCCAAATGTATATTTAGACTCTGTGTTTGGCAAATATATGGTGCACGATCAGCAGATTGGTCAATGACTATCTTTTGCTTAATTTCCCATACTGTTTTATAGAGAAGTCGCACGTTTTCTGGTATATCTTTAATATTTTGCACACTTCCACTTCCAGAAAGTATTTTATCTTTCATCTCATTATTCCACATACCCAAATTCAATAAATCCTGAATGAGATGTTTATTAATAATCGTAAATTCTCCTGCAAGCGTTTGTCTCTGATATATATTACTTGTAAACGCCTCGAAAGATTCATTAAATCCGAGAATTTGACTCGTCGTAGCTGTAGGCATCGGTGCAAGAAGTGTACTATTACGCAATCCATACTGCGCTATCTCCTCTTTCAAAGATACCCAATCGAGGAATCCATCAACCGTTTCTGGTTCTTTTACATCCCATAGATCATATTGCAATTTTCCTTGAGATGCAGGAGACCCAATGAAACTACTGTAGGCACCACTGTATTGACCTTTGAGTGCCTCTTCCTCAGGAATCATATTAAGATATTTTATCAAATATTCTTTTCGCTCATTTGTAGCTACTACGGTTGAATTATTTAGTTCCTCGCGATATTCATACCGTCTTCTCGATATAGCTACAGATGCAGTTAATGCAGCGTGATATATTGTAGCGAATATTTTCCGATTCAAAGTGGAAGCATCAGGACTCTCGAAAGGCATACGCATAAGTACATATGTATTCGCAAGACCTTGAACACCAATGCCAAGAGGCCTATGACGCAAATTACTCGTTCTGGTTTCAGGAATAGGATAGAATGTGCGGTCAATTACTTTATTGAGATTACGTGTAATAACCTGAGTAACACGATGCAATTCTTTGAAATCGAAATATGGTACGCTATCATCAGAATATTTAACGAAAGTAGGCAATCCAATACTTGCGAGATTACACACAGCAGTCTCATCTTTATCAGAATACAGGGTTATTTCTGTGCAATTACCTGTTATAATTCCATTAAATATACCTGTATGTCTCAGTGGTTCATTAAAACAATATGTATCATCATATTCATTATTATCTTCAACACTTTTAATTTTAATATTTGTATAAAAATCGTATTCTTTACTATTTATTTTCGGAATTTTATAATCAATAATTGTATCATCTATTTTAAGATCTTTAGCGTCTATTACTTTAACTTTCGATAAAGAATCAGAAGTGTCAACAATATGAAATTTATGATACGGTGTACATCTTATTGATAATCCGTTACTGAAGTTAACAGTTAATAATTTTTGCATTTCTCCAGTTTTTATTACAGTTACTTCGCTAAATTCCGTACCATTCCATACTTTTGTAATACCATTATTTACTTCTGAAACTTCTTTAATATTTTTATATCCATTATCAGTTATTATCATTGTTTCAGATGCAACGCACAAATTGCTAGACTTAATGGTTCCCAAATTACTCTGATTACTCTTTTTATTGACAGCATCTTTATACAACATATACGGTGTTCCTGTTTCAATTTGAGACCTCATAATGGAATAGAAAAGCGTCTGAGCCTTTACTTTCTTCCTGTATTTTCCTTCTGTCTCATATTTTTCATATAATTTTTCAAAGTCATCACCATACGCAGTAGTTAATCCTTGACACTCATCTGGGCACATAAGAGACCAATCAGCATTAGCATCTACACGTTTCATAAAAAGATCGGGAATCCACATAGCAGTAAACAGGTCGTGACACCGTTCTTCATGATTTCCACTATTTTTACGCAAATCAAGGAATTTTTCAATATCAGCGTGCCATGGTTCAAGATACACAGCAATACTGCCATTACGCTTACCAGAATTATGAACGATTCCCATATCTGTCAAGTAATTATGGTTATCTTTCATATTAAAATCATATACCTTACCTTCATATTTAACTTCTTCAATAGATGATATCTTTACCCAATAAATAGTACATTTGTGCTCGCTACTATATATAATTTTAACATTGGATGTATCTCCATATACAAATGGAAATCCAACATAATCATAGCATCTAAGATCCTCAGCTGATTTTTCTATAATATTATCATTATCATCAATTGTATATATTTGATGTTGTTTTGTAACATAAACTCCTGTACTTTTTGTCCATTTACAAGATATTTTTAATATATTCTCATTTATATTATTAACTGATATACCTAACACTGGTTTAAAAGTTCCATCAATAGTTATAATTTCGTCATTAATTACTACGTTCTCCATATGTTTTGGACCATTATTAGTGTATACAATAGTATCGCCTTTAAAACATTGGTTTACATGCCGACCAGCATCATTATACACACGTAGCATGGGCACTATTCCAGTACTTTGTCCATTTGTACCACGAATATAACTATCAGTTGCACGAATATCGTGAATATGCACACCAATACCTCCGGCATATTTACTGATTTGTGCGCAATCAGCAAGTGTCTTATACATTCCGGTAATAGAATCTTCCATCGCTATTAAAAAACAAGAAGCCAACTGGGATCGTGGTGTTCCTGCATTAAATAAAGTAGGTGTAGCATGTGTAAAATAACGGGTACTCATAAGTTCATATGTTTCAATAGCTTCTTTGAGGTCCCATCCATGAATTCCAAGAGCAACACGCATTATCATATGTTGCGGTCTTTCAACGAATTTACCATTCACTTTCAGCAAATAAGAGCGTTCAAGTGTCTTAAATCCGAAATAATCATAATTATAATCACGCTCATAATTTATTATAGAATTCAATTTATCTTTATGAGTTTGTACAATATTCCATACTTCATCAGATACAAGGGGATTATGCTTTCCATGTACGTCGGTGACATTGTATAGTAAATTAATGGTTTCACTGAATGACGGAGAAGTCTTTTTCTGATGATTACTGATGGCAATTCGTGCAGCCACAATTCCATAATCAGGATGTTTAGTAATCAGTTGTGCGCAGAGACGTGCAGCTTCATCATCAAGTGTACTTGTTTTTACACCATCATGAATGCGAGAGCATACTTTCTGGGCGATTTCAATTGCAGCAACATTTAGACCTTGGCACAGAGAATCAATTCTTTTTTGAACTTTATAGAGAGAAACATCTTCATATGTATTATCACGCTTTAGAACACGCATTTGAATTTTGCTTGTGCTTATAAGATAAAAATAAACTAATTCTTAAATTCATTTTTTAAGGGAGTGGTGATCCGGCGGCTGTGATTGGCGGGTTAGGGCATACACCGGTCCATGGAATACCGCATTGTTGTGCATAAGCACATCTTAATGCATTTGGAGCATTTGGGAAATTGATTTTATCTTCAGAAGCAAGTAAATTTGGATATACTACATCGCAATTTAATGTGCCGCCAGTTATAGTTGTAGTATTTCCCGAAGTAGTGGCAGTAGCGGCAGTACCCTTTCCATTTAAAGGAGCAAATGTTTGATAAAGAAATGAGGTTACGGGAGAATTAGCGGGTGTCAATGTCGAACCTAAAGATTTTGTATATCTACCCTTACCAAAAGTGTTTCCGGAATTTATAGTTTGTCCATAAACATTCGCCGATCCTCCTTTGGTAGCGTCGAGTGCAAAGATATGTTGGTCTGGTTTACAGCGATATTGCATTAAATAATTATTTTCCTGATTTACTCCATTCGCGGCTGTTAAATCACTTTCTGGTACTTTTTCTAATTTCCAGAAATCTGGGCATATATCTCCATCATATACATTTGCATTTGTTATTGATGGTTTAAATGTAGATATTTGTATGACTAATAATAATACTATAAATAACATTCCTCCGATTAATGTTGTTGTAAAAGGCATTAAATACCCGGATAATACCATTTTACCTTGTTCACTGAATATGGCAAGCAATAATAAGAATAATGCGAAAGTACCGTATACACAGCATACTGCAATCGATGATTTGAACCATTTGCCTCTGCTTTTAATATACTGTTTAGCAGTAGTATCTGTTATAGTTAATGTCGGATACGATGCTTTGACGCTGGCAACTTGATCTGCCATACTTTGGCTTGACATCTCTATCTCTCTGTTTTACACTAAGAAAACTTTCACATAAAATTTTTTAATTCTAATGTTTTGGTACCTCTTGTACTTAATAAAGGTGCTCTATCTAAAGGCATCGGTAATGTACTTGCATCCTTGCGATATGTTTCGTATTGATACAGATTACTTAAAACTTCTGGAACCGCACTATCAAGAACTCTCTGATTTAATGCACGTGTTTGACCGATGCAATCTGTGTCTAAGTTTTGGGAATATTGTAAATAAATAGAACGCATTATAATCTTTAATTCTTGATCACTCTGTCTTCCAATAGTATACTTTCTATTTGATTCAATGTATACTCTGTAACGAATAGCTTCTTGTAATGCATTAATATTTTGTGTGGAAAAGAATATTTCTGTTAAGTTATTTGATGTAATTTGTCCTTGTATAGCTTCTTTTGAATAATATGTATTATCAGTTTGCTTGGTCTTATAGCTTTCTATATCGAGTTTTGGCGAAGGTGATATAATATCTACGCGACCATTTAATTGACTTCCGTTATTTAATATGCCTACATATCCTGCTGTATCTAATGTCGCAAAATTTTGAGATAAATGGCTCATAGTGCTTAAACTATAATATCTTTCTAAATAAATTTGGATATAAAAATTTCACAAATTAACTATAGAACTCAACATGACTACATTTTTAAGAAATAATAAAATTGCATTTAACGAAAATGATAAATTAGATACACTGACTATACACTTCGATGCTTTATGTTTTAATATAGCATCTATCGTATCTGTACTTGCTTTGATAAATGATAATAAGATAAATGATAAAATTATAAGTGAAGTTAAGAAATATATTGACAAACAATGCGATAGAACAGGATCAAAAATGAAGAAGGGTGGGTCTATGCCATCCGATTATTATGGGTATACCAATTCAACATATACATATGCCAATGAAAATACCGGTACTATAACTGGTACAATAGATTTCGATAATGGAATACAGAGACCTTCTTTGGGGCCGCAAAGCGGTGGCGGCGCAACCACTGGTGGTTTTCCAGTTTTATATGATGAAAATATGAAAAACCGTGTAAAAGGTATTTTAATGAAGAACAAATTAAATTATAAAGAAAAACTAAATGATGTAATGACTATTATAAATGATAATTTACATTATCTAGTAAAAACTTTAAAGAAGAAACAGCCCATTACAAGTAAGAAATTAGAGAAATTATTTGAAAGTAAAAAGTATGCAGTATTTAATTAGAGATTCTGGATTCTTGATTCTGGAGTATGGATTGTGGATTCTGGATGAGTTATCGATGATTGATAAAAATTTTAAAAATAAAAATACTTAAAAAATTGATTTGTTAATATACTTTAGGATACAGTAAGGACTAAATATATATTTTTATGTCATCATCAATACAAAATTCGAATTTCGATGGTTTCGTATTTACTATTGATGGATTAATTGGTTCCGGAAAAAGTACTATTCTTGAATATCTCCACAAAAACCATGGTATTCCTATTGATGTGGAACCTGTTGAAAAATGGGTACCATATTTGAAAAGAATGTATGAAGAAAATACAGGTACATTTGAATTTCAAACACGTGTTTGGTTGGATAGATGTTGGATTCAGCCTAAAAAACACGTAAATATTATTATTGAAAGATCTCCGCTTTTTCAGAAATATGTATTTGTAGAGGCATCTGCTGTTAATAATACGTTAACAGAAAGTGAGCGAGGTATTCTCGATGAAATGTATGATAAATCTATGAATATGTGGAATCCGCGCGGATATATTTATTTACGTTCAGATCCGGATAAATGCGCAGAACGTATTAAAACTCGAGGGAGAAAATGCGAGGATGGCATATCTATTGATTATTTGCAGCAACTTCACGAATTACATGAAAAGGCATATATGATGGCATCGGCAAATCGTCTTCCGATAATATGCATAGATATTGAAGGGAAAAGTGTAGAAAAAGTAGCTACAGAAGTATGGACTGCTTTGCAGATTCTCGGAATACGTGTAAAGCCAAAATATCACCAACACCAACACACACACCCTAAAAACTAAGAAAAACGCGCAAGAAAAAGCGAGAACACGCAAAACTAAAACTAAAAACAAAGATAAAAACAAAAAAATGAAAGTATATAAAAATATTTTTCATAAATAAAAAATAAGATATGGAAAATAAGATACGTCGATCATTATCATATCCATTAGATAATACACATCCATGGTATTTACCAGTGACATCACCGGCTGCACCAGAAGAAAATAATATAAGAAAAAGACGAAGCAATGAATGGATTAATATAACTGATGTTGACATTAATCTAATGAGAATGAATTTACTATTTTCAAATGTATCTGAAAAACTGAGAAGAATTACAGAAAGACCTTCAGAAGAATTAGAAATTTCAAAAAAATGATTTATTTTTATTGATTTTAATTACATAGATTACATAGATTACATAAATTACATAAATTATATAAAATGGTGTCACTTGCATCAGGATCAGTAAAGAATACAAAGGATGAGTTAGAGAAAGTTTTGAGAGAAATTTCAGCGCTTGAAATTATAAGAAAGAAACTTCAAAAACAGCTACAAAATGAAGAAACAAAAAATAAACAATCAGGAACAAAAGTCCTCACACTTACTTTTCGTTCAGATTCTGCTTTTAAGGACCAATTATCTAAAAATGAGAATGGAACTATTAAATTATCTTGGAAAGGTCAAATGATATCACCATCATATGATAAAGATATGCTAAATAATTCTATGGAAAAACATATCTTTGTAAAGAAAGGATCTAAAAAAGATGGAATACAGAAATACTTGGACCGTGGGATAAAACGCAAGATTATCTATACATTGGTAAAGCAATTCTAATAGAAGAAATTGCGAAACGCGATGGACGATATGTATATCCAGTATATAATATAATTATTGAAAACAATACAAACGCGAATACAAATACAACTAAGAAGATTCCGCGGAAATTGACTGCAGCAGAAACTGTTCTTGCGAAAGCTAATAAAGCCTCTGTAAAAATGGAAAAACTTATGGAATTTAACTTTATGCCATTATCTAATAATGTCGGTACAGGACCAGTCTACTGCAATATGATAAATTAAAATTATAATTATAATTTTAATTTGAAGAATCCTTTCAATCTCGAAAAACAAAATGCGAAAATAAAAATATACAAAGATAGCTATATTTTGGAATAGATAATTTTTGTTTATTCTTTTATAAAACAATAAAAAATGAAAATGGTATAAAGGTATTCTTATTATTAACTATTAATATACTTCTTTACTAAGTCCAAACTAAGTCCAACGTCTCCTTGTGTATACAATGGAAAAGAAATATAAGAAACATCAATTACGTGATCATATTTATGAGATTCCGGGGACATATATTGGGTCTATTGAAAATACCACATTAGATACTTATGTATATAGTGATGAAACAAAGAAATTTTCGATACAAAATATTACATATGTTCCAGGATTATATAAGATATATGATGAAATTGTTGTAAATGCTCTTGACCAGATTACTCGGCTCAAGCAGGAAGAGGCAAAGAAAGAATTGGAGAACATTCGACATGTAAAGACTATAAAATTTACTATTGATAAGAAAAGTGGTATTATAGAAATCGAGAATGACGGTGATGGAATAGATATAGATGTTCTTCCAGACCAGGGTGGTATTTATATTCCTCAAATGATATTTGGCGAATTACTGACGTCGACAAATTACACTGATAAAGATGTTGAGAAACTGGTAGGGGGTGTAAATGGGTATGGTTCAAAGTTGACTAATATTTTCAGCCTTGAATTTACAGTGGAGACTGTTGATCATCGTCGAAAGAAAATATATACCCAAACATGGAAAGATAATATGAAAACTGTAGGAAAACCATCGGTAAAAGCATACTCAAAGGTTCCTTATACAAGAATCCGATTTCTTCCCGATTACAAGAGATTCGGTCTTGATTCTATGAGTGACGATATCTACAATCTTTTCTATAAGCGTGCTCTGGATGCTTGCGCAACGAGTGATCCGAGTGTTTCTGTATATTTCAACGGAACAAAGTTAGAAATTAAAAGTTTTGAGAAATATGCCGATTTATATCTTGGAGATAAGAAAGAAACCGCGCGTGTTTACGAGGCATGTGGAGAAAGATGGGAAGTTATTGCGGCTCCTAGTGCTTCTGCGCAATTTGAGCAAGTATCTTTCGTAAATGGCATTAATACTGTGAGAGGTGGAAAACACGTTGATTATATAAAAAATCAGATTTCAAAGGCATTAGCTGAGATGTCGGAAAGTAAAAAGAAGACAGTGAAACAGCAGCATATTGTCGATAATCTCTTTGTATTTGTAAAATGTCTTATAGTAAATCCGGCGTTTGATACTCAGACAAAGGAGGCTCTTACGACTCCTGTGAGTAAATTCGGGTCTAAATGTGAACTTGATAAGAAATTCATGACGGCACTTTACAAGAGTGGTATTATGGAGAAGGCGGTAAGTCTTACCGATTTTCATCAAGATAAAAAGGCATCAAAGACAGATGGTAAGAAGACATCTCGTATTACTGTTGATAAATTAGATGATGCAAATGATGCTGGTACAAAGAACAGTTCAAATTGTACTCTGATTCTAACAGAGGGAGATTCGGCGAAGGCTTTGGCGATTTCGGGACTTTCGGTTGTAGGTCGTGGAACATATGGAGTTTTCCCGCTTCGTGGAAAGGTGATGAATGTAAAAGACGCAACTGCAACGAAAATTGCGGAAAACAAAGAAATCACGGATATTAAGAAAATCGTAGGATTGCAAAACGGCAAGGTTTATACAGATGTTTCAGAACTGCGATATGGTCATATTATGATGATGTGTGATCAAGATACAGATGGAAGTCATATCAAAGGCTTAATTATGAATGTATTTCAGACATTGTGGCCATCGTTATATAAAATGGAGGGATTTCTAATTTCAATGCTTACTCCTATTATGAAAGCTACAAATGGTGAGAATGTTATGAGTTTCTATAATATGAATGATGCCCAGGTTTGGATTGAGAAACAGAAGAAGAAGGCAGATGGATTGAAGGGGTGGTCTTTCAAATATTACAAGGGACTTGGTACATCAACTTCTGCGGAGGCAAAAGAATATTTCAGGGAAATGAAGAAAACTGTGTATAAATATACTGGCAAAGAATCTGATGAAAGCATTGATTTAGCTTTTAATAAGAAACGTCCAGATGATCGCAAACGTTGGTTGATTAAATATGATCCATCAAATGTTCTCGATTATACAGAGAAAGATATTACATATGAGGATTTCGTGAATAAAGACCTCATTCATTATAGTAATCGTGATATTGAGCGTTCTATACCGCATGTATGTGATGGTCTAAAAGAGTCTACGCGTAAGATTCTATTTGCAGGATTCAAGCGTAAACTATTTAACAAGGAGATGAAGGTTGCCCAATTTGGTGCGTATACTGCAGAGAAATCGGCGTATCATCATGGGGAGACGTCACTGATGCAAGCGATTATTGGAATGGCACAGAATTACGTATGTTCAAATAATATAAATCTGTTTGTACCGAAGGGTCAGTTTGGTACACGTTTGAAGGGCGGTGCGGATCATTCTGCTCCACGTTATATTTTCACGAAATTGAGTGAATTATCTCAAGTTATTTTCCGAGTGGAGGATTTCAAGGTACTTGAATATAATTACGATGATGGTGAAAAGATAGAGCCGAAATATTACATTGGTGTCATTCCGATGGTTCTTATAAATGGTGCTGTAGGAATAGCTACAGGTTTCTCTACAAATTTGCCGTGTTATAATCCCACGGATGTAATTGACATTTGCCGTAAAATTGCAAATAACCTTGATAGTATAAAATTAGAAACAAAAGAATCTATGAAAGAAGCATATCAGGCTATAAATAAAACGCGAATTCCCGAATTGACTCCATGGTATCTCGGATTTACAGGGAAAATTGTGAAGAAAGAGAGGAAACCGAAGCGGCCTAAGAAATCTGGGGCTACAGAAAATGACGATACAGAATCAGTGGCAAGTGAAGAGTCAGTGACATCAGCGGAGGCTGCTTTCGAGAGTCAAGGTGTTTATAAATGGGTAAAGGATGATACTGTAGAAATTACAGAATTACCTATTGGAACATGGACCGATGATTATAAAGATTTCCTGACACAATGCGTTGTTAACAATAATCCTGTTCTAAAAGATTTCGAGAGTCATTATACTGATACGAATGTGAGATTTACATTGAAATTATATCCTGGTGTCCGTCCAGGAATTGAGATGAACTTTGACACAGAATTTAAACTGGTAAGTACAAAAAATATGAATATCAATAATATACATTTGTATAGTGAGAAGGGTGCTATAAAGAAATATGCGAATACGACAGAAATCTTCATTGATTTCGCGAAGGTACGCATATTAAAGTATTATGAGCGTAAGGAAGACCAATTGAAAACAATGCGTAAGAACTATGTAATCATTTCTGCGAAAGTGCGATTTATTAAGCAATATATTGAAGGTATAATTATTCTTGTTGGAAAGAAGATAGCACAAGTTGAAGAGCAATTGAAATCACTTAATTATCCGACGGCAATTGATGAGAAAGATACTGGCGAAGACGGTGAAGGAGGCGGTGGTGACGGTGGAGGCGATGGTGGTGGAGGCGGCGGTGGTGGAGGCCATGATAGCGGTAGCGGCGAAATAGTTATTGGTGAACAAATAATTATTCAGAAGGCGATACCAAGTTATGATTATTTGACTGATATGTCTTTGAAAACACTTACGGTAGAAAAGAAGACAGCACTTGAGAAACAAGAGAATAACATAAAAATGAAAATAGAAGAATTGGAGGCAAAGACGATATCTTCTATATGGCTTGATGAATTAAAAGAAGTCGAAAATGCCTGGAATATCTTCAAACAAGAAACAGATGCACTTTACACGAATGACAAGAAATCAGGCACACCAGGCGCATCAAGCGCACATGCCTCATCGGGTTCTAAGAAACGCGCAGTGGCAACGAAGAAATAGTGTGTAAGTGCGTAGTGCGTAGTGCGTAAGTATATATTTAATGTGTATACCATAATGCATATATAATTGACATTAAGATTGATGAAGTAAAACCCCATGTTATATCTCGCATCATAATATATCCAGACCATTTTTCTACAGATGCGTACATTGTAAAATTGTAAACTCCATATACAAGTGCTGCGTATAAAAATCCGCACCAAGCACCTATTGCGATAACATTACTTATTTGTTTTTTGCTATTGCCGCTAGAGCCGCTAGGGCCGAGAAGACTTTCTATTTTAGTGCCTATAAGAAAGTACCATCCAATTGCCATAAAGGTATATGCAGATAATGCACCAATTATTTTTCTATTTGTATTAATATTTTCGGATTTGGAATTTATTTGGTCAAATGTTTTATTGTATACATTTTGTGAATTATAGACATATATAAAATCTACAATAATAATTATAAAAACAAAAAGCAATCGTTTATTCATATATCTATCTCTATATAATGAGTAATATATAAATGAGTAATATATAATTAGTAATATATAGAAATGAGTATAGTTATTTTATCTTTTTCAACACTATATATAATAGAATATAAATAGAATGGATCAAAGTGGTTTTTATATTCATGATACTCAATCAAGAACCCGAAATACACTTGTAATAATATCGTTGGTCATATTATTTCTATGTTTATTATTTGGTTTGTATACGAATCCATCTGAATATAAATTATTTCAAAATAATGGAACAACGAATACAATTCAGAAAACAATAACCACTACAACCAAAAATATGATATTTGAGCCACCTACGCCAGAGGTTTTAAAACCTATAATAAATACAATTGAAAATACGGAAATAATTAATAAAACGACGAGTGAAATAAATTGGATACCTTTATTTGTTATTTTAACATGTATTTTACTTATGTTACTATGTGCATATCTGATATATTGCCTTTATAAATCAGATAAAAATCTGGATACTCAAGCAATAATCCAGGATGGACAACCAATTGTAAATCAAATAACAGATCCTTTAAATAATCCAAACGTTGTTATACAACCTATAATTGGCAATTTTACTGGAAATACGAGTAATACGAATTCTAATGTGAATGCGAATCCATCTATACCAAACACTTTCAATTATGTAAAAGATGTAGACATACCAGTAACTAACAATGATGGTATTGTTTTGACTGACCAAGATATTATATATCAAAATAGGAATATAACAAATGCGCCACTATATCAGAATAATAATTTAAATAATAATTTACAGGTAAAATCACACAATCCTGTAGAAGTATATGATAGATATTATGTAGAAAGAGGTAGTACATGTACATATCCTCTTATGGATATGGATAATGACATGGATAATTGTAATTGTAATAATTAATATACTATATATAATATAATGGAGGAAGGCAGCGGCAGTAGCGGAATGGCAACGGCTCAAGAAGTGATACCAGGCCCAAGTGGATTAGAAATAGCGTTATTAATATTAGCAATCGTTATCATAGTTGGTATAATTTCCGCAGTTATTTATATATATTATAAGAAGAATAAGAAACAAACGCAACAGGTATTAGCAAATACACCGCAATATGCAAATATTGGTTTAAACGGAGAATACTTGAGTAATCCTGTACCACAAGTCGCGAATTATAATGTTCAATATGGTGGCAGTGGTGGCAGTAGCAGCAGTGGCGGTGCAACATCTAACCCATCGACTCAAGCACAAGCAAGTAGTCAGATATCATGTACTTTCAGTGTTACATTTCCTTCACTTACTTTAGCTACTTTAGACCCAAATTTTGTTAGTAACTATAACACTTTGATTGCTAATATAACAGGTGTTCCTACAAGTGCTTTAGTTACATCTGCACCAGTTGTAGGACCTGCACCAAATAATACTGGAGTAACTGTTACAACAACTATTACAGATCCAAATGCCAGTCAAGTGAGTGATTTTAATAATTTATATACTGCTTTGCAGGTTCCAACAACAACATTTGCAACATTATTGCCAAGTAATCCGTCCGCTGGCTCTGCTGGCGGAGCGGCAGTAACTCCACAAGTGACGTATACATCCGGAATAGGTCCCAATGCAGTTATTAATTATAATTTTACAGTAACTTTTCCATCTGGAACACTAAGTGCAATTAATCAATCTACTTTTATTACTCAATATACAGCACTTATTGCTGGAATAACTGGAGTACCTGTTAGTTCAGTGACAGTAACTTTAACATCTGGAAGTATTATTGCAACCACAATTGTGTCTATATCACCAAATAAATTAACAGCAACAACAAATCCTTCGGTTATAACTTCATATAATAATCTTATTACAGCTCTCCAGAGTCCAACTACAACATTTGCACCTTTAGCTACGGCAATAACAACAACGAGTTTAAGTTCTCCTACATTAAGTAATACTAGTAACGTAATTACTATGGCGGCACCAGGTGCTGGTGCCGCTGCTGGTGGTGCTGCCGGTGGTGCTGGTGCTGCTGGTGGTGCTAGTGCTGCACAAGCCGCTGCTCATGAAGTTGTACCTCAATCAGCAATACTCGACGAATCTCCAGCAACTGTAGCCGCTGATACAGCTATAGTTTCTGCGACAAGTGCTGTGCCCCCAGTTTCTAAGAATACAGCGAATTCAAAAAAAGGTTTTGTAGCAGGAACCGGGGATCCGACTGCAGGAGTTAAAATTACAAATTTAAATGCATCATGGTATTATACGTGGGGTGCGGCTCCTCCATCACTTATAGGTCAACCACCGGGTATTAAATTTACGCCTATGATTTGGAATTTATTAAAAATATCAATTCCTGGTGCTACCGCAGGTACTATTGCTGCTGCACAGGCCGTTGTGGCTTCATTAATAAATCTCACTCAAGCTACGACTGAAAATATTATTTTAACATATAATGAACCTGATGGTATACATCCATCTGCGCAAGGTAATATGTTAGTTGGCGATGGAGTATCTTTTTGGCCAAATATTATTAATGCTACGGTTTCTACATATACAACTCCTCCACTTATTGGAAGTCCTGTTATGTATGGGGATACCGTTGCAGGAGATGGCGAGGCTCCTGGTGTTGGAACAAATAAAAATAATTTACCGCAACTTACTTCTGCACAATTAACGGCACAATTTCCTGCAGGAACAGCGCCAGGTACATATATTGTAAATATAAGTAATAGTACAACAACACCAAATAATGTAAATTTAAATCCGCTCATTTGGTTAGATAATTTCTTAATTCAAGTAGCGATTGATTACAAAACAAATCCAAGTAAATATACAAAGAGAGGACCATTCCCAGATTTTATATGTATACATTGGTATGGTAAACCAAATGCAACAACTCTTACAGGGTATTTAGCAAGCGTAAATGCAAAATATAACTTACCGATATGGATAACAGAATATTCTTGTGCGGATTGGACAGCAACATGTTGTAGTCCTGCAACTGCTCATACAGCTGGTTATGACTGGTCGTACCCAACGGATGCAACAGCAGGAACAGCAACAAATCCGTATAGCATTCCTACGAATACAACGGCATTATTTATGGAACAAACGGTAAATTGGATGAATTCCCAACCATATATACAAAGATATTCATGGAAAGAAAGATATTTACTTGTACCAAATACATTTAGTACAGTTCCGGCATCAATAACAAATACAACAAATCAATACTGTCCTGTATCAGGTGGATGTCCAACCGATGCATCTTCAAGTATTATAAGCACTGCTAATCCCGATTATATGGGTCAATCAGCATTATTTAATTCTTATGAACACTTTCCTACAGTGATGCCTCCGCTCACTCCACTTGGAAAATTATATTCCAGTTTGTAGAGATTGTAGAGATTGTAGAGATTGTAGAGATTGTCTAGTGAAATCATATATAACCATTTTCATTTTTAACTTTACATATTTTAATTTTTAATTTTAATTTTTAATTTTACATAATTTTTTTTTATTATAATTTCTATATAAAGATTTTCAACATTACAAATGTAGCTATGCCGTCACTCAATCTATCTATTAGACATCTTCCTGGGAATGCAGGAAATATACTTGATGCAAAGAGTTTGCCAGAGAACACTGTGGTATTAAATCCCAGTATAGCGCCTCCAATATTATATTTAAGAACTATTAAACATAATAAGAATGACGAACAGAATTCAGCTATTTTATATAATTTAGAAAAAAAGGAAACATATCATATTGATAGTCCGTGGGGAGACTTAAAACCGAATGTGAATTTATACAAAGGAATCGAGGATTTACGCATAACATGGTATAAGAATACATTATGGTTTGCTGGAACATGTACACATTGTAGTGATGATATGACAAGTGCTTTAGTTATTGGATATTTTAATAAAAATACTTCTAAAATTGAGAAAATTTCCAATGTTGATATTGGAAGTCTGCCAGTAAAGAATATGTCTCTCTATGTTTTTGAAGATAAATTATATATGTTAGATATATATCTTAAAACTATTTATGAAATTACAGAAGGTATTGACGAAAAAACAAAAAAGTTTTCTAAATTTGTAGCTACAAAATGCATGCCACTTATTTGTGGACAAGGAATAAGCATCGAAGGCTTACGTGGCTCTACAGCAGCTATCCATCTTCATGGAAATACTTTCGGTGTCATTATACACGACATTATTTTCAATGACCAGACGAGTCTCGTAACGCGTCTTTCATATTTACATTTATATATGGAATTTGATGCGAAACGCGGGATAGTTACATTTCTTTCGAGTCCATTCTGGATAGCAAATTGGGGAATAGAGTATTGCAGTGGGTTTACAATACATCCTGACAAAAATACTGTAGATTTATACCTTGGTGTAAATGACCAACAAGCGATATCATATAAGACGACATTGCATGACTTACGATGCGGCAAGTGAGAACCCGCCTTCAAGCGGCAAGCGAACCGCCTTCAAGCGGCAAGCGAACCGGGCGTCCATAAACCTTTATGTAAAAATGTAGCTATCTTTTCGATGCGAGTTCTGTGCATTTTTTTAATGGTTCTTTCTTTTATTTTTAAGAGAGGACGTGTGTCAATTTGTGGACATACTGGAAAAGCCATATTATTTTCAACAAGAAGACATTCAATTTCTTTCGTTATTTCTTTTGGATTTGATATATCAATATTATTTATTAATACAATATCTTCATTTTTATAATAATCCATTGCAATTGCATTTTCTGCTTCAGCTATTGTAATAATTCTACTAATTTTATTAATAGTATTTGTGTATCCATTTACATGACGAGATACTAATGAATTATATGTTTCTGATGAACTCGTCGGTACTGTAGTACTTACGGCTGTAGGTAATGTTAATGTAGGAATCGTCGGAATCGCAGGGAGTGCAGGGCATGTGCGCGTAAGAGGTACCTGCTGATTTACACTGTCAATGCTATTCATTGAATTAAATAGTATATGCGTATACATCTTTATATACTTTTATTTTGGCAAATTCATTTTGGCATATTTATTTGGCAAATTCATTTTGGCATATTTATTTTTTCTAAGGTATTTTTATTACATCGATCACGCTGGCCGCATTCATTGCGTCCGATTTTCAAAAAATGAACCTCACACCTTCTTCTCTAGAAATTACAAAGCAAAATAATGAGTCATTAGAATTATATCTAAATGCCGATAGGAGTATTTATATTTATAATATGAGTTCTCTTGCGAAATCATTTGCGATATGGACAAAACTGTTACCAGAAATTAAACCATATTATGCTATAAAATGTAATCCTGATAAAGAGATTATAAGAAAATTAGGAGAATTAGGCACTTATTTTGATTGTGCTTCACCGAATGAAGTAGAAACAATATTATCTTTAAATATTGATTCAAGTCGAATAATTTATGCAAATCCTTGCAAAACAAAAACCGATTTATTACATGTTAATAAAAGGAACATTCAAACAACAACATTTGACAATATTGCAGAGTTAGAAAAGATAGTTAAATACTCACCTCAGATGAATTTAATAATGAGAATATACGCTTCAGATGAATCTGCACAGTGTATTTTAAGTAATAAATATGGGTGTCATGAAGAAGACTGGGAGGAAATATTAAAAAGAGCGCGCGAATTAAATGCAAAACTCGTTGGTATTAGTTTTCATATAGGTTCTGGTGCATCAAATCCTGATGCATATATAAATGCATTGGCAAAAGCGCGGAAACTGTATAATTTAGCGAGATACATGAAAGAATATGACTTTCATCTCTCTATAATAGATATAGGTGGTGGATTTACTATAAATAATATTGATAGAATGAGTATAGCTATAAATAAAGGAATTGAGACTTATTTTCCTGACAAAAAACTGGAGGAATTTAAGTTTATTGCCGAACCGGGGAGATATTTTTCTGAAAATGTAGCTACATTTTTAGTGAAAATTATTGGGATGCGCGAAAGAAATGGCGCGCGAGAATATTATATTAATGATAGCATATATGGGTCTTTTAATTGTATTATGTATGACCATACACACATTGTAGAACCGCGAATTATTCGCTCTACTCCCGAAAAAGATAATGAATATTATGAAAAATTGCCACATAAAATAAGTACTATCTATGGAAATACATGTGACGGTGGAGATATTATAGTTAAAAATATATTATTACCAATATTAAATGTAGACGATTGGTTATTATGGAATAATTTTGGTGCATATACAATTTCAGCGGCATGTGATTTTAATGGAATAGAATTAACAAAACCGAATAAGATTTATATTCAATAAAAAATATAAAGAAAATATAATGATACCACTGCCACAACAAAGCGATTCTATACAATTACAACAGTTTATGCCAGGAAATCCAATGTTACCTCCTCCAGCAATTGCACAATCAATAAATAGAACCGCCGATGCAGCCGCAGCTGTAGATAGACAAGCAGGGCGTTTCTTCAGAATTGTAATATATTCAACAATTTTGTTTTTTATATTATCATATCCTGCAACGTATCGTGTTGTGAATCATATATATTTTCTAATAACTAATAAAAATAATGAAGTCATCGGCGAAGATGGTTGCATGACTCTAAAGGGAAATCTTGTACATTCGGGTGCATTTTTTATTTTAATGATGTACATTGTTTATAGATAAAATATTTCATTATTATAATAAACAATGTCAGAGTTAAACAAACCAAGATTTCCACGGAGACTGCCACGATTACCTGAAGAATATTTATCTAGAAATAGGAGAAACCCTGAATCTCCTAAACAACCACATATACCTGTCCCACCGACAAATCCTCGTCCAGCTTCTGCTCGTCCATCTGCATCACATAGGGGAAACCCTGAATCTTCTAAACAACCACATATACCTGTCCCACCGACAAATCCTCGTCCAGCTTCTGCTCGTCCATCTGCATCACGTAGGGGAAACCCTGAATCTTCTAAACAACCACATATACCTGTCCCACCGACAAATCCTCGTCCAGCTTCTGCTCGTCGTCGTCCAGCTTCTGTTCGTCCTCCATCGATCTCGCCCCCAAAACCACCCAGTCCACCGCATCTAGATGTGGAAGACCCAATACTTGCTGCATTACAAAAAAGTACTATAAAGGGTTCGAAAGGATATTTAAATTTATTAGCCGAATCTATGCATCGCGCAAGAGAGAAACCATTGAAAGGAGGTAGAAAGAAAAAGAATCGCAAAATGTAAAAAAATGAAACTTAATTTTATCATTAAATCAATAATGGAGTCCTCGTCAAAATTACTGGAATCTATAACATGCCCTGTATGTATAGATAAAGTTGGTGTATATGCACTCATTGAATGTGGACACAATCTATGCTCAGGATGTATTCGCGGAATACAGAATATTTCACGTCAAATAAAATGTCCTATATGTCGTGTAAAAGTTACAAAAAAACCGATTATATTTCGCCCACTTGCAGAGTACTTAGAAAGTGGTGTTGCATCTCAAATGGAAACATTCTTTAACACTCTCTTTAATGATAATGCAAATACCAATGCCAATGCGAATATCAATAATTTATTTGATTCTGATGGTCTATATGCTAGACCCAATACACGGATAATTAATAACAACAACCATGGAAATGTGGGCAACCTAGACAACCTAGACAATCTAGGCCAACAAATAAATATTGAACAATTACAGCTACAGGCTGAGTGTGAATATAATTATAATGATTGGGATATTTCTGAAGAGAATGTTATGTTGCATGAAATAGCACAATATACTGTAGGACGTACTATATATAGATTAACTTCAGAGAATTTCAGTTTTATTAAGAAGAATAGGGAGGCAAAAGCAATAGTTTTTAAAGATACTTTTAAAATTATTGAAAGATATAATCCTTTAAATAATCGTATAAATCATCGTCGTGTAATTCTTGTACTTGAAAATCTAAATATAATTGATAAAATTCATACAATTGAACGTATGATAACTGTTAAACTTCCTTCATATATATTGAGAAGCGAAATGCGAGGGCGAAATGGATATCAAAATACACTTGGTGTTTATACAGGACTGGCTGATATTGATATTCATCATTCAAATACAGGTATAATAACAAAACAGCTACAAATAGGCGCAAAATTTGTATGGTTTAAGAATAATATAATGGGAATTCGCTGGCACATATTACACGCTGAATAAACTAAAGTAAACAAGTAAAGTAAACAAGTAAAGTAAACAAGTAAAGTAAACAAGTAAAGTAAACAAAAATAAAATTTATTGATTTTTATAAAAAAATGAAATTTAAAAAATGTATTTTTGTAATTATACACATAAGGTATACAATGACTTCATCTTCTACGATTCAGCTGAAGTTCGAGAAATCTGATATTAATGATCAAATTGTTGGGACGCTTATTCCACCTACTGATGGTCCCAAGAAAAGTGTAAACATCATTATTTCGTATGACCGTTCTGGTTCAATGAATGCGGCAGCAAACACCAATGGTGATGAAATCACAAAGTATTATTCCAAGAATGATTTGGCAAAACATAGTATTTCAATTGTAGCGAATTCTCTTGGTGCAGACGATACTCTCGAGATTATTACATATGATTCGCTGATTGAAACAGTTTTGCCGAGGACTGCAATGAATGCTGATGGAAAGAAGAAAGCGATGGCATCAGTAAGCAAGATTGAGCCTCGTGGATGCACTGAACTTTGGAAAGGACTGAAGGCGGCCATGGATGCTGCAAACAAGACTTCTAAGGAACTCGGTGATGCCACTGTTGTCATGATTACTGATGGAGAACCTTCGAATTCTCCTGCAAATGGTGAAGTACAGAGCCTGAAGGATTATCGTATTGAAATGAAGAATACCTGCCGGCTTCATACTATCGGCATTGGATATGATATTAAAAGCAAACTGCTCGTCGATCTCACGAATGATGGACAATATGGCGGTTCTTTCATCTTTATTCCAGATGGAAGTATGATGATTACTTCCTGGGTAAATCTTCTTGCAAATGAGAAGAATATCATTGGAAAGAATATTACAGTTCAATCTATAAATGGAAAAACGAATTATCTTGGAACTATCAAGTATGGACAGAATAAGACTTTCTTGTGTGATTTTTCAGATTTCTCCAATATAAGTTCAATTAAATATGAATCTATGGATAACGGCATAGTAGATATTCCTGTTACAAAGTCTATTATTTACAACAATGAAAGTGTTGTTTCAGAAATTGTGCGAACAAATATTCTCAAATCTATGAATGATATGTTGAAATATGCTACTATTAATATTACAAAATGTCAGGAGATTCTTCGCGATTCTGTATCGCAAGCATATGAGATTATATCTGAACATCCAATTATCGAAGATATGACTGGAGAAATTGCTACAGGTTTCGAGTCGCAGCAGAGTATTAATCGATGGGGATTGCATTATATCAGGTCTCTCACTACTGCACATACGAATCGCGATTGCTTGAATTTCAAGGACCCTGGTCCAAAGATGTATGAATCTGTGGAGATTAAAAAGACTCGTGAAATAATTGATAAAATTGCAAATACTATTGAGATTCCTCAGCCATCACTGAAAATTACGGCGACAGCAGCAGCCGCATATTCTCCGCCAGTTTCGCAGAATCAGTTCTGGGAATCTTATAACAATGCACAGGGTGGCTGCTTTGGCGGCTACGGCACTGTTATGTTGCAAAATGAAACACTTGCGAACATCAAAGATTTGAAGAAAGGAGATGTTCTCGAGAATGGCGCAAAGATTGAGTGTGTTATAGTATTCCACGATTGTGACACAATAATAATTGATTATAATCTCGAAATTACTCCATGGCATCCGATTTATATGAATAATGAATGGATTTTTCCGAATAAATGCAAGATCCGTCGAACTTTGAAAAATCGGCTTGTATATAATTTCATTCTTGATTCAAAGCATATGATTAATATTAATGGTATTGACTGTTGTACACTGGGACATGGTTTCACTGGACCAGTTATTCAGCATGAGTTCTATGGAACGCAAAGGGTCATCGATGATTTGAAGAAATTCAATACATATACATTGGGTATTATTGATATGACAAAATCAAATGTGCTCTATGATTTCTCAGGAAATGAGATTATCGGATATAAAAATGACATTATCTGACAAACCGGAATCGAACCGGTGACCAAGAGATAACTCTTAGATGAGTGCGCACTATTATGGCACGCAGTAATAACTACTACAGTCTCACGCTCTACCAACTGAGCTATTGTCAGAACCGGGAAATTGTAAAATACTATTCCCATAATATATAAATAAATTATTTTTGGCGTTTAAGCCGCATTTTCACTTTGCGCGAGACATAGTTTAATCATACCAAGGTTAGCGACTTGATAGCATAATATGAGAGGATATGTATTTTTAATATATATTTCAACCACATTACTGAGATTCGTGCATTTTGTAAAAGTACTTAGATATTTTAGACTAAAGAGACCTTGTATAATTTCGTGTTCATTTTCTGCGTTTTTTGTGATTGAAATTGTGGTGTTCTTTTCGGTTCCGAGTATAGTATCTTGACTGCAGAAATCTCCTTTGCAACTGAAAGTGATTTGATTGCCTACATTACGAATTTCAATAAAATCTGCGAGATTGTGCATATCGCGAATAATTTTTTGGAAGTCAACGGAAGGCATTGTAATAACTGTTTGAAAATCTGCAGGAGGGATATTGATATTTAATACATTAATATCTAACATTGATAATTTATAGACAGTTTTCATATTTTTATCAGGATTTTCTATTTGAATACCTAAATGATTTTGGTCATTTCCTTCTACAAAGATGGTGAGAACGTCATTATTACTAATAGTTTTAATAAGTAAATGGAGTTTTAGCATATTAATGCCGACATATAATCGTTTTTCGCAATAATATTTCTCAAATCTATCGGCCTCTAATTTTAAATGAACGAGAACAACATGAGTATTATCGAGAGCTACAACTTTCATGCCAGTTTCGTCAAATTCAAGATTAACATCCATAAGTATTTCTTTCAGAGCATCTATGACTTGTTTAAAAGTCGATGCTTGAACAGTTTTAATTTCTAGGGTATTTTCAACATTTGTGGATGGAGGTATTGCTGCTGCCATAATAGGTTTAATAATGATAACTCAATATTCTTTAAATAAAAATAAAAGAAAAACACGAAATAAAAATCTTTTAATATATTATATATATTAATATTAATGAAGAAGGATATCAACGAATTATTTAATAATTTACGTTTAAGTAAATCGAAAGAAAAAGAATTGATTTTAAAAGAAATAATAGAATTTGCGCATACTAATAAAACAAATTACAAGAGAGTCATTGCAGAATTACAAGACAGTAAGAATAAAAATGCTTTTGCTAAGGTTAAAAATATATTAGATATGAAAATCGGCAGTGGCCGTTTTAGTAATACAACAGATATTGCTCTTATTAGTAAGAGAACTATTGATCGTGCTAATGCTAGTGCTCTTAAATTATCGAAATCTAGTGATCGTGCTAGTGCTAGTGCTCGTGCTCGTGCTCGTGCTCGTGCTAGTGCTAGTGCTCGTGTTAGTAATTTATTTAAGGGCAATAGAGTTGGTCCTGGCCCTCCTGATCCGGATACCCCCGAAAATATCATTGAAAATACGGTAGGACAAATGGTTTTGTCTATAAATAACGCACAAGCTCAAGTGGATGGTTGCAATAAATTAAACAATTTAATAATAAACTCTGATAATGATTTTGAAATTCGGAAAAATGTAGTAGATGCCGGTGGTATATATGTAGTGATTACTGCTATGAAAAAACATATTAATAATGTTAATGTCCAGCAATCTGGTTGCCGAGCACTGTATAGGATGGCATGGTTTATTTCAGAACCAGAGGAATATGCTTATACAACGTATATAATATTACATTTAGGTGGCAGGGAAGCAATATTACATGCTATGGAAAATTTCAAAGATGATACCCTTATGCAATTCGAGGGATGTAAGACATTGGGCATTATTTCGTATATTGGGGCTGATATAAATTCTATAAAAGCTGTAATAGCCGCAATGAATAATCATCCTGGTGATGCTAATATTCAAGAGTATGGCTGTGTGGCTTTGGGACCTATGAGTTCTAATTCCGGTAATTCCGCTAAGTCAGAAGAAGAATTAGATAATGACATACTAAACCAACAGGAAAAAGTAATGGAAGAGGGTGGCATTAAATCTATACTTAAAGCAATGAAGGCTTTTCAAAACAATGAGAATATTCAGTACTCTGGAATGGACTCGCTGATAGCAATTGCAAATAACAACGAATCTGCAAAGAAAGAAATACAGAAGAATAATGGTATTACTACTATATTGACAGCCATGGAAAAACATCTTAAAAATAATCGTATACAATATATAGGATTTAATATACTATTGACTCTTGGATATATAAATGGTTCTATATTAAACGAAATAATTAAAAAAAAAGGTATTAATGCTATTATAAATGGTATGAATAATAATAAGGATGATAATGAATATGATATGATGGTTCAATTAGAGGGAATTGATGTATTATATTATTTGGCAAACGGAAATTTAGAAGGAAATACTTATAATGTTATAGAAGAAATTAAGAATGCAGGTGGTGTTGAAGCAGTACAATATGTTATAGATAAATACAGGGATACCCCTAATCTAGATGATATAATTAGTGGTGTTACGGGAAAAGGCATAGAGTTGGCACAAGCGTTAGGTATAGTACAGGTGCCAAAGCCACCTATAGGAACCAGCACTGGTAAGATTAAAACGAGAAAGTACAGAACTGGTCGGCCCCCCACTGAGGAGGCCGATGCACGTTGGAAAAACAAAGGTCCCCCCGTCTATATCAAAGGTATTACTAATATACACAAGAAAGGTCCCAACATCTATATCAAAGGTATTAATGCTGGTGGGACCGAATCGTAAGCTAAAATTTCTTGATAAACTTATTAATTATATATCGCACGATTTTTTTGATAAACTTAAACAATCAAATACACTTACAATAACGATACTTATCTTGATGTTGCTGTTATAGTTAGTACTTTTCGTAATAGTACTATGGTATGGTAGCAGGAAAAATGAGAAAAAAAATGATTTTTAGAAAATAAATGAATATAAATGAAAATAAATGTGGTGTATCACTCTCTTTTGGGAAAAAGTGCGTTCATTTGTAAGAATTAGCGTTGACAGTAATGACAGTAATAAAGAATATATTATTTTAGAAGATGTTGTCATTGTTCATAAAGAAAATACAATAAATCAGAATCCAAGTATTACAGTTCTTCACGATGGTAAAACGCGCCCTTATTTTTATAGAAAGACACTATTTAAATATAGTAATATATCATTTATATTGATGACTGATGATTTTAACTATTATGAATTTCTAGATCCAGAATTTTATGAATATATAAAATGGAAAGATGAAGAAACCATCGTTATTAAATTAGACCGTTTCAAGATTAGACATTGTAATGAGAGATTTATCAGTATAAATATAAAAACAAAAATTATAACATGGGCCGATCTTTCACTATCTAACAATAAAAAATGGGATACTATACATGATCTGAGTCATGAAAAAATGAAAATAAGTACAACCCCATAATAAGAGGGGGCCGAAGAATGGGTGTTGCTATTCGAATAAAGAATAAATGGGATATTATAATTGAAAAAATAATTGAATTAATAGATTATATTGAAGATATGGAGCGCTTAGAGCGCTTAGAGCGCTTCAAGCGCTTCAAGCGTTTTAACACTTATTCTCTTGAGGAATAGGATTAACTTCTACCTTTCCTGAGTTTTTTGCGGAATTTTCTTTCATATATTTCTCCATTTCTGTATCAAATGAATCGCAAATATCTCTAAATTCGTCATATTTTGTTTTTGGCTTTTCGACGGGTTTTTCAATATTCCATAGAAGAGCAATAGATTCAATTAGATTATTATCGGTTTTTTCTAATGCATTCTTAGCATTTTCAAATGTCGCGTCTACTGGTGCATTTTGCAGAACATATTCAATATCAGCTACATTAATGAAGGCAGGTACCCCGGATTCTTTGGTGCCGACGATATTCATATCTTTACTCATATTGATAATATTAATACTAAACTTATATAACTAAATATATTTATTCTTATTTACGTAACTGTGAAATAATTTCATTTTTTGACATTTTACTCGTTCCTTTTATACCGCGTTTCTTGGCAGTTTCTACCAACTGATCTTTTGTGCGATTTTCTAAAGAATTTTTTGGTATTTTTTTCTTCTTTTTACCACCTCTATTCGAAGGAGGATCTCTCATTCTAGATTCCTTCTTCGAAAGAAATTTTAATCTTTCTTGTTGGTTTTTTGCCTCGGCTTGCTGTCTTTTTTCTTCTGCTATTTTCTTATTATGTTCTATAATTGCTTTTAAATTTTGTGAATTTAAATTAGCATAATTTAAATGACCGATATTATGTAAAAATCTATTTAATTGTAATTGTGATTTTACACCTTTGCACATTTAAAACGCCCATTAGTAGCTCTACAAATAATTTTTTGGTGGTCTAATTAATCATTAATTTTTGCAAGTCCTAATATAATATCTTTTGCTTTTTTTGTATTTTGTTTTATTTGTTCTTCTAAATTTTTATTATCGTTATCAATCTGTTCCATTTTATTAATAATTTCTTTTTGTTTTTCAATAGATGGAATAATTATTTTTAATTTTGCCAATGATTGTTTATTTAATGATCCTTGACCAAGTATTCCTGCTCCTTTTTGCTTAAAGTCATTTATTCTTAAATAATAATATAAATATTTATTTAATAATATATTTTTATTTTTTGTATTTATTCCAGCAATTGCTTCATTACTATACATAGGTGTTCCTACTATACCTGTTTTCCCAATACTTAATTTAAATGAGAATAATATTGTTCCAACATCAAATAGTTTCACACTACTATTTTTAACTGCTTCATCAGTAATTTTTTCTGTAGTATCATTAATAATACCTCCATTTAATTCTCTTACAGAAATCCATAAATTTGTTCCATTTTTATAATAATCTTCATTACTTCTGGATGGAGTTCCACCAATATTAAATGTACACACTTCTTCAAGTGTTTTTACTTCTATATCATCACTATATTCTTCTTCATTATATTCTTCTTCTTTCATATATTCTGCATAATTTAATACATATGAATTTGATGCTATTTTTTCAATTGGAACTTCAACTAGTAAATTCTTTATATCTTCATATGGATTAAAATCATAGAATTTTACTTTTGTTGTTTGATGAGTTTTTGTAAATTTATAATCTCTCCCAGTTTCTTTTGCTTTATTTGTTTTTGACAATTTAATTTTTGTATCTAATACTTCAGTTCCTTCTTTTTTCTTAATAAAATAGAATACACATGTTTTAATTGATGTATATGTAAATATACCTGATGGTAAATATATAATTTCTTTCAAATCACATGTTTTCATTAAATATTCTCTTATAGCTATTAAAGTTGTATTAGATTTACTAAATAAATCTTGTCCATCTGGTAATACTACCGCACATTTTCCATTTATTTTTAACATATATATTATTGCTTGTATAAATAATGATACTGCATTATCTGATTTGATTGGTATATATTCAGATTTTAATGGACTTTCAAAATCATCATATTTTAATCCTTTAATTCCAAATGGTGGATTAGCAAGAATATTATCAAACTTTCTTTCAATTGGTTTTCTTATACTATCTCCTCTTTCTAATTGTTCAAACATATGACCTGAAGAAATTAACATATTTGACACTGCTAATTGATAAGTATCTGGTTCAAGTTCTTTTCCGTATAGTCCTTCTGTTTTTATAAAATTCCAATCAGGAGTTATATTTTTTGTTTTTGCTTGTTCTAAAATATATTGTAAATATGTAATTAAAAATCCTCCTGTCCCCATCGTTGGATCGCCACAAGAATCTATTTTACCATCAAGATGTATTTGAGGATTAATTAATTTAACCATCATCTTTTTAATTAATGGTTGCGTAAAGAATTGACCAAGAACTTTACCAGTCATAATATCTTGAATAACTTCCTCATATGCATTTCCTAATATATCATAATCAGTATTTGATATATTTAATGAAACTAATTTAGTAATTAATTTTGTATATGTATTTTTATGTTGAATATCAAATGTCTTATCTTTCAAGAAAATATTTTTAGTAATAGGATGTACAGACAATATATCAGACCATAAATATTTCATATTAGTTGGAATATTATCTTCTTTTTCTTTTGATAAATTAGAAAAGCGAACTATTGAAAGTAATTTCTTCTTATGTTTATCAATTGCATTATCTTCAATATGTGAAAAATCATATTCATATTCATCAATATTTATTTCTGTTCCAAGATGTGGTTCAAGTAATTTTAGAATTAATAGATATGATAAATTTCTCAAAGCTTTTTCACCAGTTAAACCTTCATTATCTCTTAATATATTTAAACAATTTTTAAATACACTTATAAGCTGAGATTTAATATCACTTTTTTCTTCTTTTGTTTGAGCAAGTTGTTGCATTTCATTCAATGAGATGCAAGGAGATTTTTTATTTTTGTGTCTTGTAAAATCAATTTTTTGATTGAAAATTTTCTTGCATAAATCGCAAACATACTCTGCCATCGCTATATATACTATATAAGATATTATTCCTTTATATAAAATAAAATTCAATTTTTAGACATTTTATACAAAAAGTAAATTTTACTTTTGACTATATAAGACATTATATAAAGATATATTATAATATATTGATTATAATGGGTAAGGCATCATACATACAAAAATGTGTAGATACTTTTACATTTATAAAAAGTAAAAGTTATATAACTCGGAGATTTTATGATAAAGAAATTATTGAATTTATAGATAAAGCATTATCAAATGATATAATAAAAATAAATGAAAGAGTTAATCAATCTTTAATAAATTTGAAAAATGCATTTTCAAATGATAATGATTATAACAATAATTATGAGAATTATATAAATGATTTTCATTCATTAAGTGATAATCTAAATATAATTGCTGTTAAAGAATTTATAAATGAATTTATAACTATTAATGAATTAGATAATATAAATGATGATAATATAAGTATTAATACATTATCAACCGATAATTTGTGTTAAATAATAACACCTGATTTCTTTTTTGTAGATTTAATAGTAATAATATCTCTTAAATCTTTAATATTATAATATTCAACCCATAAACCATCTGGTGGAAATAATTTATCTATTTTTGATAATTCCGAGCTAATTAAAGATAATTCTAAATAATTTGTTTTTATTTCTGGATATTTTGTAATATATTCATTCACTTTTATTTTACATATTTCAAAAGTATAATAATCTTTTTGAATACCTAAATAATCTATCCAACCTTTGAATTGTCCTTTAAATATTATATCTGGTTCTGTTGATAATCTATTGTCTTTTTCACATAATTTATAATAATCTTCTTTATTTCTAATATTTTTCTCTATTATTATTTTTTTTGCTTTTTCATAAGTAATACCTAATGCAATTCTTCTAACTGTTTTTAATTTTAACTGTTTTGTTAATTCTTCATTATATTCACCTAAATCATCTATAATATTTTTTTTTTCTATCTGTTTTTTATTATCTTGTTTTTTAATTTCAATTTTTGATACTCTTATTTTTTGTTCAACAGTTTCATCTTCTAATCCCATTTGATATACAACTTCTCTAATTTTTTTCAAATCTGAATTATCATCTAACCAATCATTTTTATTTAATAATGGTAATATTATTTTGTTTTTTTTACTATTATCATTTATATTTTTTCTACTTGCTCGTAAAGCTGATTGAATAATACGAATATTAGAAGTCATATTTTCTGCAAATACAACACCATCTAATAATGGTAAATCCCACCCTTCGCCTAAACAATATACACATGATAATATTCCATATTTACTTTTTTGAAAATTATCAATAATTTTATTTTGTTCATTTACATTTATAGTACTGTCATAATTTGCTATTAATATATTTGCTATAACAAAGTAATTATTATCTATTAATAATTTAATAAATTTTATTATTTTTTTAGAATTTTCAGTATTATTTGAATATATTAGTAAATGATGTGAATGATTATCAAATATACTTTTAAGTGATGCAAATGCACTTAAAAATAAACGCTTATCATTATCATCAGTTATGTTAAATTTATCTAAATGTTCATCTAATTGTTCTTCATCTGTAATAATTGTTTGAATTATATAATCACATATAATATTATTATCAATCGCCCATAATAAACATTTTCTATCGATAATTTCACCGAAAAATTTAATATTATCATTTGAAATAATTATATCTTCATCTCTTAATTGTTGATTACAACTTTCTAAAACTTTTAATGTTGCTGTAAGTGATAATTGTTTATCAGATTCTATTTTTAACATATTAATATAAGTTTTTCTTTCCTTTTCATCAGGATTATTAGATGTTAAATGATGTACTTCGTCATTCAATTTCATATTAAATTTAAATTTAATTTTATTAGTTGCACTTAAAACTTTATGAGATGATGAATATGTTGTAATAATAATACATTTATTAGTATTATTTTGTAAAAAATCAATAATATCATTTTCATTTATACCGGATGAAACAATTAAATAATTAATATTTACAAATAAACTTAGTATAATTTTTTCCCATTGTTTTAATAATAATATATTAGGAACACCAATTATAATACAATTACAATTTAATTTTTGTGTAATCCATAATGATATTAATGTTTTACCAATACCACAAATGAGAACTAATAAACCTTTACTATTATTTTGAAAATGTATTAACGACTTATCAATAATAAGTTTTTGGTCATCTCGTGGTATATAATTAATAATTTTATTATTAGTTTTAAGTGCATGTATTAAAGATTTAACATTGATTTTTTTTATGGTATTTTTAATTCTATTTGGTCTTAATAGTTTATCAATTTCGGAAGGAGTTAATTTTTTATATTTTATTCTTTTTTCTTCAAAAAAAGGTTCAATTAGATATAATATATCTTGTTTGAAAAATTCAGTACCACCGTCATATTTATCATTTAAATGTTTGAACTCTATTTGCAATAATCTTTCTATAGTCTTTCGTTGATAATATGGAACTTCATAAACTACTTCAAAATATCCTCTTTTATGTTCTCCAGTAATATAACAAGAATCTCTATCAGGAATATTATGAGTTTCACCAACTTTACGATAATTTTGGTAAGACCAATGATTTCTAATATAAATATATCCTAGTTTGAAACAAGCCATTATCTATAATGTTTTATATTATATATAAAAATAAAATCAATTTTTATACTTTATCAATTAACTACCTATAGCTATTAATGGGCGTTTTAAATGTGCAAAGGTGTAATTCTTTTGATTGTGATCTTGATCTTGACATTCTTTATAATAATATAACACTTTTAATATAATACTTAAATTATTTATATAAATCTGCAATTTTATAAGCAAGTAATTCGTAAGGATGTTCGAGTGCAGTGTCATTTAATATGACATCCGTAATGTTATGGGGTTTATCAGAAGAATAGAGTGCCATCAGTTCTTTCCCATTTTTTTCATCAACATATACCCATTCATCTAAGTCTGGATTCGCCCGAATTCGCGGTATTCCATATCTTCTTTTAACACGGGTATATCGATTTTTTATAAGAAATTGATCTATATCTGCAGGATACATACGTTCATATATATGAATCTTTTCATGTATAAATGTTTTTATTAAATAATCAGGTGTCTCTGTAATATTATTAGAAACGAAAATTATATTACCACGTGTGTGAGGCAACCCATCTTCATAAACAGTCCCGTCTGTCATAGCAAAAATCCATGGTATATTTGCGATTTTGTTTCCGTCAATACTATCAATATTTGTAGTATGTGTAGTATGTATAGTATTAAAAAATGCATCAGCGGCAATTGTCGCTTTGCTAAATCGGTCTTTTTGTTCATTTGTAAAATTCATAGATGTATGAGCAGATGCAATTTTATAATCATCAGTTGAATCTATTTTTCTGGCAAAGAGGTCCCATTGAGATAAATCGTGTATATATGTATCGCCGTCTTCTAATATATAATTTTTAGTTTGTTCTGCGGTAAGAAAAGTGACTTTATTTGTATTTCTCTGGTAATTTAAGTCACTTATTTCTTGAGAAACAAAATTTTCACGTTTTATAAATCCATAGAAGTAATATAAAGTAATTATTAATGCAAATGTAATTATTATATTCTTCATATCTAATTATGGATAATCTAAAAATTTTCAGAGTTTTATAGGTACATCATGCTTAATGATATATTACTCTCAGATTTTTTGAGATATTTATTAACATGTTCAGATGTTATAGTAAATGGGAATGTATAATTATCACTCTCAGTATATCTCATCATATTTACCCAACTAATGAGTGCTTCAATGCCGCGTTTCAAATTACGAACGCCTTCTTCTTCTTTTACTTTAGATATGATTAGATTTAATACGTCTTCATTAAATATAATTTGGTCTTCGCCGATATTATATTCTTTTAATATTTGCGGTAAAAGATATCCTTTAGCGATTTTCAGTTTTTCATCAGGACTATATCCTTTCACATGAATAGTAATCATGCGGTCCTTGAGAATCGGATTAATTTTGGATTCATCATTGTAGCTAAATATTATAAGCGATTTAGAGAGATTTAAATCAACTTCACCGAAATATTTATCATTGAATTTCTCATTTTGTGTGCTATCTGTTAAGTGTGTAAGTATACCTATAATTTCGTCACCACGATGTGTTGTTGATACTTTATCAAGTTCATCAAAGAATATTACAGGATTCATACATTGTGTTTTCATAAGTACTTCAGCGATCTTGCCATATGTAGAACCTTCATATGTGAAACTGTGTCCATCAAGAAACGAACCATCAGTTGCTCCACCAAGTGCAATAAATCCGAAAGGAAGACCGAGTGCCTTGCAAACTCCTTCCTTTACTAAACTCGTATTATGAGTTACAATAAAGTTACCTAATACAAATCTACCATTCCCATCGAGTTCAAATCCATAATAATTATCTTCCGTAAGTTCTTTAACATTTATAGAACTTACTAATGGATTTTTACTATGCCTTTTCTCATGCGTTTTTTTGCGATTCGACAAATTAGACAAAGTAGAGATTTTATCAATATCTGCACCTACGCATGCACCTACGCCTGTACAGGCACTATTAATTATCATTTTCCCTGCTTCTCCAGTTTTATAACAAGACAATCCAAGGGATCTTGATAAATATATTATATCATCTAATAATTTTTCATTATCATATGCAAGTGTGTCACTATTACTATCAAGGATTCCTGCCAATAATTTTAATCTATTTTCTCTTGAATTATATTTATAATCATCAGGAATATGTTTATTATTCATTAAATTATATTTAGTTAATACTCCATCAGGCCCTCCATCGGTCTCTTTATTTGTTTTGTCACCGCTACCGAGCCAAATACCGAGCATATATGGGTCAATTTCTAGAGTTTTCTCAGTAAATTCAATTGGTACTTTATATCCTTTTAATGCTTGTTTTTGAGATTTTGGTAATTTTAAATAATCTTTAACGGATATATCAATAATATCTGATTGTTTTGATAGAATTTTTTCACATTCTTTATAGACATCTTCTTTCGTTTTATCTTTATAAGAAAAATGTTTTTTTACAATTTTTTCACCATTATATTGTGATAATATATATGCGTTTTTATTTTTTCTATCATATATTTTATTATGACCAGTATATTTTAAAGATAATATATGTTCGCTATTTACAGTATATTTATCTCCTTGAGCATTTGATATTTCATACATTGTATCTTTACCTCTTCCAAGACCTAATACAGTTCTTGGCGATGAATCATCACCCATTAATAAATCACCTTCTTCAATATCTTGAACTTGTTTTATTTTTCCATTATACATAATAATTTCCGTTCCATATGCTAAACATTTGCCTGTACCCATTGCACCTTGGATACCAATGCAGTGTCCTTGAGAAGTTGGATTAGAAATCCATTGAGCCATAATTCTCATAATTTGGTCTTTTGCTTCAAAATGCCCATATACGGTTTGGTCCATTTTTTCACGCGTATTTTTTAAAAAATCACTGCATTTTTCAATAGTATCTGATGGTTTAATAGGGAGAGGATTTATTTTCCCAAAAGGGATGCGCGATATAGCACCCAACCAATTGCGAAGTTTAAAGTATTCTCCAGAACTTTCGCTCATATTATTAAATTGGTCAATCTTTGCAATAAGGAGATTTTTGGTAGGCATATCCATGTCAGTATCGATAAGTTTAAAGCGCATGGGTATTTTTCCAGATGTATTGCTTTCGCGCACTTTCTTAAATTGTTCCATAATTCGAGTTCTCTCAGATTTCTCAAGTTTATCCCAATAGGATTGTTCTTCGTGACTAAATGAATCTTCTAATTCTTCAGCGGTACACCCGCAATCTTTGTGTTTTCTTTTCTTGTTTCTCATAGATTGCGGCATATTCCCTCCAATAACAACAACTACATTTCCTTGTTGTCCACGACCACGTGATTTTTTACCTTTACTTTTATATTCTGGCATAATTATATCTTCATCGTCGGCGTCTTCATCGGCGTCATCATCGGCGTCTTCATCGGCGTCTTCATCGTCATCATCATCATCATCATCATCATCATCTTCTTCATCATCTTCTTCATCGTATTCATCATACTCATCATAATCGTCGTATTCATTATCATATTCTTCTCCATTGTAATCTGGGTCATCTGCGTCCTCAGGGTCCTCAGGGTCCTCGGCATCTTCAGCGTCCTCGGCATCTTCAGCGTCCTCGGCATCTTCAGCGTCAGGATCAGCAGGTTCTTTCTCGGCATCCTCGGGTTCTTTCTCAAGTTTTTCTTCATCTCCTTCTGAATCTGACGATGATGATGATGAATCGGGAGGTGATGGAATATATGTTTTTTTCCCTTTGGGTTTGTTTTCTGAACGTAACTTCATAGGGTGCTTATTATTATTCTTCATCCGAACCATACTATTATATTATATACATACCATTCATTTTTTTAAGTGGAAAATAAAAAATGATTTCTGCATATATTTTCACAGTATATCCTTATATAAAAAGAAAAAAAGAAAAAGCATATAAAGAGCATTATAATTATATAATCTACGTGTAAAGAAGGGGCATACTTGTAGTATGTCTATATATAAACAGTTATCATATAATCAGAGAATTGATGTTGTGAAAAGGGTTCAATTCAGTGTTCTTGGCACTGAAGAAATATTGCAAAGGTCCGTAGTTGAAGTAACAAAAACAGATACATATTCTGGAAATGAACCAGTTATTAGTGGATTATTTGATCCGCGCATGGGAACACTTGAACATAACAGAAATTGCAGTACATGTGAACAAAAGAATTTATTTTGCCCGGGACATTTCGGGCATATTAAATTGGCAATGCCTGTATTTCACCCAATGTTCTTTGATATGATTCGAAAATTACTAAAATGCATATGTTTTAGATGCTCAAGACCATTTGCATCAATGAGATCATCAACTGTATTTCGGAATGAAATTTTACGTATTAAAACAATTAAAAATCCAAAAAAGAGATGGGATGCATTTGTGCTTCTATGTTCTAATCCAAAAATTAACAAGAGATGCGGAGATGATTGTACTGAAGAACAGACGGATATAGAAAGTGGATGTCGTGCAAAACAGCCTACTCGATATTTGAAAGAGTCTCCTATGAAAATCATTGCTGAATGGAAAACTGCGGAAGAAACAGTAAATAAAGAAATGTCACCGAGTGAAATCCTGAAAATATTCCAACGTATTACTGACGAAGATATTGAACTCATGGGATTTCACGTACGATGGAATAAACCAGAATGGATGATATGTACAGTATTGCCTGTGCCACCTCCTGCGGTTCGGCCAAGTATTATTGAAGATAATGGACAACGTCGCGAAGATGATTTAACACATAAATTAAGTGATATTTTGAAATATAATAATCAATTGCAATCTAAAATTGATAGTGGAAAAGGCACAGAGGATCAGTTGCGAGTTCTAATCAATTTAATTCAATATCATATAGCTACATTTATGGATAATACTATACCTGGTTTGCCTGTTGCACAACAACGTAATGGGCGTAAATTGAAATCAGTCGCTGATCGTCTTAAGAAGAAGGAGGGACGTATTCGCGGTAATCTGAATGGTAAACGTGTAGATCAATCTGCGCGTTCAGTGATTACGCCAGATCCTTATATTAGTTTGGACGAATTGGGTGTTCCATTCAGAATTGCGATGAATATAACATTTCCCGAGATCACAAATGAATATAATATAGCGGAATTGAAGGCATTGATTTTAAATGGTCCGGATGAGTGGCCGGGTGCGAAATATGTGAGACTTATCGATGATGGAATAACTATAACACTGAAATATGCTGACCGTGATAAAATCGCGAATAATTTGAAATACGGCGATATTGTTGACAGACATTTGAGAGATAATGATTATATTCTATTTAATCGTCAACCATCTCTTCATAAAATGAGTATGATGTGTCATAAAGTAAAAATTATGCCATATCAAACATTTCGCTTACCCGTACTAGTCACAAACGGGTACAATGCTGATAGAAAAATCGCACTATAATGGTGTGTGTCGATGTCAGCAACAGGCGACTGCTTAATAGGTTGGTAAGAAAACCTATTAGGGGAAACAGTGTAATCTTACCCTTGATATAATCGTCTAGTATAAAGTGTTAGTAAAATGCTTTATGCGAGATCCCCAAATTGCGGGAAACCCCTAACTTAAATAAGACAGACGAAACAACACCGTCTGGAGCTTCAACTACCAAGGCATAGATGGAAACACTATGCTGGCTCTGGAGAAAAATCAGAGGTACGCTTTGTTGTGAAATGCAATTGAGCACGGTAAAAATGTTGAAGATTGGGCAATCCGCAGCCAAGCTCCTAAATCCGTTATGAAAAAGCGATAGGATATGGAGAAGGTTCAGAGACTAGATGAGGATCGGTAACTAATGATGGTCTAATCAGCCAGAAGTTGCTTAAGGTATAGTCCGCCCTCTTGGGAAACCATGAGGATCCCGGCGTTCGACGGGGATGAAATGAATTTATTTGCATCACAAAATGTACAAACAATGAATGAATTAATAGATCTTGCAGCAGTTCCATATATGATTATAGCACCAAGAGATGGTAAACCAATTCTTGAAGTCGTTCAAGATACTATGTTGGGCTCTTTCAGAATTACAAAAGAATGGACACGAATCCATGATAAAACAATGGCGAATTTACAGATGGTAAATAGTTATTTTAATGGAAAATTACCAATTGCAGGCGACGAAGAAACAGGATTTTTTACAGGAAAACAGGCATATTCTCAAATTCTACCACCACATCTTTTTATTGAAATGAAAAATAAGGCTGGTGATAAATTTCAAATAACAAATAGTAAAATAACTGGAAAAGGGTGTATTGATAAAACAGTTTTTCATGCACTGAGTAAAGGACTCATACCAATTTTATATCACGATTATAGTCCTTTTGAAGTACGCAGATTGCTTGATAATACACAAAGACTCATATGTAGATGGCTAACAACAGCGGGATTCAGTGTTGGTATAAGTGACTTGGTTACTGATAAAACTACAAGTAAGAAATTAAAAGAGACTATTTCACAATACAAAGCAAAGGCATATTTGAAAGTACAAGAAGTTCTGAAAGGAAATATGGAAAACAAGAGTATTTTCAGTAATGAAGATTTCTTTGAAAGAGAAATTCTAAATGTTCTTAACGAATTAACGAATAAAGTTGGAAAGATTGGTCTTGAAGATATTGGTGAAAGAACAAATCGCATGATAAATATGGTTAAATCGGGCTCTAAAGGTAAAGAAACCAATGTTGCTCAAATTATTGCTTGTGTTGGTCAACAGAATGTCGATGGCAAACGTGTTGCCTATGGATTTACAGACCGCACACTTCCTCATTTTACAAAATACGACGATGGCCCAGATGCACGTGGATTTGTAGAGAATTCTTTCATTAGTGGACTTTCTCCACAAGAAGTATTCTTTCATGCTATGGGTGGTCGTGAAGGACTTATTGATTAATTGCTGGTCAATAACAGGGAGCGTTAAAAGCGTGTTACTCCCTAGTACGAGGTTTTTAAATCTCGTGCAACACTATTGGTTGCGGGAACACCCTTAGAGCTTTATCTACCACTTGATATATGAAAATATATCAAGGAACACGGTTAATTGCCGTACCCAAAGGTAATAAGGATAAAGATTGGGCAATCCGCAGTAGAATACCTAAACTCGTTATGATAAGAGTATGGTATCTATTCAGAGATCGGTAAATAGTGGGTCAGAGCGAACTAATCATTCGCAGTGATGGCTTAAGGTACGATCCGGCTTCTAGTGAAAACTAGAAGACTAACCGACAGCGGTTAAAAGTGTCATTCGTGACACGGCGATCATTATAATAGAAGATGGTGTTTCTAAGGATGTAATGATCGGAGATTGGATAGATTCACATTTAGATAATCCTGAAAATAAAGCAGATGTTAAACATTACGAAGATCGACAAATGGAATTATTAAATCTTAAAACAAAAGTATATATTCCAACTGCCGATGAAAAAGGGAATGTATCATGGGGTGAATTAACAGCGGTAACACGGCATGATCCTGGGAATGAATTATATGAAATAACAACACTAGGAGGACGTAAAATTACAGTAACAGAATCAAAATCAATGATTATATGGGATAGTGGAAAAAAAGAATTTCATGAAAAACCAACATCTGAAGTAAAACTTGGTGATTTTACACCAGTTGCTGCAGAAATACTTGACCCACCTATAATTGTAAATGAGGTTGATATGAGTATATATTTCCCAAAGAATCAATATATTCATGGTACAGAATTTTTGAAAGCAGACAAATTAATGAAAGAAGTAATGGAAGAACAAAATGCAAAGTCAAAAAATAATTATGCACAAATCCCACGCGGTTGGTGGGATAAAACTAATGGAAGAGCTTTTACACTACCATATCCTGATAAAGCTAAATTGCAAAGAGCTGTATCTGGAAGATGTGATTTACAAAATATTAAAGAAGGAGTTATATATCCATATCATGCATCGCGTCAAACTTCTTGGCTACCTGATAAATTTAAATTAGATTATGATAATGGTATTTTTATAGGATTGTTTTTAGCAGATGGGAATGCAGCAATTGTGGAAGGTCACGTAACAATTACGAAAAAAGATGAAAATGTAAAACAGTTTATTAAGAATTGGTTTGATAAATTTAATATTAAGCATGTTGAAAGAACTGATAAAAAAATATCTAAAAATGGAAAAGTTGAAGGAACTACAACAATAGTAAGTGGTTATACAACATTATTTGCTGTATTTTTACATAAAATTGTAGGACATATGGCACAAAATAAATATGTACCTGACTTTGCTTATAATGCAAATAATGAGTTTGTAAATGGACTTATAACAGGATATTTTTCGGGTGATGGGTATGTAAGACAAGATGGTTCAATATATGTTAGTTCTTGTTCGAGAAAATTAATTGAAGGTATTTCATTCTTATGTAATCGGTTAGGAATATTTGGAAAACTTAGTACAACAAAAAAGCAATCAAATAATTTAGAAACTGAAAATATTCTTCCAATGCATCACTTAGCAATTCGTGCACAGTGGGCTAAAAAATTTGCAGAACAGATTAATTTATTAGTTCATGAAAAAAATGAAAGACTTACAACATTGAAAAATAATAAACATCAAATTTTTCAAGATTATAATAATGTAGTCTTAGATGAAATTATAGAAATTACAAAAATTGGAATCGAACAACACCCAAAAGTGTATGATGTTACAGTTCCATCAACACTCACATTTATTGTCCGAAACGGGGTAGATAGCTATGATACCAGTGAAACTGGATATATACAAAGACGACTTGTGAAGGCGATGGAGGACAATAAAATATATTATGACCAAACGGTCAGAAATGCAACTGGTGCAATTGTACAATATCTTTATGGTGAAGACGGTATGGATGGGACAAAAATAGAAAACCAGTATATTCCTTATATTTCAATGAATCTTATTGAAATGGATGTCGCTTATAATATTCGTCCCGAGGATCCACTTGATCTTCATATGACTTCTGAAGCTATTGAGGAAATGCGTAAAGATCCGTCATGGATGGATAAATCTAAGGAATATTTCAATAATATCATTGAGGATCGTATATATTTAATTACAAAGATTTTCAAAGGTGAAGATAATAATAAAATTCAGTATCCTATTCCGTTTGAACGTATTATAGGAAATGCTATTAAGCGTCTTAATATAGTAACAAAGAAATCTGAAGTAAAGAGTGTAGATATAAATGGAATAGTTCCAACAGATTTAACGCCAGGACATATATATAATACGATAGATACTTTAATAAATAAAATGAAGATTACACAAAAAGACCAGGGTATTCGATTCTTGCAGATTCTTCTGAGATGCTATCTATCGCCAAAGACTCTGATATTTGAGCATCATATGCCACTCACACTATTTAATTATGTAATATCTGAGATTGAAAAGGCTTTTATACAATCTATTGCACATGCTGGTGAAATGGTGGGAATTATTGCAGCACAAAGTATTGGTGAACTCTCTACACAGCAAAGTGTAACTGGCGATACACTTGTAAAAATAATGCATAAAAATTCAAAATCAGATGATATATTATATAGTGGAGAAATCGGAAAATTCATTGATAAATTGTTGCAAGATAATCCAAAACGTGTGAAGATTTGTTCAGGATCTCGATCAGAATCCCAATATGAATCTGTCGTGCTCGATTTGCTTCCATCTATTGAAAATTACAGTATTGTAAGTTTAACTCACGATGAGAAATTGAAATGGTCGCGCATATCTCAAATTTCAAGACATCCTGTAAATGGAAATCTTATAAAAATAACGACACGTAGTGGAAGACAGGTTACAGCAACACTTGCGCATTCTTTCTTGATGCGTAGTTGTTATGGTATATATCCGATTAAAGGGTCTCTGTTGAAGATTGGTGATAGAATCCCTGTAGCTAAATTTACTCCTGATACACACAATTTTCCATATTCGCAAGAACTCGCTGAATATAAATTCTCTTTACCAGAACCAGAAGATATTATACCAAATGTTCATGAGATTATTTCAACAATGCGGTCTTCTCTTGTAAAAGAAGAAGAAGTATATACTCGTCAAAATTTGGTAGAAATCATTCATTGTGCGAAAAATAAAACAGATAACAAGATATTAATTAAACTTCTGCAACAAGGTATTGATAGTGATGTGATATATGATGAAATTATTTCTATTGAAACAATTGAAGAAGATAAGAGCGCCCAATCTAAACAATATGTATATGATTTCACGGTTCCTGGTAATGAGAGTTTTATGGTAAATAATGGAATAATGGTGCATAATACTCTTGATTCTTTCCATAGTTCAGGTACTGCTGCAGCAGTAAAAGCAACGAGTGGTGTACCCCGTCTAAAGGAGTTATTGAGTGTAAGTAAAAATATCAAGACACCTACACTCGTTATTTATATGAAACCGGATATTTCTGTGGTAGTGAATCCATTGGAAAACGATGATGGAAAAGTGGTTGATAGCAGAGTTCAAGATAGTAAAGAGCGAAGCATGAAGATTATGAAACAAATAGAAATAACATGTTTATCTGATATTCTAGATAATACTGAAATTTACTGGGATCCTCCTGGTAATAATGGATTGCATACAGGACTCACTGAAGATAATGCAATTCTCGATATTTACCGTGCATTTTCAAATATAGAATGTCAGAAAAATCGCAGTCAAAGTCCATGGGTTCTGCGTATGAAATTGAATAAAATTAAGATGTATCGCATTGGAATTACAATGCTTGATATTTATACAAAAATAAACACAATGTATAATCAAAGTATAGATTGTATATTTAGTGATGATAATGCAGAAGAATTAATATTCCGTATTCGTTTAACTAAAGAAGTATTAAAAGATATTGACCCTGACGATGCAATTGCTGCATTGAAGGCTATGGAATATAATTTAACACATAATGTTCTATTAAAAGGATTGAAGGGAATTAAGAAGGTATCTATGCGCGAAAAGGTTCGCAAACAATACAATGAAGAAAATGATGTATTTGAAAAAGTAAGTGAATGGATACTTGACACAGATGGTACAAATCTAATAGAGATACTTGCAAATACAAATATAGATGCAGAGAGAACAAGAAGTAACGATATATATGAAATATTACAGGTACTTGGTATTGAGGCGGCAAGAAACGCACTCTATCAAGAATTTATGGAAGTGACAGGTGAAGGTGCTATTAATTATCGTCATATGTCACTTCTATTAGATACAATGACAAATCGCGGAACACTTATGTCGGTTGACAGACACGGTATTAATCGCGGAGATGTTGGTCCACTTGCAAAGTGTTCATTTGAAGAAACTACGGATATGTTGATTAATGCCAGTATTTTCAGCGAATTAGATAATATAAATGGTGTATCTGCAAATATTATGCTTGGACAATTGCCACCTTGTGGAACTGGTGATCATGAAGTACTTATAGATGAAAAAATGTATATGGATTTATTGAAAGAAAATGGTACAAAAAAGATTAAGGGTATAACACAAACACATCCTGCAGTTCATACTGATATACCAACCATATATGATGAAAAACCTTCATGTACGATAGATAATATAGCATTGAAATTTAATATGCCTTCAAAGAAAACAAAAAAGAAACTCCCTGCACCAAATGTTACATTTGTGTAAAATTGTATCCTCATCATATTATTTTCTATAACTTTTCTATAACTTTTCTATAACTTTTCTATAATTTTTAACATTACATTTGTAGCTATATTTTCTGTAAGTGGTAATCAATTATTGTTTCTATATCTTTGGGGATTTCATTTACAATAAATCCTTTTGTTGGATTAATAATAGCTGAATATTCAATATATTTCTGTGTTTTTACTTTTTGTCTATATAATAGTATTATTGGTCGTGATTTTATCATTTTACTATCACCATGATAATAATAGCTAGATATATGGAGATCATTTATTTCATTCCTTTTTCCTACATCTTTTCCTTCACCATATTCAAGACGTTTAATAACTAAAATGTTTATATTCATTAATTTTGCGAAAATATAAAAGTCAATGTCGGTTGTCCAAAGAGTCTGCTTTTTATTTACATTTTCCCATTTTAATAATCTGTCTTTTTTATCATTATCAATCAATTCAGATTTCCATAAATCATCAAAAGTTTTATATTTTTTACGTAATTCTCTATTCCATACACGTAACATTCCCGGGTCATCAAATATTTTACTTAATTTAACACGGTCATCTAATAATCCACTTATTAATTTAAATCTTAATTCAATAATTTCATTATAATTGAATGGGACATATAGTTTTTTAGCAATATATTTCATTAATTCTGGAACATATTCTATTACATATTCTTTTGCATTATATATATTATAACTATTAAAATCAAAGTTCTTAAACTTATTCCATTTATTAGGAAGTTTTTCTAAAACAACAAGGTCTTTCTTAAGCATATCGGGGAGTGCTATTTTTCTTTCTTCAATAGCATCAATATTTTCAACGTTCCCTTTTAAATTCATTCTATCTTTTACAGTATATTCGTTCTCATAATTTAATACAACAGGATTTATTCCATTATCAATAGCTAATTGCGAAAATACCCATTCTTTACCGTTTCCACTATCTTTTACATCATAACTTGTATATATTGAAACTTTCTTCTCTATATTAATAAGATTTATCCATTGTAAAATGGCATCTTTTCCGTCTCCTAGTGGCATTTCCTCCAGTGTTTTTTGGACAATATGTTTTTGTGGTATACTTTTATATGTATTCTTTAAAATACCGATTCTTTCTTTTTTTGTTTTAGTTAATAATGGAATAACGAGTGATTCATAATGAGTTAATATATCACGACCAATATGTTTCTGTATTTGATACCATCTACTTGAATGACCTTCCAAAACATCATGAGCATCTACTATTTTATTATCAGAAGCACTTGTTAGATATATTGTAGGAATAATATGTGGATTTCTCTGTGGTATCACAAGAGTACTTGTAAAAAGATTTCCACCAGTTTTGCTTTTATCTGTTTCTATACCAAGAATAACACCTAATCCGATTTCTTTTATTTTACTAAGAAATGCTTGCAAATCTGTTTTGAATACTTTATCTATAGTATATTTCTTACCATATATATCTTCTAAATATATCAAATGTTTAATGCTTAATATATCAAATAATATAGGTAATATAGTTATAGGATATCCATTTGATGGCAATGTAATAACTATATTCGATTTAGTAATAAATCCGTAGATTCTCATATCTGGTCTGATTATAATAGTCTCAATTTTGAAAGAACTTGGTGAATTTAATGTACCTAATTCTTTATCATAATCGATCCATGTAATTAAGTTTCTAATAATTTCAATATATGTAATAATAGGATCTTTTACGGGACATTTATTAATAAGTTCTTTCATTGGTTCAAATGTATCAATATCAAATGTAGCTATACTTGAACTATCTTTGCCTGATTTCTTAAGTTCAAGTGGTTCATAATAATCGTTATCTTCAATTATTAAACCTAATTTCAATTTCTTTGCAGTAGTCATATATAATAATTCTGATAAATTGGAATACATAGGACATTGTACAATTGCAGAGTCAGCTCCGTTTTTCTTAAATATTACAATCTGGATATTATGTGTTTTCACGAGTACATTGATTAAATGAATAGGATTTTTAGCTACAGATGAACTACTTTTTAAATAATTTATAAAATTTACGTAGGCTTTATAAATTGCGAGTTCCCGTGACAATTTATAATCAGATGAATAATCAATGAAAGACTTGTATTTGGCATTTATTGCCGCTTGCGATGACGCTTGCGATGCCGCTTGCGATGACGCTGCGTGAAATTCATTCCATTCTTTATGTAAACGTATTTCATGTGTTGGTATAATTGGACTTTCATCTATAAATGATTTTAATAATAAACTATTTTCTGCAGATATAAATGTTATAATATCTAATTTCTTTTGAATATCCTTTACAAATTCTTTTATATTATTAAATCCAAGAATATATGATACTGCACTCATAAAACTATTGTTACTATGATGAATACCTTTTCGAAGTAAACATTCATTTGCTTTAATTGTAGTTGTACAGTTTAAATAAGACTCATTTGGAAATAAATAGAAAAACATATCTTTTGGTATAATTCCAAACCTGTCAGGAGGTAAAGGGGCTCCAGTTGATTTTATATAATAATTTACTTCTTTCTGTTTTTTTGAAAGTGGTTCGTCTGATACTATTTGATGGGACCCTCGCGGCCCTCCCGGTCCTCCCGGTCCTCCCGGTCCTCCTGTTTTCTCTCCATCTATTCTACATTCATTTATTGCTTCTTTTTTTGTTTCTTTTTTCATACAACATGGAAGACAAAAGCCTTTATCGGTTTTTTTCTTACCTTCACTTAAAAATCCGACATTATGTTTTAAATCGGGATTATTATCCCAATATTCCGACTGATACAATAATAAAGGTTCTTCATTATGTGGCGCTGGACATTTCCCATTATTTTTTGCGAGTTGCGCAGATGTTATAGGTATTTTTGATACTGGACACCAAATGCGAGGACATATATAATTATTTATATGTTTATCATCACTTCCATATTTAACTGAATTATCATATGCATTTTTATATTCAGATGCATCTATTTTATCTTTTTCTGAATTTGTCAAAGCAATAGGTTGTCTGAAATTATTACCTAAACATTCGCGTGGATATGGTTTATGATCTCTAAATATAGCTGGATCCGATTGTTGCAATAATTTTATAAAATACCCTCTATTCTTCTTACCAAGTGCACCTCCTAATTCTAATTCTCCGACATCTTCTTCAAAGATATCGTCATTACTGGATTTTTTCTTTTTTTCTGATTTCGATGCTGATGATGATTCACTTGTAGTTGAAGAAGATATAATAGTTGCACTGCTTGCGCTGCTTGCGCTGCTTTGGCTGCTTGAACTGCTTTCAGGTTCGGTTTTAGGTTTTTCTGGTATAATTTGTTTGGTTTTCTTTTTAATATTCAATGTGCCTTGTATCCATTTTGCAATGCTCTTAATTTCTTCTAAAGATGCAATATTTTCAATTTGTACATTAAATCCAGTGGTTGCTTCAGAAAATATTAATATACACCCAGTTTGTTTTAATGATAATTTCTTTTTAGGTATTTTATTATCAGTATCTTCAGATGTTTCTGAGTATTGTTGGACCCATTCCAATGCATCCTTATCAGACATTCCGAGTTCAACGAGATTATTGATAATATCATATACAGGAACGCCACGTCTTATTTCAGATATAATTACATCTGCGACATCTAAGTTATATTTAAAATTAGCCGATCTTTTAAACGATACTTCTAAGAAATTATTTTGAACTTTATGATAATGAAATAATAAATGGAGTTTACTTAATAGATCCGTTAATTCTTTTATTTTGCGACGTTCACCATTCGTAAAAACCGATTTCAATGATAAAGATTCTAAGTTTATTTTAATTTTAGCTACATACTTCTCTATCCATTTGGTAATTTTTAATGTACTCTCATCTATTACACTCCAATCTAATTTCTCACGGCTGTCCAATTTATATTCAATATAAATATTCCCAGTATCATCAATTGTCATGCGACCATATATATTCTTACGTACTGATATGGTAAAATAAATAGTAATTATTGTTACTTTTGGTATGCGCTCATAAGAAGTCCATTCCGCGAAATTTAAACTGTTTATTTCATGTTTTTTATATACTTTATATACTATTTTAGAAGAATCTTGTACAAATTGAATAAAAGGAACATCACTTGTAGAATGCATTTTATCAAATAATTGCGAACAATCTAATTTCTTAGATTCACGCCATTTAGTTATATTTCCGGTATATTTAACACGAGTATAAATAAAGTTACTATAATCAATGTTATCTGTATTATTATTGTAAATATCGTATAGAAAATCCGATTCTTTCTTCAATGAATCATATGTTGCGTTTATTTTCCACTCAACACTTGAATTCGGAAAATAAACTTCATTGATAGCGGGTAAATCAGATGCAAATACAATATGTATTTCATTTATATTTAAAAATGCATTATCCGTATAATTAATTATTTCTTTTCTATCTTTTCGCAAAGATATACCATCCCATGGATTTATTGGTATTGCGCCGCCCATGCTGCCAAGTCTTTCAAACCTTAATATTTTGTTTTTATGCCATGCATATGGTATTGTTTTTAAATTGACTGGATTTTGTTTATCATATTCATGGATACCTATAGCTATCTTTGTGAGTGCTTTTAAGATTGTATCGTCTTGGAAAATTATCAAAGGTATATCGGCATCAATACCAAATATATATTTTTTAACTTCATTCTTTTTTATATGTCGATGAACAATTATTTGAGGTATCATCTACTCTAATTAATAATCCTAAATAAAGATAGGAGGTAATGGATAATAATTCCGGTGATTCATCAACAACACCTATGCCACAAAAAGAAGAACCCAAACCAAAACCCAAATCTTTTATAGATAAATACTACAAAGTAATAGCAATTACCGCACTTGTTCTTGCAGTTTTACTATTAATTTACACTATATATAAAGTTGTCCCAGTAGAAAAAGCATCTTATCATGGTGGTGGTAAGAAATCAGGCCGCGGGAAACACCACGGACGCCACCACCACCACCATCATATGAAAGGTGGTTCATGTGGATGCGCAGCTGGCGGTTCAGAAGGATATGATACTATGATGGGATATGGTGGCAATTTCAAAATATAAATAACAAAAATACTATTAAATACCAAAAATACTATTAAATACCAAAAATACTATTAAATACCAAAAATAAATTATGATAAAAGATATTTTAATCTACATCTATCAGACCGAAGAGTCATTATAATGAGAGTACCTATATTATAGGCATTTTCACTGTTTATTCTGAAAATATTATTTTTATTTTTCCCTAAACCAAACATACGATAAAGTATACATAATCTATTTATAATCTTTTTTTCTATTGGACAGAATAATCTATTATCTAATTTTATAAAACTATACAGGTCTATCTCTCGACGCCACTGAGTATGAGTATCCATTGATAACATTAAATTTACAGGTCTACTATAATCTTTATATAAATCACAGTTAAATAAATGAGTGTTAAATCGAGTAACTATATCTACTATAAATGGTGTTGGTATATCTGAAATAATATAATAAGAATATCCATTGTTCAATAAATTATTTAAACGCAATTTCAACAAATATTTCACTAGAAAATTATATATTATATTCTCGCCATAGAAAGATATAATTTGTAAGTATAATTTGCGCAGTTTTCTATGTCCGCGAAGTCCGCGAAGTCCGCGCAGCCCGCTCTTGCCACTATTGGTATCAATTGAATATCTATAGAATATATAACATAACATCTCTCTATAATAATTGTGAAGTTGAGTTAAATATCTTTTATGATTTATAGTCCACCAATGAAAAGTTCTATTATTCTTTAAAATTCCCTGAATAAATCCTGGTATATCTGGAATAAGAATTGTACTACTATCGCTGCTCATAGTATCTCCGATATCATCATTGAAATAAATATTTAATATACTTGATTTTAAACTTTCTTCCCAGTATTTCCATGTACTAATATTAAAATTCGGAAACATAGACGATTGAAATGTAGTTACTATATAATGGTCATTCATTGGAATTATAAAATTATATACAGATATTGGTGAAGGTGCGATTAATATATCGAGAATATTTTTACTTAATTGTGCGGTTCCGTAATAATATAGGAAATCACAAATATGAGGTATTGAATGACCATAATAAAGTGTTTCCCAATCAGGTAAAACATATTGATAATATTCATTTGGATTATAAGATTCTTTTAAAGCATTTATTACATCAATTTCTCTTACCATTCCTTTACGATATAATGCTAATAATAGAATATACCCATTACATATTGTATAATTTTTATTGCTTATTAATTGCGATATTTCCATTTTAAAACGTTCGTCACCATCCTCTTGCACTTCAATAACAGTTTCCGGATATGTATATTTACTTATATATTTTTTACTGTCTTTTTCAAATAGTGGCGTTGTAATTAAAAATGGTATAAACCCCCAAAATTTAAGCCATATTGTCCAATTTGTATCTTTATTTATTACATTAAACATGAAATTTTTATTGGTAACGCTTGTTAACACATAGAAATTTGTAGAATATATATTCTCTGGGAAACTTTTGTGCCAAGGTATATTTATATAATTAAATCTATTACCTGCATCATCAGTATACATACCATAATTTGGATTACTGTAATTTGGATTACTGTAATTTGGTGGATTGCCACTATCTTGAGATTTATTTTTATTTAAATCTAAAAATCTAAGAATTTTATCAGGAGATGCAATTTCATCTCTTGAACAAAAAAGTGGTGGAAGTCTTCTTTCAGGAATAGCTATCAATAAATTATTAATTAAATTTATTTCTCTATAATTCATTGTAATTTGTATTATGTATTATTAACTTGGAATATCGATATATTCTTTATATGTGAATTTCGGCAAAATCGAACCAACCGCGGTATTTTTTGCTTCTACTAAAGGTGTTCCCAATAATAAAGAGGAATTTGTAGATGAGAAGACAGGTTGTATAAGTTCTGGTTTACCAAGAGTCGTACATACAGGAGGGTTATATCCTGGTACCGTCCATGCCATTTCAGGTCTCAATACCATATCTCCCTGATGTGTCGGTAACATAACTCTCTTATATTCCATCGGTTTACCGCATCCCCCCTTTCCAGATGGTTTTGTACCATCCGTTAATTCATTTAAATTAGCGGATGTAGTTAATTGATTTCCATCCGCATCATATACTGTCATACCAGCAACTATCATACTTACTGGTACAATGTTTCCATTTGCATCATACACTGTTCCAAGTGGATTCCCATTCTTATCTGTTGTGGAACTCGGTACGACATTTAATAATTTACCATTTGAATCATACACTTTTGTAGTTGTAGTAATAGTTGATGCAGATATAGCGTTACCGTTTCCATCATATATTGTACCCAATGGATTCCCTTTCGAATCTTTTATTAATCCGTTTGAATCGACCTTTATTGCATTTCCGTTTGCATCATATACTGTAGACCCCGGTAATATAGCATTCGCCGGAACAATATGTCCTCCGGCGTCATATACTGTTCCTATTGGGTTTCCTCGTGCATCTAGAATAATCGGTGCACTTAATAAAGTTAAATTTATAATATTTCCATTTGAATCATAGAATTGGATTGGTGGGTTCAGAGTAGAAGCTGCTGTATCCGGATTTAAAAGCGATGGATTATTCACAATATTATTAATAACACCTGAACTATTTGTATCTGTATCATTTATTGAACGATAATTTTTATGATCTAAAGTTACACCCATAGATTCAGCAGTACCATAATTATAGGATAAATCAGTAACAGGTACTTTTTGACTATTTATTACATTTCCCGAAGCAATAATGGTATCATAGATATAATATTTATTGAATGTATCTATAAGTCTAGGATTCGATAAATCTGGAGTGGTTGTAACATCTGTTTCGAAATTTTGGTACTGAGGATCACGGAGTAATGCTCTCAATGCACCTTCATTATAATTGAAATAAATATACAAATCTTTTAATGGTAATAGCATTTTAGGCGGGACTATAGTATTCATTTCTTGATTGTAAATATCTGCGATGCGGTCTAATAATGCGCGGTCTGCTACCATTTTATGTATTTCGGGTACAAGTGAATTACTCTGCATTTTCATATTAATGCCGTATTCATCAGAGTTAATTATTTTTTCACGCATAGAATCAAGAGTCAATTTGTTTTTAACAATATCTAATGATTGATTATGGATTTCTAAGGCGGTTGGTTGTCTCTGTAACAATTCATTATATAAATCAATAATTTTGTTTTCTACATAACCATATGCATCACCAGCATCACCAGCGCCTCCGCCACTATCGAAATTTTCTTTTACATTATCTTTTACTGTTAAATATAATATATAATGGTCAACTATAAATACAAACCCAATAAATATTAATAATAATATAACTACATATTTAAATTCCATATCTATCTACTATTGAATAAGGCATTTTATTTGTGGATGAGGTCGAATGAATTCTTATAAAATCTTTATATTCTATAAGTATGGTTAATCCAATTCTACAACCACAAGTGCGACAGAGTGCATTAGATGTTGCAACATATACCGATAGTGTATCTAAATATCGTGTAAGTACACCAGAATCTCTGATTGATACAGATTTTGAATATGGTGTCCAAGGTGTAAAATGGGAGACATTACAATTGATTAATAATGTTCCGACATTTTTCAGCAGAACAGGCGATACACCATTTCCTTTAACAGATGTTCAGGCAAGATCGAATAGTGATTACATATATCTCTATTTTAATCCGACATCTCCGCCTGCTTTATCTATAGGTTCTCCTTTTTTAATAACAGGTCTTGTGACAACTTTCGCAGGGGCAGAAGGTTCATATATTGTCAATAATATTATTACTTCAAATATTATTACATATAAATCTAAAGTATTAATGAATTTTACCGGAAGTATTTACAATTCTTATTCAACTCTCATGTATCCTGGACAATTCTACTCTGGTACTCAATATTCTTTAGATCAAATGACATCTATTACAACAGATGGTCTAAATCCATCTACATTAACAGTGACTATGCCAACACCTCCTGGTTTTTCAAGTAATACATCTTTTATATTAGCGAATAGTATTAGTAAAAAATATGTATCATTTGATTCATCGCAAATTACTAATTATACAATATCCGCACCTGGTCATGATTTCCCCGATTTTATGTTAGTTTCGTTCAGTAATCTTACACCTGGTTCAATACCATCTCCATTGACAGCGAATTCTACATATTATACTTTTAATACTACAGGAACGAGTTTACAATTATCATCTACAACATATCCTGGTACATTAGTTCAAATAGTAGCTACGAGTGGAGGCGCAGCACCGCAAGCATTGGTATCTACAAATAATGCATCAGATGGTTCAGCATATACTATTACAAGTATACCTAATTCGAATGCTTTTAATATAAGCGCGGGAACCCAGGTATTGCAGAATTCTTATACATTTGTTCCTCGAATCTCTTTAAATACTCAATGTAATTGCATTAATTTCGGAAGCACTCCGCATAATTATCCATCAGGGGCTCCAGTGTACTATAATTCACTTGGAAATCAAGCTATATCTGCGGCATCATCCATCAATGGTACATACCTTGCTTTAGCGGCGAATACAACATATTACGCTATTCGTTTAGATGCTTATAATTTACAATTATCATATACACCTCAATATTTACCACCGTATACTCCTCTCTTTTTATCTTATCCAGAGAGTTATTATGGGGGATCTACAATTTCTTCAAATCAGTTAATATTGCCTTCAGTTGCAGGAGAAAATTATGGATTTGGGTATTTTCAACCAATTGTTAATTCTTCGACAATTAATACATCAAATGTAAATATTCAAACAATTTATAAAATAGGTGATGTATGTCGTATAGAAAGTCCTCAAAGTAATATAGTTTATACTGGTGTCTCAATCAATATGACACAACCATATATTTCTCCTGGCACATCTTCATTACCTATTCCACCTTCTGGCTATCCTGCTGGAACATATGTAAAAATATCAAGTATTAGTTTAGTTGGTGGTGGAACATATAATAATTATGGATTTTATTTAAAACCATATACAACTACTGGATACACACCCTATTTAAGTTATACAGGAGCAACATCGACTGGTACAGGAATTGCAACACCATCATCTTCAGGTACAGTTCAAATGACAGTATATTATCCTGGCACCGTATTTGAATCACAAATACAGCAGATTAGTTCTTCAACTAAATTTGTTGTAGCTGCTCCATTTGGTAATAGTAATACAAGTGGTCAATATTTAAATTACTTTATGCGTACTGGATTATATCCTCGTCCAGATGGATATGCTCTTCATAGAGCATATGATGGTGGTGTAGAAATTATTCCTCCTAGAAATACTGATGGTCAAATTATACGTCAAACACGTCGTTATTTCCGTTATCAACCAGGTAAAGGAATTCAAGTATCTTTATCAGTGAATTTTAGTGCACCTATTGAAATAGATAGACTCCAGACACTTGTGGCGAATACAAATATTGCAACAGCTACAACAAAGACTATTCATCGTCTTCAAACTGGGTTAAATATTACAATAGATACAATAAAGACACAAGCATTTGTCGGTACTCCGAATGTATATCCTACAAATCCTATGCCACCATGGACAGGAACTTTTACAGTATTATCAACACCTACATATAATACGTTTACATATGCAATGGGTACTACATTGTCTCAGCCAACTATTGCGTCAAATATTCCTATTGTATATGTGAATGGATGGTCTGGTAGCAAAATGCGTTCAGGTATGTTCGATGACCAAAATGGTATGTTTTATGAATATGATGGCAGTAGTATATATGCAGTGCGCCGTGATGCAGTGACACAGATTACTGGTCAATCATATGTGCAATATAATAGTGGACAGGTGACTGGTATATTAAATAATTCTTTCTTAAGTGAAATACCACTTGGTTCAAATATTGTATTACGTGGTCAGACATATAAAGTTGTAAATATTCTCAATAATAATATCTTTTATATTCAACCACCATATCGCGGAATAACTTCAAGTAATGTTATTATTTCACTTATAACGGATACAAAGACACCGCAGAATCAATGGAATATTGATCCATGCGATGGAACTGGGCCAACAGGATATGTACTTGACATACATAAAATACAGATGATTTATTTTGACTTTAGTTGGTATGGTGCTGGTAAGATTCGTTATGGTTTCAAAGAAACATCGGGGATAGTCAGATATGTCCATGAATATATACATAATAATTATTCATTACGTGCATATTTCCGCTCAGGAAATTTACCGGCACGTTATGAAGTATGTAATTACGGTACACCTACGTGGGTTCCTTCATTACTTCATTGGGGTACATCAGTAATTATGGATGGTAGATATGATGATGATAAAGCATATTTATTTACGGCATCAGCAAATGTTCTCCAATTTACTGCTGGAGATACTATTCAATGTTTTGTGACAGCTGGAACAAATGCTTTATCTTTGTATACTGGTGTAAATCAATTTACTGGAAATATAAATGATACAAATGTGCTTACAAGTTTTTATGATGCATATCAGCAGAAAACTGTTTCTGGATATTCTCTTTATACTACTGCACAGACTGCCGGAGGATATTTCAGCAGTAACTTGTCGTATAAAGATGTGCAAAATATTCGTTCAGGAACTCCAGTTACTGGATCAAATATACAATCAGGTACTGTTACAGTAGGAACAGCACAGCGTGGTATTGTAACAGGTCTGATTACTGGAAATGCAAATCCAATATATACTGGTCAACTTTTCATAACAAAACCTGTACTTACTTCATTTAATTACCAGAGTATTATTATTGGAAATTCAACTGATTTAATTCCAAATATAATCCCACTTGTGAGTATTCGTTTAACACCATCAGTAGATAGTTCTATTACAGGACCTCTTGGTGTTCGTGAATTAATAAATAAGATGCAATTGAAAGTGCGTTCTATTGATATCAATACTACAAATGATACAGAATGTAGGCTTTATTTAAATGGATACCTTGATAATCAGAATTGGGGACCAGCGACTGTACCGAGTTTATCGCAACTTATACAGCATAATAAAAATGACAATATTCAAGGTGGTATAAATATATTCAGTTTCCGTGTAGCAGGAGGAACCACCGATGCAACTGGTAAGCGTTCAAGTACAGTTTCATCATTAGATATTAATCTCTTAGGAAGTATTCAGAATTCTATACTTGGTGGAAATAATACTTACCCAGACGGTCCTGACCAAATAACTGTATGTGCTGTATGTCTCGATTCTGCTGGTGTATCTGCAACAACTCCATATATTGTATCTGCGCGTATTACATGGACAGAAGCGCAAGCATAATCCAGGCGGCATGCGCTAAAGATACATACGCTATTACATACGCTATTACATACGCTAAACATACACAAAAATACAGAAATATAAAATTATATATATGTATACAATAGAAATATGAATCCTATTACACAATCTTACAATGGTTGCAGTTATTTAGCATCAGGCCAATTAAGATGCCCAACGGATGTACCACCTACATTAGGTCCTTCAATGAATGACCCGACTGCAATGAATCGTGTTGAAATAGAAAAATTCACTGCTGCTTCTGGTCAACCTGGGTGGGTCAATAAAGATGCTAAGGAGGCAGCATGGCAAGATAGCATATCACATGGATTTCCTGTTCCCGCAACTGAATGGCAATCGAAAGGCAATGAAAAATCAGGAAGATTGCAGGGCCTAAACAATGTCAATCTATCTTCTCCGAGTTGCTTATATAGTGCAGAAGGCAAAGTTGTTTGCAGAGCAACATCTGCAAATTAAAAAGAAAGAGCCAGAGCCCCTGACAAATCCGGAACGTTAGTCTTTGTTTCATATAATAAATATAGATAAAAATGCATGATGTTACTTATCACGGTTTACATAAATGGACTTGCAGTGCCTTTGAACGTTTTGGATGGATGACTTTAGCTGCGCGTGATCATCATAAATACAAAATAGATGATTTTAAATTAGAATTATTACATTTAAAAACAGCTTTGGAAAATAAGATAGGCAAAACCGAAGAAAATGACCGTCGTTATGATTTACACATTTTACATAAAAATGTAGATTGTTTAATAAGCAATGTCAACAAATTATTCAAAGAACACCACGTTAAAAAATAAAATTGCCCGCTGCCGGCGCCAAAAACAACTTAAAAAGATAGCTATTTTATAATATAGGCATAGACATTCCCCCAAAAACCCCAAAATGGTTTATAAAACATTCCAAATATCGGGCGATTTATTTTGGGGATGGCAAAGTAAGATTGATATAGAACATCCAGACTACAATACTATTGAAAAAGTTATTAGTCGTATAAAAATGGATCTTATTCAATATTTGAATAAAGGAGGACTTGTAGATTTAATAGAAAAAGTAAAAGCTGCGAAATTCCATTGTCATGATAATATTGATGATATTTTTATTAATAAAATAGATACAAATACAGATACAGATAAAAATACAGATACAGATACAAATACAGATAAAGACAAAATTATTTACATATGTGACCACTGTTAGAATTATTTTTATATATTACTTAGATAGTGATAATAGTATAATATGCATTATGCATTTATTAATGAAACTCAGGAAAATAATGAATTCGCGGATAGACAATCTTTAGGTGGCGCGGCGCCTTCTACACCATATGAAAATCGCATAAAAGAATATAAAGGATGGATTGCTAATTTGCCAAGCCAAAAACCGAATTCTACAAATAATAATGATTTAGGGGATAGATCTTCTTTACATGCTATTCCATCGACTGAATGGGAAAATCAAGCAAAAGAATATACTGTACAAATTAATCCATCAATGAATAAACAATATAATGTAAAACCGAAATGTGTCTATAATGCATATGGTATGATTGTTTGCCCCGCCGCTGCTACGCCCACATCTGCTGCTCATTCCTCTTAATTTCTCGCATTTTTATGAAAAGCAATGATATATTTTGGATACGCTCCATCAGGATAAGGAGTTACTACAATTGATGGATTTTCTACATTATCTACATAATTGTGAATAGCACTCGCATCCGAAATACCCTTTTTAGAGAATATATATTGTATCTTTTTTCCTATAAGTACATTTGATAGAAACATATAACTTATTCCTTTTGAATCTGGCGATTTCATATAATTGAAACTATATGATGCAGCTTTAGCAAAATAGGTTCCTGGTCCATATGCAGCAGCTACATTTTTCCGCGGGTCAAAACCTTCGCAAACAATTTTATCAATAATATTTGCATGGGTTCCGTGGAATAAAAGGATTTCTTCTGGAGGTATGCCTCCTTTTTGCTCTGTTATTTTATTTTTGCGCTCATTATAAGCAATCTCTAGAGTTTCATTACAAACTTCATCTATAAAAAGAATACAGGCATCAGAAAATGTCAATTATTGCCGCTTATGTTTAGAATATATTTTAGTTAAGAATGTATGTATATTTTTCATATCTGATGTATCTAAAACACATTCTTTGTTAATATTTTTAAGATCATCGAAAAATATTTCCTTTCTTGTATTTCTATGGAAACCAGTTGCCATTAACATATCAATATAAAGACGACATCTTTTATTTACATTTACCTCTATTTTTTCCATTTTATTTACAACAAGATAAATTTTTAAGTATTTTTATTTTCTATTTGTAGCTATATTTTATGAATAATATTATAATATTTCTAAATTATAATGAAGAAAGTATCAAGAAGTAAAAAAAAGAATGGCGGTGAACCAATATCTGATTATATATTTATAAGTAAAAACATATCAACTCAATCGAATACAGACCAGACATATGAAGAAATTGGAATAGTACATGTTACAGATTCTGCAGGTATAAATGTAATTAGTAATTCAATCACAAATGTTTCAAATTTCTTTGGAAGTAAAGGATATGATAATCCTATATTTGATAAAACAAGAAATGATTTATAAAAAAAAATTGAAGAACAAATAAGTATTGCATCACAAAAAGGTGCAATAGTAAAAGTATGTAACTTACGGATGGATATTAATTTACACGAATCCTTAATAGTAATGACAGCATACGGAACTTTATTATCCAAGAAAAGTAATAATATGCCTACAAAAATTTAAATTTAAATTTGTAGCTATATTTTATATATTTATTTATTGAATTATTTATATTAGAATTAAGACCTTTGAAATTGATTTAAAATTAAGCTCATTATTAATTAATAAATGACATCATTTCATGGAAGAATTCTTGAATTACGAAATAATCCTGATACTGAAAGAGCTGGATTAAAATGGTTAAAAGAAGAAGATGACGAATTATTGGAACAAGTAAATAATAAAATACCAATTGATGATATTGCAAAAATTCATAAAAGAACTTCAATAAGTATTAAAATGAGGATAATGCAACATACAATAAATTTAATAAATACAGATGATAATATATCAATTGAAAATGCTTGTAATATAATGAATATAGATATTGATGAATTTAAAAAGTTTAAAGAAACAAAAGATGCCAAAAATAATACTGAAAAAGATATTAAAAAAGATCCCAAAAATAATACTGAAAAAGTTATTAAAAAAGATGATGATAAATATATGAATCTATTAATGGAAATTCGTGATTTACTTATAATCATATCAAAAAAATAGTTGAGAAACACCGCAACTTTGATATTTTTTTGGATTTAATCGTCCATTGTAAAATATCAAAGGTCTATAAATTTATTGAACTACTATGTTGGAATTGGAATGAATAATATTTCGCAATACTTTTACTTCTTCTGATAATTCTTTTATAGATTCTATTAATAAACCAACAATATTTCCATAGGCAACGGCCAAGCCATCTTTTGTCTTAGAAACAACCTCTGGTACTATTTCTAATACTTCTTGTGCAATGAGACCAATCTGTTGTTCTCCACTGTCTATGCGATTATATGTGACTCCTCTTAATTTTTTTACAGTATCTAAAGCATTCGGTATTGTTTCAATATTTGTTTTATTAATTATATCTGAAAATGATATAATACTATTTGTGGTGTATATATTACCCGCGACATGTAAAGGATACGATGGAAGTGCTGTTCCTATACCCACATATCCTATATTATAATATACATTGTTATTTGAAGCAGACCATAAGTCATAGAACTGTTGATATACATATCCTGGTTGAAGTATAAGATTTGTACTTACAAGTTGAGGCCATATAGTAATATCAATATAATCGCCAAGATTTGCTCCATTTACAAGTGTTACACTAAATCCTGTAGATACCGAATTTGTTATTGTAGATACACTATAATCATTATTATTGATATCTTGATATCCTAATTTAATACCATTTTGATATATTTCAACATTGCTTCCATATGCAGTATATCTTCCTACAGTTGGTGATGATAATGTAAAATTAGATTGTCCAGATACACCTACAGTAAAAAATTGTCTTATAGGATTCGTTTGCAATGCTGACCTATACACTTGTGTATCTCCTGATAGAAATGCAGTTGAACTGAGTATTGTAATATTTGATGTTATTATATTTGAAGTTGTTAATGATGTTATAGAGGCATTTCCTTGTACTTGAAGTGCATTATTTGCACTAACAATAGTTGTACCTATTCCAACATTACTTGTTACATATATATATTGATTTGAAGATATCCATTGACTATTTCCTCCCCCACTACCACCGCCACCACTCGTTACAATCCCCGTAAGTAAACTGCCGTCTCCTATAAATTGTGTTGCACGAACTATTCCATTTACGTCTAATGGATATGCAGTTGCGTTTGACATACCAATTCCGACATTATATACATAAGATGGTGTGTATATGTTAGATGCTGCAGCACCTGTGCCTGTATTATTATATACAAATGGGATATTCATTAAATTACTATATTGTCCTGATGCGGCTACACCAGATAATACAATAGCATTATTTGATGCAAGAGTTATACGACCATATCCATCGACTGTAAAAGTTGGTATAGATGTACTTGAACCATATGTCCCGGCGTTTACAGAAGATGATGGTAAATTTGCAACTGTTAAGTTTATTGTTTGATTTTGTAAATTTACTACTCGACCAAAACTATCAGTAGTAATTATTGGTACTTGATTAGCAGAACCAAATTGACCATATGTATTTATATTTGTAGTTGGTAATAAATTACAGGATAATGTACCAGTTTTAATATTAGCCGCATTTGTTGTATCAATAGTAGCCGAAGGAGCGAGTCCTGTCACTTGACCAACTGGTAATACAATACCTATATTTGATGCACTTAAAATGCGTCCTGTAGCATCAACATAAATAGCTACATTTGAAGAGGTGCCTCCATATCCTCCTGCAGTGACGGTTGTTGTTGGTAAACGTCCTGTAGATAATGTTCCACTTGTAATATTTGCTGCGTTTGTTGTATCAGTACTTGCTGATGCTGCTAATCCTGATATTTGTGAAAGCGTAATATATCCATATAATTGCGAAGTCGGTACTGTTAATAGTGCACTCGATGCAGATGTAACTCGTCCATATACATCAATTGTTATTATAGGAACATATCCAGAGGCAGCTGTTCCATATGTACCAGCAGATGGAGGACTCACAAGATTATTTGCAGACAATGCTGTATATGATAATCCACTGACTTGACCAGTTGTTATACTTACTTGATTTGTTGAAGATGATATAATTCTTCCTGTAGCATCAATATTGATTTGAGGTATATGACTAGCATCTCCATAAACTCCTGCACTAACTCCTGTAGTTGGAAACAAATTAGATGATAATGTACCACTTGTTATATTCGATGCATTTGTAGTATCTATCGTTGCTGATGGTGCAAGTCCTGTAACTTGGCCAACTGGTAACACAATAGCTACATTTGATGCACTTAAAATACGTCCTGAAGCATCAACATAAATAGCTACATTTGAAGAAGTCGCGCCATATCCTCCTGCAGTGACGGTTGTTGTCGGGAATCGCGCACTCGACAGTGTCCCACTTGAGATATTTGCCGCATTTGTAGTATCTATGGTTGCAGATGGTGCAAGTCCTGTTACTTGTCCGACTGGTAGCACAATACCTACGTTTGATGCACTTAAGATACGTCCTGTGCTATCGACATTTATACTGATATTAGAAGCCGCTGCGCCATATCCTCCTGCAACGACGGTTGTTGTCGGTAATCGCACAGCAGAAAGAGTCCCACTTGCAATATTTGCAGCATTTGTAGTATCTATGGTCGCAGATGGTGCAAGTCCTGTAACCTGGCCAACTGGCAGGATAATACCTACGTTTGATGCACTTAATATACGTCCTGTGCTATCCACATAAATAGCTACATTTGAAGCAGCTGCGCCGTATCCACCTGCAGTCACGGTGGTAGAAGGGAGTCGTGCACTCGACAGTGTACCACTTCCAATATTTGCCGCATTTGTAGTATCAGTAAATGCAGAAGTGACTAAATTTCCTGCACTTATATTTCCAGTTATTGTTGTTGTTCCCTGGACGTATAATGTTGACGTTGCATTCTTTGTACCTATACCAATATTGCCGCTTGCAGAAATTTGCATTGCAATGCTACCATTATTATAGAATTCTGCCACAGTATCTGGTGTATTTTGTGCGACTTTTAAGGCTGGACCTGTGCCATTATTTATAACATCGAGTTGAGTACTATTACTTGTCGTAGTATTTACGGTTGTTAATTCTCCTAATATAATTAAATTAGATGCTACAAGTTTACCCGAAGCTAATATATCTCCCATAACATGTAATGCCGAAAGAGCAGTTTGTGTTCCAATACCAACATTGCCCGTCCCGTTATAATATGTAGTTCCAGTCGGAGAATATGTAAATGCAGCATTTATAAGGTCATTATAAACACCAGTGCCGGCAACTTTTGATAATCCTGAAACTGCATTTGATGTAATTGAAATATTTGTTGAAGAAACAGCAGTGACGCGACCATATGCATCAGTAGTAACTATAGAAGATTGAGTCGCAGAACCATAAGGACCACCGTATGTAGATATATTTGTAGTGGGTAATCTTCCTAAAGGTAGTGTGCCACTTCCAATATTTGCCGCATTTGTTGTATCTATAGTTGCCGAAGGTGCAAGACCAGTCACTTGTCCAACTGGTAGGATAATACCAATATTTGTAGCGCTTGTTATGCGACCGGTGCTATCTACATTTATAGTTATATTAGAAGCCGCTGCGCCATATCCACCTGCAACGACGGTTGTCGTTGGTAATCGCCCAGCAGAAAGAGTCCCACTCGCAATATTTGCAGCATTTGTTGTATCTATGGTTGCCGAAGGTGCAAGACCAGTCACTTGTCCAACTGGTAGGATAATACCAATATTTGTAGCGCTTGTTATACGACCGGTGCTATCAACATTTATAGTTATATTAGAAGCCGCTGCGCCATATCCACCGGCAACAACAGTTGTCGTTGGTAATCGCCCAGCAGAAAGAGTCCCACTCGCAATATTTGCAGCATTTGTAGTATCTATGGTTGCAGATGGTGCAAGACCAGTCACCTGGCCAACTGGCAGCACAATACCTACATTCGATGCACTTAGAATACGTCCTGTGCTATCTATATAAATAGCTACATTTGAAGAGGCAGCGCTATATCCACCGGCAACAACGGTTGTTGTTGGTAATCGCGCACTTAACAGTGTCCCACTTGAGATATTTGCCGCATTTGTAGTATCTATGGTTGCAGATGCTGCAAGTCCTGTAACCTGTCCAACTGGAAGCACAATACCTATATTTGAAGCACTTACGATACGACCTGTAGCATCCACTGCTATACTGATATTAGAAGCAGCTGCGCCATATCCACCTGCAGTGACGGTTGTTGTCGGGAATCGCGCACTTAACAGTGTCCCACTTGAGATATTTCCTGCATTTGTTGTATCTATAGTTGCTGATGGTGCAAGACCAGTCACCTGGCCAACTGGCAGCACAATACCAATATTCGAAGCACTTAGGATACGTCCAGTGCTATCTACATAAATAGCTACATTTGAAGCGGCAGCGCTATATCCACCTGCAGTTACGGTTGTACTAGGTAATCGCGCACTTAACAGCGTGCCGCTTGTAATATTTGCCGCATTTGTAGTATCTATGGTTGCAGATGGTGCAAGTCCTGTAACCTGGCCAACTGGTAGGATAATAGCTATATTTGTAGCGCTTGTTATGCGACCAGTTGTATCTACAGATATAGTTATATTAGAAGCAGCAAGACCATAATTTCCTGCTGTGACAGTTGTACCAGGTAATCGCGAAGCAGACAGTGTTCCACTCGAAATATTTGCAGCATTTGTAGTATCTATGGTTGCTGATGGTGCGAGTCCTGTCACTTGACTAACTGGCAGGATAATACCAATATTTGAAGCACTTACAATACGACCTGTAGCATCCACTGCTATACTGATATTAGAAGCAGCTGCGCCATATCCTCCTGCAATGACAGTTGTTGTCGGGAATCGCGCACTTGACAGTGTACCGGTTGTAATATTTCCTGCATTTGTCGTATCTATAGTTGCTGAAGGAGCAAGGCCAGTCACTTGGCCAACTGGTAAGATAATACCAATATTCGATGCACTTACAATACGTCCTGTGCTATCGACAATTATAGATGTATTTGAAGAAGCGAGACCATAACTTCCTGCGACGACTGTTGTTGTGGGTAATGCAGATGCAACAATTTTACCTGCAGTAGCAATGCTGTTACCACCATTATAAAAACTTCCACTTAAATTAAAATTACCTACTAAATCTAATGTATAATTTGGTGTTGAATTATTAATACCAACGTATCCATTATTATTAATCGTAATTCTGTCTTGATATTGATTTAGGCCTACGGCACCAGACATAAGATGAAAATTTCCTGTATTATTCGATTGACCAACATATATATATAAATTGCTCGTAGCTGAATGACTTATTCTAGTATTTGATGCTCCGAGAGATGTTAAATAGATTCTATCAGTTATTGCGCCTGCAACACTTGAATCAGATACGTTTATTTTAAGAGTACTTGTTGTATCTGTTACTCCTCCGCCAATTGTTAATAAAGAATCGGGTGTATTTGTTGAAATACCGATATTTCCTCCGGAATAATAGGCTGCAGTACCATTTAAAATAAAAGTTTTATTAATAAGATCATTATAATTTCCAGATGTTGCAACGGTAGAAAGACCAGTTACTTGACCGGGTGCAATTTGTATATTACAGTTTACGGCAGATAGTATGCGACCAGTACTATCGATATTTAAAATAACATTCGAATTTGCGGTTCCATAATTTCCGGAAGTAACAGTTGTATTTGGCAATCTCGAAGCAGATAGTGTTCCTGATGTAATATTTGTAGCATTCGTGGTATCTGTAAATGCAGATTGTACAAGACCACCTCCGCTTATTGTACCACCCGATATTTTCACATTTCCTACGATATCTAGGGGAACAGTGGGAATGCTGCTGCCTATTCCGATACTCCCACTTCCTGCAATAGTGAATACAGGTCCGGTATTATTGTAAAATTGTGAAACTGTACTTCCGTCTTTTTGCACAACTTTTAAAGCAGGTCCAGGTCCGCTATTAATAATATCGAGTTGAGTACTATTACTTGTAGCAACATTTATAGTTGTCAATTCACCTATAATATTTAAATTAGATGCAAATAAAGTACCATTAAAATATCCATCCCCTTGAACTTGTAATTTACCTAAATTAGCATTTGTTGTACCGATACCTATGTTTCCGGAACCTAAATAATATGTTGTATTATTTGCATCATAATAGAAAGGTATATTTACTAAGTTAGAATAATTACCATAAATAGCTGCGGGTGTTAGACCATTGGAAGTTAATCCTAAAATTTGTGATTGAGTAATATAAATAGGTACATTTTGTGCTTGAACAACACGTCCATATATGTCAGTTGTTATCTGTGCTACTTGAGCACCAGAACCATATGTACTTGCAGGACTCGTAACATTTGTAGTAGGCAGAACTGTTAAAGGGAGCGTACCACTTGAAATATTGGTAGCGATTGTAGTATCGATAAAAGCAGAAGGTTTTAGATTCGATGCATAAATACTTCCTGTAATGTATGTACTTCCGACGACATGGAATTTGTATTGAGAACTCGAAGTACCGATGCCTACATTCGAATTTGGTACATACAAATAGTTATTTGGATTATACCAGTATCCGGTTTGTAGCGCATTATTATAAATATTCCCTGAAAGATTAATATTTCCAGATGTATCAAGAGTATATTGAGGTGTTGTATTATTTATACCAATAAAATGGTTTGAAATAGTAAAATCGGGATAGATAGCATTTGTATTCGTATTAATCATTCCAATAGAAAACACTGGATTTGCGAGGTTTTGGTTTGATGTACCGATTATATATCCTACATTACTTAATGGGTCGTTTGCATATAATGAAATATATGTATTATCTAATGTAGAGCCAAATTCTGCAACTTTGCTTATATTTGACCCTACGACTATAAATGAAGGATCATCCGGTGATGTATCAAATACTAACATTTTATATAATTGTTACACTTACTCATTATATGCATATTTTTTTATCGTAAGGGCACGGAAAAATCTACTTAAAAATTTGATTTTTAAATATTTTACATATCTAGTATTATAAGTTTACGTACGATTTCTAATCTCGAATTACGATTTATGAATCAACCCGATGATTTACCGACTGATGATATTCTCGATAAATTCTTTTATCAGAGTGGAGGGCCTGATTCGGCAAATACATTGGTAAGACATCAAATTGAAAGTATGAATGAATTTCTTGATAAAAAATTAATACAGATAATTCAGGGATTTAATTCGATACAGGTATATCATAATTATTCACAGGAATTGAAAGATTTTAAGTATAAGATTAATCTCAATGTGATGCAACCATCTTTAACTAAACCTGTGTATCAAACAACAGATGGTTCACAAATGTTAATGACACCAAACTTAGCTCGTGTAAATAATTTGACATATTCATCAAATCTCTATGTTGATGTAAATGTAATTACAGATATAATAAATGATGACGGAGTTATTGAACACAAGGAAACGAGCATTCCGAATGTTTGCATAGGAAAACTGCCAATTATGGTTCGTTCAAAGGCGTGTATACTTACACAAATGCCTGATGTTACCACTGGAGAATGCAGATACGATTTCGGTGGATATTTCATAGTAAATGGTAACGAAAAAGTCATTATATGTCAGGACCGCATTAGTGAAAATAAGACATTGATATTTCAGCCGAATGGAAATGGTGATGGGTTATTTGCGGAGATTCGTTCTATGCCTGATGGTATGTTTCTGCCTCCGAAGACAACGAGTTTGCATTTATCGGGAAAATCGAATCATATGGGAAACGTAATTAAATTGAATGCATCATTTATGCGTTCCGAGATACCATTGTTTGTAATGTTTCGCGCACTTGGCATAGAATCTGATAAAGAAATATATGCGCATATTTTATTGGATATTGATTCAAAGAAACATCAGCGAATTTCAGCGCAATTGGCGGCATGTGCTGAAGATGCATGTGATATTCATACACAAATAGATGCACTTAATTATCTTCTGAAAGTGCTTGGTACAACTGGTACACCAAAAGAATATCTCGAACAACCTGAGCGGGCTATTGCGATTTTGAAGAATACTATTAAAAACGATTTCTTGTCGCATGTTGGTGGTGTGTTTCGTAAAAAGGCACTCTATCTTGGTTCAATGGTAAAGAAATTGCTAATGATTTACATGGGATATATGGAATATGACAATCGTGATTCTTATTTGCATAAACGTATCGATACTCCTGGAATATTATATAGTAATTTATTTCGTCAATGTTATGGAAAAATGATAAAGGAGGTTCGCAGTCTCATAGTTCGCGAGTTGAATTTATGGAGAGCGAATCCAAATGTTCCATTGCAACTTATTACATCAAATAATGTTCACAGATTTTTCAAGCAAAATGTAATAGAGACTGGACTTCGTTATGCTCTATCAACTGGTAATTGGGGAATAAAGAGCATAGGAAGTTTTCAGAATATTCGCCAAGGTGTCGCGCAGATGTATAATCGTATGTCATATCTGAGTTCTCTATCACATTTGCGTCGTATTAATACACCAATGGAGAAAAATGGAAAACTTGTGCAGCCCAGGAAACTTGAGAACTCACAGTTTGGTGTGATATGTCCAAATGAATGTTTTGCACCAGATACTCCTATACTACTGTGGTCTGGAATAATAAAAAAAGCAAAAGATATCATTGTAGGCGATTATCTCATTGATGATAATGGTAAAAGTATTCGGGTTAAAAGTACCTGTTCGGGATATAAAACTATGTATGACATTATTCCAACGAAAAAGAATTTCATGAGATATACAGTAACTGATAATCATATTCTAACTTTGAAAGCGAGAAATCATACAAGTAATCCAAGTAATCCAAGTAAATCAAAAGCAAATAAAAAATTCACATTTAGATGGTTTGATGAGAAACAGTTAAAATACACTTCTAAATCCTTTGAAACAAAAGAAGAATTAGAGAATTTTTCATCCAAAATTGATGATGTAATTGATATTACTATTGAGAAATATCTATCTTTGCCGGTGAGCGTTCAAAAACAACTGTATACATTCAAATGCCCTGGAATTCAATGGGAAACAAAAGAAGTCGCACTTGATCCTTATATACTTGGTATGTGGTTAGGAGATGGATTATCATGTGGTTATGGATTTGCTACAGCTGATAAAGAATTAATGGATAAATGGATTGAATGGGGTGTAGATAATGATGCTACAATAAAACATAGTATTAAATATCAATATTATATTAGTTCTACAATAAATAATACACAGAAGGGAATTGCTCCTAATAAAACTGAAAAAGCACCATTAAAAAAATTACTGGCAAAATATGGTTTAGTAAAAAATAAACATATCCCTATGGATTACTTGGTAAATGACCGTAAAACACGGCTGTCTGTACTTGCTGGTTTAGTTGATACGGATGGAAGTGTAAGAGCAAATGGACATGAAATTCGTATATGTCAAGGAGAACCTAATTATAAAATCATTTATGATACCGAATTCTTAGCAAGAAGTTTAGGATTTTCGTGTCATCTTAATGATGGCATATGTTCTTATACTGTAAATGGCGAAAAACGTCAGAAGCCTTATAAAGAATTGACAATTACCGGAAAATACTTATATGAGATACCAACTGTTCTTCCAAGAAAAAAATTAAATAAATTCGAGAATCCTACATCAATTAAGAAATGTTCCAGTTATTTGCAAAGTTCTTTCGAACTTGTTAAAAAAGATGTGCAAGAATTCGTTGGATGGCAAGTCGAAGGCAGTGGGAGATTTCTTCTCGGAGACATGTCGACCGTACACAATACTCCGGAGGGCGCAGCTGTCGGTCTTGTGAAAAATATGGCACTCAGCACTCACATTACGGTAAGCATTTCAAGTATTTATGTAAGAAAAGTGATAGAAGAACTTGGTACAAAGATGTATAATGACAGTGTTACGGATAGTATTGCGTATTTGAAGAGAATGGGAAGTGACGATACAGTAACAGTTATAATAAATGGCGACATTGTTGGATATCATGATAATCCTGTTGAATTTTATAATAATATGCGTCATTTAAAAAGATATGGGTCGATACCTCCAATGACATCTATTGCATGGGATGTGCGTTATGGGGTCATTTCTATGAGTACAGAAGCGGGAAGAATGTCTCGGCCTTTGTATATAGTAAATACGGATACTGGTATTCTTCAATTAAGCCAGCAGTTGATTGAGAAGAATGTATCATTTACAGAATTTACGAAAGACAGGACATTTCAGAAATTTATATCGCCATTGGTTGATGATACGATGGAGGGGTTTATTGAATATTTAGATGTTGATGAGATTGACAAAGCGATGATTGCGATGGTTCCAAATGATTTGAATCGTGGAATAAAGGGAACTTCGATGCCTCCAAAATTCACGCATTGTGAGATACATCCATCATTAATTAATGGTGTTCTTGCTGGTAATATTCCCTTTATGGATCATAATCAGGCGCCGCGTAATTGTTATCAATGTCTTTGGGTAGAAGAGCCGGTTCTATGTGTCAATGGAAGTGTAAAGCCTATTAAAAATATAACAATTGGAGACCAAGTAATATGCTTTGACCCGATTACTATGATTAGTTCAAATACAAAAGTAATTCATCAATATGTCAGACCGGCGATGAAACCAGTGTATCGTATTTATACATTGAGTGGTCGTGCTATAGTGGCAACTCAGGACCATAAATTTATAACAAATCAGGGATGGCGTGATGTTTATGGGTTTCAGAAAAATACGAAAGTGGGTATTTATCCTCGTCCAAAAAATATCATTATGGATATAAATAACACTGATACCACAGTGCAAGTAACTATTATGGATAGTCCTGTACAAGATAACAATGAGATAGATTATTTGCAATCAATTGGATTATATTTATTGAATGCTTCTGATATTAAATTACCGATTATTGCCAGAATTCTTGGATTTATTATGGGAAACAAGGAGTTGCAATTTAAGACGGTTCAAGATATGGAGAAATATGACGATGACATTCGATACATTGGATTTGCTGATGGTCATCGCGATCATGGATTTATACGATTTATGAATATATTGATAACAAGAGTACGACCGCACATACCAATATGGATTGAGAATGGAACTCTGCTTATTAAGAGAGAGTATATCAGTGGGTTTTACAGTAATAATACGAATAATACGAATAATACGAATAATACGAATACCACTACTACCTTAAATGAAGAATCAGAATATATACATGAGATGGTAAATAAATATTTTCCGAAAAATGCTGGACTGACCGATGCGGAATATTTTATAGAGAATTTCACATATTCTTATAATCATCAGGCGACATTGAAGATTGCTGTTGAGGCAGAGTATTATAGGTATGTGAAAAAGATACATGAGGATAATAAGCATAATAGAAATGATACTAAAATGGCAATGACATTAGATCAGTGGGTATCTATTATTGAATTAAAAGGAAGTTTGATGTTCATTCCTATTGGAGAGACGGTGCAAATGCGTAATATTATGATATCAGACATTACGGTAGAAAGTGATAACCATTCGTTTATTGGCGGAGATGGTTTTGCGGTATCGAATAGTGCTATGGGGAAGCAGGCTGTTGGAATATATATGAGTAATTTCAATGAACGGCTTGATACAATGGCGCACGTTCTTCATTATCCTCAGAAACCGCTTGTAAGAACGATGCTTTCGAGATATACATATTCTGACGAGATGCCTTATGGTATAAATGCGGTTGTAGCTATTATGACACATACTGGATTTAATCAGGAGGATTCTGTAATGATAAATCAATCTTCATTGGACCGTGGATTATTTACGAGTACATATTTCAAGTCATATCGTGACCAGTGTAGTAAAAATCACAGTACAGGTGAAGAAGAAGTATTTACAAAACCTATTGTAGAGGAGACGGGTCGTGTGAAACCATATAATTATGATAAATTGGGCGAAGACGGATTTATTCCAAAAAATACATCTATAACACCGAATGATATATTGGTTGGAAAAATAATGCCTTATAAATCTCATGGAGTTACACATGCGCGTGATACAAGTCTGCAAGTAAAAGGGAATGACGAGGGAAATGTGGACCATAATTATACAGGAATAAATGGAGAAGGATATAAATTCTGTAAGGTAAGGTTGAGGAAATATAGGAAAGTTGTCGTCGGGGACAAAGTTGCATGTTTTCAAAAAAACCACGAAATCCTTACCACTTTGGGCTGGGTAGGAATTAGTGAATTAACACTGGATCACAAAGTTGCTTCAATGGTAGATAATGCTCTTGTATATCAAAAACCATCAGAATTGCAATCATATCATTATAAAGGTAAAATGTATTCTGTTGAAAGTAACCATGTAAGTTTGCTTGTTACACCAAATCATCGTATGTATATTAAATCACATTGGGTTAATGCTAAATATAAAATTGAGAAAGCGGAAGATATATTTAATATGCGAAAGAAATATAAAAAAAATACTGATAATTGGCAACCAGATTATGATTCGCCAGATTTACCATGGAATCTTGTAGTTGAAAACGATAGTGTCACAAAATTCAGATTTGAAGAATACACAGATGGAAATGGAAAAGAGCAACCTGAAATAGAAATTGATATTGATTCCTGGATTACACTATATGGAATATATGTTGCAGAAGGGTTAGTTGCACCTTATAGTATTGTATATGCCGCAAATAAACCACGTGTTCAGAAAGCACTTAATGAAGCAATAGCAAAATGTGGTTTGAAAATGACAAAAAATATGTCAAAAGGTGAAAGAGTTCAATGGAATTTATGGTGTACTCATGCAGTTCGTTTTATTGGCAGAGGTCATATTGCGATTACAAAGCGATTGAATGAATGGACTTATTGGCTTAATCTTGAACAATCACAAAAACTAGTATATGCAATGTGTCTTGGAGATGGTGGACAAATGGAAAACGGAACATGGAGATATTATACATCATCTACGGGACTCGCGGATGATTTTCAAAGACTGTGTCTTCATGCAGGGTATTCTTGTAATAAAAAATTAAAGTCTGAAAAAGGAACAGAATGTAATCATTTATTTAAGAAAGATGGAACTGCTTGTAAAACTAATGCAGATTACTGGGTATTGACAATTATTACAAAACAAAATGAACCAATTGTTAATAAATGGCTTAATCTCGGAGGTCATAAGTTTATGGATAAATGGGTTGATTTCGACGATAAAGTATACTGTTGCACAGTTCCGTTAGGTGAGGGAATTATATATGTTCGCAGAAATGGACTCACGATATGGTCAGGACAAAGTAGGAGCGCTCAGAAGGGTTGCGTTGGAATGGTATATCATCAGTCGGACATGCCTTTTTCGCGGAATGGCATAACTCCAGATATCATTATGAATCCTCATGCAATTCCTTCACGTATGACAATGGGGCAATTGATGGAATGTATTATGGGTAAGGCATGTTGTCATATAGGTGCTCGAGGAGATTCTACGCCATTTACAGATTGTTCGGTAGAGAGTATAGCATCTGTTCTAGAGACATCAGGATATGAGAGATATGGAAATGAAATACTGTATAACGGAAGAACTGGCGAGCAGATACAAACTGAGATATTTATCGGACCGACATATTATCAGAGACTCAAGCACATGGTTGCAGACAAACAACATGTAAGGGGAAGCAATGGACCTATTGTAATGTTAACACGTCAACCGGCGGAGGGGCGTGCTCGCGCAGGTGGACTGAGATTTGGCGAAATGGAACGTGATGCGATTGTAGCACATGGAGCGGCATCATTTTTGAAAGAAAGAATGCTTGATGTATCGGATAATTTCAGGGTATTTATATGTCGCAAATGTGGTTTAATAGCTACGGCGAATCCGGAGAAGAATATTTACAAATGTAATAATTGTAAGAATAACGCGGATATTAATCAAGTAAGAATGCCATATTCTATGAAACTCCTTCTACAAGAATTGTTGACAATGGGTGTTGCTGGAAGAATTATTGTATAGATATATAATAATATTTAATAATAGATATATATAATAATAGAAAATGGCAAAAAATACAAAAACACCAATATCTTTAGATAATAGTAATAGTGACGAGACACTTTCTCATGATATATTGATGAGAAGTATTAAAATTTTTGATATTGGCTATATAACAATTATGTATATAGCGTTATCTATTACTTTTGCGATATTAACTGATAAAATAATGGGAGAATTTGATGCAAAAAAAGAGGGTAAAAAATCGAAATTAAGATTAACAATTGAATTAATACTGACAGTATGGTTATATGGTGTATTAATATATTTTGTTCGTAATGTTGTCGGTTTTATTCCTTTCCCACTTGATGGGTTCCATGGATTTGAACATAAAAAAGTAAAAGAATTAAATTCGGCGACTGTTTTTACATTTACATATGTATTATTTAGTAAATTTATTAAGGCTAAATTATCATTTTATTATGATAATATAGTTATTCCTAAAGTATAAAATTATTATAAAATTATTATAAAATTACTATAAAATTACTTAAAGTGTATACAATATAAACAATATATAAATAGAAATGTACCAGAGTAGAATAAAGAATGGCAAGAAACGCACAAATCGCGATGATAAAAACCGTGGTGTGATTGAGCCTGATGAAGATGGTCAAGAATATGCGATTGTTCAAGATTTATTAGGAAACGGGCGTCTTCGTGTTATGTGTACAGATGAAATAGCGCGCGTTGCAAGGATACGTGGAAATATGCGTAAAAGTACGCATAAAGTATTAATAGAAAAGGGGGATTTAATAATAATATCGCGTCGTGATTTTGAGGAGGACAAAGTTGATGTTATACATAAATATACGAGAGAGGAAGCGAGTTCAATTATACATTCCAAAAAGAGTACAATACCGCCTCCTATTTTAAAGGCATGGACAACTACGAGTGGAGGCATAGGAGGATGTGGGGATCAAGAAGAAGGCGATGATAATGTTATTTTCTACGATGAATCCGCCGATAAAAAAGATGTCGAAAGTATTATTGATAAATTATAAACAAATAAAACTAATCCACAGAATTTACATCGGTTGCATCACTTACATCACTTACATTTCTTACATCACTTACATTTCTTACATCACTTACAATAACTTTTGTTGCTGAAGATTTCGCTGTTGACACTTCAATTTCATATTTACAAACAGGGCATGTATGCTTAGCTTCAAACCATTTTTCAATACATTCAGCGCAATATAAGTGTTTACATATTTTAAGTCTTCTTAAATATATTTTTGTAGAAATAGATTCTAAACATATTGGGCAATTTTCTTTTTTATCAGAGTCAATTAAAGTAATTGGAGCATGTTCATCAATATCTTCTTTTGATAGACCAATAGTGTGGTTTCCCATTCTTTCACATAATTCTGATAGATATTCATAATCGTTATTTTCATTATAAGTCATCGAAGGAGCATCCAGGCCAGTGCCACTAGCGTCAAGAGCGGCGTCGCCACCGTCAAGGTTGTCAATAATATTATACATCGACAGATATGTTACCATAAACAGTTGATGTTCTGTAATAATATGTGTAACTGCGTCATCTAGATCTAATTGTATATTACATACTGGACACTGCATTATATTTAATTATACTATTTATTATTCTTTAGATAGTATTTTTACATATGCGTTTATTTCCGAAAATATAAAGTCTCTTCTATTTAGGATGCAACAAGGAACATCGGTGTTTCACCCTCAAAAAGTATCTGCCGCGCCGCCCGCTCCCCTCGCCGCCACCACTGTCGCCACCACCACCACTGCCGCTGCTCCTGCTGCTCGTTACTCTGATTACATAAGGATATATGCAGGGAATACAACACGTTTATATATATGTACGCAAACACAAACAGGTATAAAATACGTATTGAAAAAATATATAAAAGAATATTTAGATTACAACCAAACAATATATGCAAATAATGAGATAAAGATATTATCGAAATTGTCTCATGAAAATATCATTAAATATATATCTCATTATTCTGATGATTGTTATATATGTTTTTATCAAGAATATGCTGAAAGAGGGGATTTATGTGATCTTGCGTGTAAATTTCATAATAATCGCCTTCCAGAAATATATGTGATACATAATATTATACGTCAACTTCTTTTAGCAGTAGAATATATACACGAGATAGGTGTAGTACATAGAGATATCAAACCAGAGAATATTTTACTTTCAAAAGATTATAAAATTAAACTATGCGATTTCGGACTAGCAATTAATCAGAATCATATTTTACCTATTGGAAGAGTTGGTACACTTGAATTTATGGCACCAGAAATTATAAGATTAAATAATGAAAAATATAAAATGCCATATAATGAGAAAGTGGATATTTGGGCAATAGGATGTCTCGCATATGAACTTATTTATGGAACATCACCATTTTTGGATATTAATACATCACGAATAGAATATAGAATATGTAATTTAGCTCCCAAATTTACATTAAATTTAGGAATATCTGCATTTACTCTTAAATTTATTCTAATAACATTATCTCACGATGCTCAAAAACGTCCATCTGCAACTCAACTCTTAAAATATTTAGATTTATCTTCGCAAGATAAAGTAGAAATAGCTGATATACTATTAGATAAAGACAGTTTCGGTGTCTTTGACGACGATTCATCTAAAACAAAACAGTTTAGAAATAAACGTGTAACTTCTATTGTTCTTGAGGATAAACAAAAACCCGTTCTTCAAGATGTAGCTATACGTACTCGCCTTTTACCAAATAACAAATTAACGAATAAATTAACGAATAAATCAAATAATAAATCAAATAAACCCTTCTGTTGTTTTACTTAATACCAATAATACACCCCTAACAGCCCTAATAGTCCTAACAGCCCTAATAGTATTTAAGGATTTGCGCATTTTAGAAATAAAAGCGTTACCATAATGGTAATAATAGACGATTATATTGAATATACAAATAAATATAAGAAAATATATGGCGAGAGGACGGTTGTATTGATAGAGGTTGGTTCATTTTTTGAAATTTATGCAATAAAGAACGATACACAAGACGAAGGTGCGTCTGATATATATGCGATTGCAGATTTATGTAATTTCCAGGTATCACGAAAAAACAAGACTATTTTGGAGATAACTCATAAGAATCATTTAATGGCTGGCTTTCCAAGTTATGCATTAACGAAACATTCTCAGACATTATTAAATAATGGGTATACTGTTGTATTAATTGAACAAGTGACGTCTCCTCCGAATCCAGAGAGGAAATTAACGCAGATATTGAGTCCATCTATGCAAGTTTCTGTGAACACAATTGATGGTAATTATTTAATGGTAACTGTTTGGGATATTTACAAGGATGTTATAGGTACACGATTTTTTTCTTTAGGCATCGCTGGCGTAGATGTATCAACTGGGCGCACGTGGGTGTATGAAGTTATGCGCGGCACGAGTTCTGCTCTTGATGAATTTACACGCTGTTTCCAAATGTATCAACCTTCTGAAATAGTTTTTATTGGAAACAATTTAACACCCGACGAACGAGCAAAAATAGAGGATACTATTGGTGTTAAAATGGATTCCGGGCGTTCTTACCATTTACTATGGGACATTAATATCTCTCATTATGAAAAAATATCATATCAGAATGAGATATTGCAAAAAGCATATTCCCATTTTGGCATATTAAAGGGTTTGGAAGCACTTTCCATCGAGAATTATGAGAATGCACGTCTCGCATTTGTTTATATGATACAATTTGGATATGAACATAGCGAAAATATCATTAAAAATCTCATATATCCCGACCATTTGAAGTTTGAGGGTCATTGTACACTTGAATATAATAGTGCAATACAGTTGCAATTAATATCGACTACAAATAATAATGGCGAAAAACCACTTTTGAGTATTTTAAACAGATGTTCAACAGCATTTGCAATGCGGAGGTTTCGAGAACAACTTTTGCAGCCTTTAAATAATGTATCAACATTAAAAGAGAGATATGCGAAAATTCAAAATATGATTGATTCTGATAACTCTTATAAAATTCATGCAATTTTGAAAACTGTTCTTGATATTGAACGTATGATAAGACGTATGATTATGGGTCGTTTTAACCCAGCAGAATGGTGCGGATTCCATAATTCTCTCGAGAGTATAATAAATGCATTTACCTTATATACAAATAAAAGTGATAGTACAATTTATATAAAAGAAATAATAAAGGAGTATGTTGATACAATTGAAATAGATGAGGCTTCTAAATATAATATAAATGAAATTAAAGGTAATATATTTAAGACGGGAATCTATAAAGAGATAGATGAAATAGATAAAGAATATATATCTGGCATGAATATTCTAGAAAAAACAGCGGATTTATTTGAAGAGGGTGCAAAGGTAGAATACAATGAGCGTGATGGATATAGTCTTCTCATGACAAAGAAACGTTGGGATACTTGGTCTGCCGCTAATGCCGCTAATGCCGCTAATGCCGCTCACGCTGCTAAAAGTGCTAACGCCGCTCACATTGTTAATGGAAAATCCGACCAATATAAAGCAAAACTGGTGAGTCAAACGAGTTCAATGGTAAGAGTAACAAGTAGTCGTATACAGGCGGTTTCTGATGATATTATAAAAAAATCTCTTTATTTATCAACACTTGTGACAAAACAATATCGTGAATTTATAGCTACATTTGTAGAAAAAAATAAAGATAAAATTCTTAAACTTGTCCTGGATGTTTCTGAACTAGACATTATCTGCACATCAGCCCGCAATGCCATTGATTATAACTATAAATGTCCCATACTTTGTTCCGAAGGTGATTCTAGTGCTGGTGCGGATTCTTATTTAGATGCAAAGAATTTGCGTCATCCTATTATTGAAATTATAAATACAAAATATAAGTATGTACCGAATGATATATGTTTGGGTCGTGATAATAAAGGTCTTTTATTGTTTGGTATGAATTCATCTGGTAAGAGTTCTTTTATGAAAGCAATTGGTTTAAATATTATAATGGCTCAGGCTGGTATGTTTGTTGCAGCAGATAATTTTAAATATAAACCATATAATCATATATTTACTCGTATTGCGGGTATTGATAATATATATAGAGGATGGAGTAGTTTTACTATTGAAATGTTAGAATTAAAGACTATATTACAGAGAGCGGATGCAAATAGTCTTGTATTAGGTGATGAACTTTGTTCTGGGACGGAGGCAATATCTGCTCTTGCTATTGTTGCTGCAGGAATACAGACACTTATAAAACAGGAATCAACGTTTATATTTGCGACACATTTACATGATTTAGGAAAATTGGGAATTATTAAAAATTGTGAAAAAATATATATTGCACACATGCATGTTGAAGTGAATCCCGAAAATGGTCTACTTATTTTTGACAGGAAATTGCGAAAAGGTATAGGAAGTGAAATGTATGGTTTGGAGGTGTGTAAGGGTCTCGGATTGAAAAGTGATTTTTTAAAATTAGCGCATGAAATTCGTTGTGAAGTCATGGGAATTTCTCCGGAATTTGTAGCTATAAAACAATCTAATTATAATTGTGATGTAAGGGTCGGAGAGTGTAAGATATGTGGAGAATCAAATGCAACGGAAACACATCATATTAAACCACAAATGTTAGCAGATGCAAATGGTTTTATAGAACATTATCATAAAAATAAAGAATTCAATTTAATTACAGTATGTGAAGCATGTCATAATAAGATACATCATGGATCACTTGAGATAAATGGTTATAAAGAGACATCAGAAGGAAGTAAACTGGATATTCATAATACTAATAAAGAATTAATACAATTATTTACAAAAATGCGATATTATAATGAACACTTTTATATAAAAAAGACAGCGAGGAGTCGATGGAATATAGCTACAAATGGAGAAATTATTTCGTTATGTGCGAAGAAAGGTTTTGAGTATATTACACTTGAACAGATTAAAGATAATGTAACCAAGAATGACTTATTATAACATTCTTTCTAAATCAGCTTTAACTTGTTTTAATAAAAATTTGTTTAATTCTTCTCTTGTAAATCGTTCTCTTAAGTAAGTGAATAATTCATCTATTGAGCGAAATGCATTAAATTTGCGTTCTAAATGTTCACGCAGTTGTTCAACTGTTATTTCTACTTTTCTGCGTGATCTATCTTTTTTTTCTTGCGGAGGCATTGGTGGTGCATCATCTCTCAATTGTTGTATTCTTTTACTTCTTCGCGGACCTTGCGATGTAGATGGTTGAGTAGATGGTGGCAGCGGTGCAAGCGGCAATGGTACGGGAGGAAGTGGTATGGGCCGCGCCATTGCCGCTTGCACCACTGCTTCGGCCGCTTCGGCTGCTTCTGCTGCTTCCGCTGCTTCTGCCGGTTTCTTTTTAGAACGTGGTCCTCCTTTTCTTGGTTTTCCTTCAGGAGGTCTTGCTTCGAATAATGGGTTGAATGCTGAACTTTGAATAGGTGGTAATTTATTTAATGTACCAGGTGCTTTAATAAGACTATTTAATAATGCTCTATATAGTTTTTCGTTTTCCGAAGGTTTCATAATTCTCGAAATCTCTTCTTCAAATATTATGTCTTTTGGTCCAACAAATGAATATAATTTCAAGTATTTTCCGCCATCTTTCAATTTCTTTATTTTACCATTTGTAATTCCAATTAAGGTACCGCTACTTGTATTACTGTTCTTAAAAATAAGAGCATTCTCTAAGTCTGCTGATGAATATTCAGTATCATCTATTGTTATTTTCTTAGAAGAAGACGAAGTAGAGGAGACCATCTAATATATATAAATACTAAAAATGGAATTTGTAAAAAATTTATATGAAATTTTGAAAAAAATGATTTGCCGTTTTACTTTTTTTATAAAACAAAACAAAGAAAACATCACAAACAACGTACAAATGGCTTCCTCTTCTTCCGTTCCTCCTCCTATTGACCTCAAGGTTCTCTCTGAGACTACCACTAATACCACTGAGACTATTGCTGAGAAGATGCGCAAGATTGCGCTGGATGCTCGCGAGAAGCGTTCGGAGAACGGAAACGACGAGGCATGGAAGGATGAGAAGAACAACAAGGATATCAAGTTGTTCTTTGAAACCGAGATTAAGGTAGGTGCAGTAGGGAAGATCGAGAAGCGCGCTGTGATTGGCGCGAACAATGCCAATATCCTGGAGTACAAGTTCGATGAGTACTTCTACGTCAAGGATGGCAAGGTCATTCGCACTCAGGGCTTTGACAGGAAGCCTGGAATCTATCTGCACAAGATTTACAAGGTGATGCAGACCAAGTATTTCCAGGATCTTCTGCAGGAGTTCATTAACGAACTCGGTGAGATGTGCTTCGCCTGCTGGGCTCCTGCCAAGAACCTCAATGTGATTGAGGTCTACTGGGGGCCTACCAAGAATCACGAGTGGAAGGAGGATGAGACCGATGACGACATCGCGTCTCACCTTCCGGATACTCTGGATACTCCTAAGGGAGATTCCAAGGAGCCCTCTCCTGCCGCTCCTGCTGCCCCCTCTGCCCCTGCGGAGGATGACAAGTCATACAAGACTGTAGCTAAGCGTGGTGGCAAGAAGGTCTCCTCCACTGCAGAGAAGAAGTAAGCGCAAAAACATAAAATCACAAAAACATATATCACAAAGAATATCACACGCCAGAAACAATTTTTGGCATTTTATGGGCCGCATCGCTTTTGCATATAAAACGAGCAACACTCACGACTGATATTGCAATTACGTTTTCTAGCATCTTTTCTCGTCTTGTTATTTCTTCTAATTCTGGTTTTAATATATTTATAAAATATATATTATTTAATTCTGCTACTGTTTTTGTAAGAACTTTATAAAATAAAAGTGATAATTTATTAAAAGTGTTAAAAGATATCGAATCTTTTTTGTTATATAAATTATCAATTATTTGATTGATATTTGAAAGAATATAATACATTAAATATTTGGCGCATTGAATCTTTATATGCTATTTTTATATAAAATAAGAATATCGCTTATTTTATACGCATCTTTTATATTAATGAATATATCCATAAGTATTTTATGTTTTTCTCTTGTAGTATCATTTACAAAGCAATCACATAAATAGTAACACTCCCAATTTATTTTTTTCCCAATTTCTATAATAATTGTATAAATATCATTTTCTGTATATATAGATTCATAGTGTGATAATAGTAATTGTAATAGTATAGATTCCGATAAATCTTCATAACAGATTATATATGCAATTGAAATTACACCAATGAGTATTTCAGTAGTATTTATATCTGGACATTTTTCTATACATAAGTCATAGAGTGTAATTGTTCTAAATAATATATTTAATATTTCGCAATTTGATAAAATACTATATATTTTTCTAATATCTTTCTCGCGTATTTCACATTGCGACGGTATAAAAGTGATATCTGAAATATTAGTATATGGGAGTAAATTAAAAACAAGAGTTTCTTTTGGATATCGTGTAAGTTTTCTATAAAGATCATGTAATTTTATTCTATCACAAGGATTCCACTTACAACATTTTAAATATAAATTATAAACTTCTAATGGTATATATTTAAGCAATTTTAAATGAACTGGAAATGATTTATTTGATATTTTTTTTAGATTTTTAATATATTCTAACCATTTATGTTGGTCATTGTATTTTATAATATCATTCGTATTATTATCTATTAATTGAGGATGACATCCGCGTGTAAATAGATATACCATAATAAAACCGACACTCCAAGATGTAGAGTTATCATGTGGTGCTTCATATTCGCATATTTCCGGGCATGAATATACCCAAGTACATATTGATTTAGACCAATGGAAATCATTTTTACACAATGATTGAGGCACGATTATAGAACATAAATTAAAGTCTATTAATACTGCAGTATTTATATTTGTTATTAATATATTGGTTGGTTTTATATCTGTATGTTGAATACCATAACTTAACAAATATATAAATGTCTCGACAAGTGTTACAATAATATGTAAACAATTTGCATGAGTATATTGTTTTGTTAAAATCCATTTATTCAATGTAATACCATAGTAAGGCATAAGTATATTCATAGATACATTATCCTCGACATAAATATTTATAATTTTAGGACATCCTTCTATGTTCTTTAGAAGTGTTAAAAAAATCGCTTCTCTTATTGCAAATCCATTTAAATTTTCCTTATCTTCATTCATGACTGTATCCGTCTGGATTTCTGCGCACAGCCCGTCCCGGTTTTTATCATCATCTTGAAGATTAATAGATTTCAATTCAAGTTGTTTTATTATTTGATTTTTATTTTTATTTATGAGTATTTTGCCGTAAGATCCGTTAGTATAAGATGTAAAATTTTGCAAGTATTCATTCATACTTACTATTTACAACTATAAATAATTCAAATTTTTACGCATTTCCATAAATAGCTAAATGGAATAAATATTCTATATAGAGTGGTTTTCTGTAAACATCTGTTGAAGCTAATAGATGATCGATATGAGCGGCATGAGATAAAAATTCCGCTCTGTATTTTTGAGGAACAGATTTCATGAGGTCCATAGTTATATTTTTTATAGATGAATCATTTATACTAATTTTATGTGTAAAATCTCTAATATTTTCCATAGTTAATTTTTTATTTTTTAGAAAATCACATATTGTAGGGCAATTATATGTACAGAATTCTTCGGTTATAACTTCTGGTATATTTTTTATTAAATAGTGGATATATAATGCAAAATATAAGTCTTGACAAAGATTTTTGGCAAGTGTATCATGATATACTAAATTTAAATCTCTAAATGTAGCTATAAATTCGTCTACTGTAAATAATGGTATTCTTATTCCAAAGAATCGGCTACGAATAGGTATTTCTAATTTAGTATAAAAATGGGTTGTACATATAAACAGTGCATTTTCGGAATATCTTTCAAACAGTACACGAAAATCATAGAATTTATTATTATTTACAATATAATCAATATGTTTAATAATAATAATGTGTCTTCTTGCATGAATACAAGGATGCATTACCATATGTTTAATAAGTTCTGTAAATTTCATTAAATCTTTTGGTTGTTGTGGTATACTCAAATCAATTTCAAAGAAATAGGGCGTTTCATTATATAATACATCTTTATCCCATACTAATTTATTAATAATATAATTGCCAAATTTCTTTTTAAACGCAGTATAATATAATAATTCAAGTGGTATACCTTTATGACTATATAAAATAGTATTTGAAATAGTATCCAATTGGTTTATAAACATATCAATTACTTTTTTATGATAAGGCAGATGGTGTAAAACATTTTTAAAATTATCAAAATAGTAAACCCATAATTCGTCCATAGTCATATCTGTGTCAGCGCGGGTACCCGCCCCCGTGTCTATACCCGCGCCCATATTCATGTCCATTTTTGTATTTATATTAGTATTTATATTACTATTTATATTGGTATTTATATTGGTATTTATATTGGTATTATTCGGAATGGATATTGTAGATGTATTTATAAGATTCATTTTATTTTTATATTAAAGACAAGTTTATTTCTTAAGTTATGGATCCATATCAAATATTGGGATTACCAAAGAATACAGAATTTAATGAGGTGAGGGCTCGATATTTTTATTTAGCTAAGAAACATCATCCTGATAAATTTGCGCATAGTTATGGTCAAGGTGCTGCAATAAAGACTCTAGAGGAAAAGAAGAAAAATGAGGAATATTTCAAAAGTATAACTGTGGCATATCATCAGATTGATAAAAATCGCAATAATCAGTATTTTGGGGTTGGGAGTGGCGTTGGCGTCGGTAATGATGAAAGTTTCAGTGAAACAGATTTAGCGAATATATGGAAACAAGTAGAAAACTTTTTTAATGCACCGGAGGTATGGGAATGTATGAAAGAAATATTAGATAAAGTTTCAAAGGCTAAATTTGACGGGAAAAAAGATGTAGAATCATCGCGCCCTGTGCCAAGGAAACACAGTATAAAATTAAAGTTATCTTTAGAGGATATTCACACATCTAAAACAAGGAAATTGCGGCTTTTTTTAACAGGAATAAAGACACCTATATATTTAAATATTAATAGTTCTGATATATTTGAAAGTAATATAGTTGAAATAAATAATTATAAAGTAAATGAGAAAATAGAGATTGATATATCAATCCATTTATCTATAGAAAAACATAAGATATATAGATTAATGCGTTTTGGCGATAGTTGGGATATTTTCTATGATATATCTCTTACATGGGAAGAATATATTAAAGGTAAAAAAATACGGGCAATTTATTTAGACGGTAAGCGAAAGGAATTTACTATTGCGCCTTATCAAGATATTGAATTGCCGATTGTTATAGAAAATGAAGGATTATCTGGTAAAGGATCTTTATATATTATTGTTAAAATTATAAATCCGCGTAATTTTAGTGAGGTTAAAGAAATTCTTGCGAAAATAAACGCGGGTGTGATGGAACCCTGTCTCTTGAGGGCGAAAAGTATTTAAGGATTTGAGAATATAAATAGTTATCCAAGAAACAAAAATGGCTCCCCGTGTTGCATCCGCGAAGCCTGCTGCCGTTGCCACCCCTGCCCCCGCTGCTCCAGTAAAGACTGTTGATGCACCTGCTGCTGCTGCCAAAAAGGTAGCTGAGCCCAAGACTGCTAAAGGCGCTGCTGCTGCCAAGACTGAGAAGACTGCCCCTGCGGCTGTTGCTGCTGATAAGAAAGAGGATGCCACTGCTGATGCGGAGGAGGTCCAAATTTCTCTGGTAGATAAAGTTGAACTGAAAATCAACAGCCTCTCTGCGATTATCAAGGAGACGCTTGCTGAGCTGAAAGTATTGAAGAAGGATTATGAGCGCATGCGCAAGAGTGTCGAGAAGACCGAGCGCAAGCGTGCAAATGCTCGCACAAACCCAAATGGATTTGCCAAGCCAACTCCTATCATTGATGAACTCTGTGTATTCCTGAATGTTCCATCTGGTTCGGTTATGTCTCGCACTGATGTTACACGTAAAATCAATGCATACATCAAAGAGCACAACCTGAACAAGCCAGAGAACAAACGCATTATTCTGCCTAACCCGGCACTGCGCAAGATTCTGAATGTCAAGGAGGGTGACGAGGTATCATTCTTTTCTCTGCAAAAGTTCCTTTCCCCACTGTTCAAGAAGACTGTACCAGTTGCCCCAGTCGCAACTGCTTAAAAATAAAAATTAATAATAATTAATAATTAATAATTAATAATTAATAATTAATAATTAATAATAAATAACAATAATAAAATTACCAAAACTTATTTTTGCAATATTATTTAGTAATAATGATATATTTTATTAATGATATATTTAAGGATTAGATTTTCTTCTACTATTCGATAAAGAATTGGTATTTGTATTCTTTTTTAATTTTGTATTTGTTCTAACTCTGGTAGATGATGGCATAGATGAATGTGTATTTGTTATATCTACGATAGTATCAATAGCTTCTGATATAGATATTTTATGATTGTAAATAGTATCTACAAAATTATTATATTTTTTCGAAGTCGTTGATGATATAAGTTTAAGTGTTAAAAGTTGTCGCAGATTTAATGCCATAAAATAGAGATCAATCTTATTCTTTTCTATATCTTTAGGCATTTCGGGATGAGTTATATCACTCTCATCAGTTATCATCATATCAAAATCTATTATTCGTGATATTCCGTCTTCCCCTATAACAATATTATCTATATGTAAATCTTGATGAATAAGACCAGCTTCTATAAGTTTCTGAATACCTATAAATACATTTAATAATAATCGCAAAATTTCTTTATAAGAATATTTTGGTTTTTGGCGTGATAAAAAATCAGTCAAAGACACACCTGCATATGGCTCTATCAATTGGTATAATTTGAAATTCGGACTATTAATAGTAATTGATTCATAATCTCTATTGTCTATATTGTTAAATTTTTTAGTAATATTCGTTCTAATGGTATTATTTTTAAGTGTAATATGTTTTACACTATAAGAATCTGTATCGATTTCTTTTATTGGAATATCATCTAGTAAGACTGTACAAATTCCATATCCTACGACAAAGTAACGATTATAATCTAAAATTTTCGCTTTAATAATTTTATGATTTTCATATTCTCTCTGAATAATATTTTTATCATGAGATATTTTTGAAACATCTCTTTTAGATGGTTTATATTCTGTAAAATCAAATAATATATATTTTGAAGGAGGAACGCTTGTAATACAGTTGTAAGGTGGTTCGACAATTGCAGATTTCATACCAACCCCTATAATTTTACGTTCACGTAGCATATATATCTATAATTAAAATCCAGAATAAAATAATAATAAAAATAATAAAAATAATAATAAATAGCTATATTTTATTTTTCTTAGATTTTTTAGAAATTTTCTTTACTTTTTTCTTAGAACCGCCTGCCGGTCCTACTCTTCTTCTTCTAGGTGCAAAACATTCTCCTAATCCACAAAATAATGATGGTGGGTTTGGGCTGGGCTGCGGAGACGGGGGTGGGGGCGAGGGCGGCGATATTTTATATAAAAGTAAACCATAATAAATTAAAAAATTATCAGGTCTTTTAATGTTTTCTAAGTCTGTCCAATCGCATTCAATAACTCTTAAATCGTTCGCATTAAATTTGCTGTTGTATTGTATTATATTATCATACGTACCGCTACTATCAAAAATATATTTTTTACCTTCACATATAAAACCGCAAATTTCATGTACAGATTGTACTATATCATCTGTGTATTCGACTATTGTTATAGTACAACTTATTAATTTATTAGTTGAATTCATCTGTTCAATTTTTTTATAAATTTCTTGTCTAACCATACTTTCATACAGAATTTTATTTTTCAATTTTTTTTTATAATAATGTTTAAAAAAGTATAATTATCTAGTAAGCCTATATATTTATTTAGATTAGACATATCATATAAAATATAATTAGAATCTAATAAAGTTCCTGTTATAAACATACATATTTGGTAATGTATTTCATTATCTACACGAAAACACATTTCTGTATATGTAAAATTTGTATTTAACTTTGACATCTGATAGACGGGTATATTAGGTAATATATAGTTTAATATAATAGCAGCTATATCTTTATTTATATCGTTAATTCCCTTTTTTTCATCATATAAAAGATAATATATATACGCTAACATTTCTTTAAATAATTCTGAATTTATATTTTCAGAAGAAGTATGGGTGGGGGTATTATATTCTTTATTATAGTCTTCGAAAAATCTTTTAAAATTAATATCTAAGAATGTTTTCCTTCTATTATTATTTTTTAAATATCCCTCGGTAATAGCAGCTAAATGTTTTTTTATATCATCTGAGAGTAAAATCATATTAATAATTGCATTAAACCAACAAGTACCTTTAGCTTGCGCTATTCTTCCAAAATTACATCGATTTTCTGTTGAACCTCTATATTTATTTCTTTCCTTTCTATATTCTTCCATTGTTATTTCTGATAGTGCAGTATTATAAAACCATTCAATCATTTTACTTTTAGTATTCTGCAAAGTATTCTCATTTACTATTAAATTATAAATTGCTGTTATTCTATCAAAGTCTTCCATTATTACTGACGATGACAATTGTGTGTTTCTTACTGTTGATAACCATGTTAACATTTTTGTTTTCATAGAGTCATCACCTATTTTGTTTATTTCCTTTTCTAATTTTTCTTTACTCATACTTATTAATTAAATTTATTATAATTTTTTAGATTTCGCGTTTGTCGATATGGAATATGATGATGGCGGAGATATAGAAGGTATACTTTCTTCAATTTCACCAGTAAAAGATATATGGGTTCCCGGTGGTCCTCCTAGCATTGTTTTATATGCTTTTCTTATTTGATTAAAGAGTTTTTTCTGTTTTACTTCATCTCCTGCGATATATGGTATTTTTCGTTTAAATTCTTCGAAATTATTTTCAACTGCGAGTGTTCTGAGTAATGTTGCGCTTATGCCTTGTAATGGATTAGAGGAATTATCTCTTACTTGTGAAATAGCTACATATTCCAGAAAATCTGGGAAGTATTTTTTATCAGATGGTTTGGATATACTTTCATTTAAAATTCTAATATAAGATGGAATACGGTCAGCCCCGCCAATAATAACAAGTATATCTCCTTTACCTCTCATTTTTTTGAATGCATTAATTGGTGTAGAAGATACAAATACACGACGACTATCTAATCCAATGGATTTCATACCTAATTTTATATATTTCACTTTTTGGTCTATAGTTAATGGATTCTTTCGTTTTTCATGTTCAACTAATGCTTTTGATTTATTTTCTGATTTTTCTATATTTTTTAGAGTTTGACCTTTTATGACAGTTTTATGTTCTGTTTCATTTACAGATGATGTACCTATATAATAATTATTATATCCAGCATTTTTCAATGTTACTATATCTTGCATAATTGTTAAATGACCGAATGTAAATGGTTGAAAACGCCCATATGCAAGTAAAACTGTTCGATCTTTTATAGATTTATCTTTTTCGCTTAAAATTCGTAATTGTTGTTCACGGTCTATTTCCATTACTTAAAAGCGGGCAAAATAAAAAATGATTTCCCATTTAAGGTAAAATAAAAACCATATAAGGCATAGAATTGTAAGTACTTTACAGTCCCGTGCAAAATGGATACCTGCGATGTCCTCCTACCAAAATCCGTAAACCCTTCCAACTTCAAGTACTCAACTCCGAAAACTCTGTCGAATGGATCTCGTACGGTTTACATAACACATAATTCACAGAAGCTTTCTATTCAAACTCCGATTATGCGTCTTCCTTATGGAGTCGGTGAGGGCTATGAGTCCGCCGCTGATAAGGAGAAGGAAAAAGATGAGAATAAGAAACCACCTTCTTATGATTTGCATGTCTCTTTCGGAGGTCATGACGAAAACCCAAAAATGAAGAATCTTCTGGATACGATGCTTGCTATTGAAACTCAGGTGAAGCAGGATGCTTTCAATAATCGTGTTCAGTGGCTTGACGATGATTTCGATGGTATTGAGCAAGTTGTGAACAAACTCTTTACGCCGATTGTGAAATATGACAAAGATAAGCAGACGAAGAAGGTTATTGGAAAGTATCCGCCAACTATGAAACTGAAGCTTCCATATGATGTGAAGACGTCGAAGTTTCAATTCCAGACGGAAGATATGGATAATAATGTTGTTGATTTCAAGATGGTACAGAAGAATCTGCGTGGTGGACGCGGAAAGTTTATTATTCAGCTAAGTGGTTTGTGGTTTGCAGGTGGAAAGTTTGGCTGCACATGGAAGGTTGTCAATGCAAAGGTCGAGGGTACTGTTGCGAAGGCACTGAAATTCATCGAAGATTCTGATGATGAGAATGAGAAGGCCAATCCGCCACCTGAGCAAATTGACGAGAGTGATGACGACCTTGCGGCGGATGCAATCAGTAACGCAAATGCCAATCCGAATCCAAAAATTCCAGACACTACTCCAATTGGTGACGACGATGATGATGATGCCGATGCCGATGTCGCAGAGGAGGAAGAAGAAGAGGAAGATGACGAGCCACCACCTCCTCCTCCGCCAAAGAAAACACCTGCTAAGAAAGCACCTGCAAAAAAATAAAATAACTAAATAGTAATGAATACAATAATATTACCATTTGGTGAAACATCTGAAAAATATCAAAATACCTTTCTACAAGTGAAAATACGCAAGGAGAATAAAGACAATAAGGAGAAGAACAATAATATGGAAAATGCAAGTAAAACAAAAAGTAAATTTAGGACTCTCATTTATGATAAACAATATCCTTTTGATTTTTCGAAGAGAATATTTAAAAAATTCATGCGAACGTATAATATTCAAAATCAACCTGATGCACTCGTTATCTCTGAATTTAGAGATAAATATATTAAACAATATTTTACAGAATATTTACATAACATGGTAAATAACAAAATATTTTTATCAAAGGCTTGTTATTTTGAATTAACGAAAAATAAGCATGGACCTATGTTACCTTCAGAAACTGCATATCAAATTATAGAAAAATTTGGACTTCCTATGCCGTGATAATCTAAATTTTAAATTTTATTAAATAAATTTAATAAAGACTTTGAAGAAGTTTTCATAGCTTTGTAGGAAAAATTGTTGATATAGTAATTCTTCCATTTCATTATATTTTGTAATTATATCATTGAGTTTATATATAAAATACGCTTGAGTCTCTTGGAATGATTGTTTATTATTATATACTTTACGATAATATGTGCAGAATTTAAGATAAATTGCTGCAGTAAATTCTCCATAAGTAACTCTATTATAATACTGATTTGTTGTGCAATTTACACCAAGCCATATAAAATGAAGTGCAGTAACTTCTTCACCGGGCGGTCCATGCGGTCCTTGCGGTCCCGACCCAGACTTACATATAGAATTCAATAATACACAAATTGAGTCATCTGGGCCATCTTGTTGTTCTGGGAATGCTTCCTGTGGCGTCGCCGCTAACGACGCTAAGGCCATTGAATTTTATACATACCAAAAATCCATTATGAATCATTTTTTTTATTTATGAAATAATTTTACGACATAAGTTCATTGACTTGTTCTTTTGTCAATATAGGTTCTTCATAATATTTCATTACATCATCTATAAATATATCGAATTCACAGAAATATTGATGAAAATCATTTTTGTTTATCGATTGATACAATGTATTTGCTTTTGTTGGATTCTGTATTATATATTCATTTGTTAAATCGATAAACATATAGAATGACCAATTCATATATATTTCAGAGTAATGTAGTTTTTTTACATTTGTAAAATAATATGTAAATTTTTTGTATATAAATATGATAATATAGTTATCAGTCAAATTTTTTATTTTTTCTTCTCTTGTTTTCCGTAAAGCATTACATATGTATTGTAATGGCGTCATTTGGTTTGTCTGCTGATTTGTCTGCATCTTTTTGTATTATTAAAAAACTACACATCTTAAATCAAATTTTTCTATTTTTATAATAAACCGCGCAATTATTGTCATCCATGATTCATCATTTATCATTTATCTATTTATCGAAATCTGTATTATCTCCATGTTTTTTATACATAACTACTGTATATGGTGGTATATCTACATTATATAATTCTATATTATTAAATTCACTATTTGATATCCATATTCTAATAATACAATAGTTTCTCTTTGGTATCACGGAGACTCCACATACTTTATCAATATGCGCAACATCTTTAGTTATTGAATCGGTCATCAATTTAGCCCCGAGTTCTAACCAATACTTTGCAACATCTGGTTTATTTACTTTATAAGAAAAACATCCTCCATTTTTATTGAGTGGGTCTTCCCACAATGGTTGTATATCTTCGCGCATTAAAAAAAACATGCCTTTAGACCATAAATCTATATATGACAGATTTATTTGTAACCAATCTTGCGGAGTTGTTATAACTGTTTGTATTTTATAACTGGAAGATACCCATTCTTCATCATATGGATCGTGGAAATAAAGCGTCCAAAGATTATTGAAAATATATTCTTCTTCTTCTGCCGCCTCTCCCATGTTTATATTTATATTCAGTATATTCTGTCGTCTTTATATAGATGAAAAGACCAACAAACATTTTAATTATATTTTTAGTCATTATTATTTTAGCTACATTGGCTGGTAAACAATATAAAGAATACTTTATTTCTACTGAATTTAACATTAAATTTATGTCTAAATATGAAACATATGCATTTATTAATAATGATAAAGACGGTTTTATAAAAAATACTCCAGATGCACATCCAGATATATACGGTTATAAAGATACAGATAGCTACAAAAGTGATGCGGCAAAAACGGCAGTCTCTTTTAATGATTATGAAATGAAACAGATAACAACAATGGCTATGGCGGTTGACGAATTTCTCGTAGAGAACTTTGATGTTCAACAGCCGAAACCAAGTCAAATAAAATGGATATTTGCTCTTACTGATGGGAACTCGAGAAATACATATGAAGAAGGTCGTCCACATGTTAGAGGAGACGTTATATTTCTATCAACAATAACAACAACACAAGAAATAAATGATCCTTGTCAATTTGGATTTACATTATTATATTTACGTCAAAATATAATTTTTGGAAAACAAATAAATACATCAACAATGCCATGGAATGCACAAGATGCTCATTGGAAATTTGCAGAAAAGTTTCCAACATGTCAATTCTATAATAGAATAAACTATTTCGGTGATATCTATGATTCTACATATGATAATCAATATGATTTAGCTACAAACGGAGCAGACGCCGGGGACGCTGGCAACGCCGCTGACACTGCCGATACACCACCAAAAAACTTAATAGCTAAACAAGACAATAAAAATTATCTAATGAATGAAGAGCAATACAATGGTATATTTGGTCATCCATCCAAATAAAGTGAAAAATAAAATTAAAAATAAAAATGTCGGCACATTACGTATGATGTACACTACATCTGGCGTCTTGGACAAATATTTTACGGGCTTCTTCTACAACATCATGTAACGTTATATTTTGAAAAATATGTAAAATTTGCCCGTAATTTGTAGCTATATTATAGGTTCTATGAAAAGTATATATAGTATTTACTAAATTTTTATTATCTTTATTCATATCATTTATAAATTTTTCTATTATATTTTTTTTATGAATATTAAAATCAATTTCTAATTTTCCTGATTTTATATTATCTATGACTTTGAAAATCTCTTGAATACTCTTTTCAACATTCTTTTTAGCTATAGATAACATTATATTTACTGATGAGTGATATATTGATCTATCGAGTCGAGCAGAAATGCCATACACTAATCTCTTTTTAAGACGTAAATAATCAAATAATTCAGATATACCTGTGTCACCTAGAATATGTATCAAGGAATCTCGTATTAACAGAGTCTTCAAATCTATAGTTTTATTATAAAGTATAACATAATTTATTAATATATATATTTTAGAGAATTTCTTAGTATACTTATAATATTCTACATGCGCTCCATTCTCTCCATTTGCTCCATACGCCCCATACGTTTTGTTTTTTGTAGCGCTTTCTATTGAGAGAATATATGGCGGTGGTTTGTTTATTTCCGCACATCCATCAGTGCTAGCGTTATTTGTAAAAGGCATTTTGTCTAAATAATCAGAAATGCGCTTTTTTGAAATAGATGAACAAATAACCATAGATAAATTATCTTTATTATAGAACTTTTTACCATGTGCAACTATTTCTGATATATTATAATATGGTACCGTATCAGGTATATCTATACCAACTTTTTCTAAAGGATGACCTTTGTATATATTTTCCATAGATTTATTATATAACCAAATTTCAGGATTGTCATTACACATATATTGTTCTTCGAGCACTATTTTATTTTCATCAATAATTCTTTTTTTAGTTACTGTAAATTTATTAATTATTTTACATATAAGTTTTATAGCCTGTAATAAATTTTCGTTAGGTACAGTCATAAAATAACATACATGGTCAACTGTAGTATATGCATTAAACTCCGCTTGAATATTATAAGCATCTAATAAATATTGCCCATTTTTAACAGAATTAAAATGCAAATGTTCAACTAAATGCGCAAGACCAGTCTTTCCTTCAAGTATTATTCCACCCTCAATAAATATAGCTACAAAACTTGTTTTTATATTTTTATTTTCTGGCTCAATTATTAAATTATTTATCATTACTATATGATAATGTAAAAATAATCTAAAATTTAGTCATTCGCATTTCTGCAAGTCTTTTTTCTAATCGAGCATTTCTTTGGTTTTTAGCTATTTTAGCTTTTTCTCTTTGAATATGTTCTATTATTTCAGATTGTTTTCTTTCAATATGTTCTATTAATTCTGAGTTAGGACTAAAATCATGAAATTTTCCATCATCAATTTTAAGATATATAGTAGTATCATATGTAAGAACATATCCTTTGATACCAAATACATATCCGTTAATTTCATTAAATTCTAACCAATCGTGTTCCATAATTCGAAAGTTGTCTATATTTTCGCGGTAATTACTATTAATATGGCGATTAATATGAGTAGCACTATCAAAAATATATTGTTTATTATTGCATATAAATCCACAAATTGAATGACCCAACTTTAATTGATTATTTCTTATACCAATTATACATGCTATTGGTATATATCCTGGTATTGATTGTATTTTATCACTATAACCGACTGTTAAAATCATATTCGAATAGGTTTTTCCCCCACAAAAGTTAATTAAAAGTAGAATGATATTTGCTATTAAATCAGTTTCAGTTTCATTGTTAATATTCCAAAGATAGTCATGACCTTCTGGCTTTAATTTAAAATATTCAGGGATTGGAAATTCTTTACCAAATGCATGGTTTATTGCTAGTGAACTGATATCTCTATTTATATATTTAATTGTTTTTCCGCCTAAATACAAAATATAATATAAATATAATAACATATCTACTATTAATCTTAAATTGTATGGTGTTTGTGCATCTCTATAACATGTAGTTTCATATAATTTTTTCATTTTAGATAAAAAATTTTTTAATTTAGTATTTGATTTGACATTTCTATCTTTATCAAGATTAAACTGATTCGTTAAAGATAATGATAGAATCGCTTTTAATGTATCTGATAGTAAAAACATATTTAATATGGCTGTAAACCAACATGTTCCTTCGACTTGAGTTATTCTTCCGAAATTACATGGGTCTAAACGAGAGCCACTTAATTCTTCTTTTTTAAGTGCAGCCATATATATTTCGTCATATTTACCTGTATAATTAAAATCTTCCCAATCACCGTTATATTCATTAAATAATTTTATTAATTTATTTCTCGTGATTGTCAAAATTTTTTTTTCAAGATAATCAGTGGTATCATTATTAATTTTTTTTTGTAATTTCTGTAATTGTATAATTATGTCTCTAATAGAATTATTAGATTCCGCTTGCGTTTTCAGGTCATCTTTTATAAAATATAAAATATCTTGGTCCGTAATATTGTTATCATCATCGTCATCACTATTATTATTGCCATCATCAATACCACCACCATTTATATAATAAGATTTATCTAAACTTTTACGAAAAAGAGCGTTATATTTAGGATTTTGTAGATTTTTAACTATTTGTCTTTTATATCCTTTTTTAGATAATTCGACGATTTCACCAATAATCTTTAATTTATTTCTATTTGACTTTGATTTTCCAAGACGAATAAAAAGTGTGTTTATAATCTCTTCTTTATTCATTACTTATTATAATAATTAAAGTTAAAAAAATGACTTAAAGTTATGAGACATTTGTTATATTAGTGACCCCGCCCTCTAAAATTCTCGCAAATGTTCCGTTTTTCTAAATTGAATGATAATGCCGTTGCCCCTGTAAAAGCCCATCGTTTTGATGCAGGATTCGATTTATCTGCTTGTGAAGATGGCATTGTACCTGCACGTGGACAACTTATGATTAATACAGGTATCGCTATTTCAATTCCTACAGACTGCTATGCACGTGTTGCACCTCGCAGTGGACTTGCTTACAAAAAATGTATTGATGTAATGGCTGGTGTCATTGATCATGGATATTCTGATTCTGTTCGTGTAATTATCCGCAATCATGCCGATGAACCTTTTCAAGTTAAAATTGGTGATCGTATTGCCCAACTTATCTTTGAAAAAATATATACACCAGAAACGATTGAATTTGTTACCTATGTAGATATTCAAGATGCTAATAATTCTAACAATTCTAATAATTCTAACAATCTAGATAACAATGGTACAAATATTACAAATACAGCAAATCGCGGTACTGCCGGATTCGGTAGCACTGGTGTATAAATATATCTATAAATACATTTATAATTATATCTATAAATACATTAAATACATTAAATACATTAAATACATTAAACAGTACCGCCAGTGTTTGAACGCTCACCATCTAAGGGACTTGATTCAATCATTATGCCACAATATTTTTTGGGTTTTGTTTTGAAATCTTGTTGAGAATATATTCCGATATCTATTGAATTATGTAATATCCATTTAAAATTGTCCCAAAATTCTGGTGTATGTCCAATACTCTCTGTACCTATATGTGTCAATTCATGAAGCGCTACAAACATCATCGTATTTAAATCCAGAAGTGGACGCGTTCCTTCTTTTTGTCTTAAGCAAAATACAATACTCTCACCTTTATTAACCGCATATGATGTATAATCTTCACGGTCAGTTCCTTCACTTATTTTTTCAGGTTTGAAATTCATTATTATTTGTTGCGTTCTATAATCATCTGGTGTGGTCTTCTCTAAATGTTTAGATAATAACGTTAAATTTTCGGCAATATGCGCAAATAAATTTGCCGCTTCTAATTTATCTGGTCGGCTCTGTACTAAATAACTTTTGTTATCATATGTAGACTTTACCCACTCCTGTTTACCCATAAAATATGTATCCCATACTAAATATAATACTACTCCTCCTAAAATTACAATAAATAATGCTTGATGCTCCATTACAGTTCATGAAGAAAATTTGATTTTTCTTTTAACTTAAAGTTTATTTAAAGTTTATTTAAAGTTTACTTAAAAGTTTATACATTTATTATTTATACTATGGATTTAGAAACAGAAGAAAATGCATCTTTCCCTAGAAAAGAGGCACCAGAATTATCTAGATCCAAATCAATTGAATTTCAAATAATTGATATATTTATACCGGAAGCTGATAAAGCTGCGCAATATTATGATAGACTGAACGGATATCCGCGTAAAGAAGGTAAAATACCACAATATGAAATTATTTTATATGGAGTAACGGATGAAGGATATAGTATAGCATGTACTGTAAAAGATTTCTATCCGTATTTTTATCTGAAATGTCCAGATAAATGGGAGAAAACAAATACACTCTCTGCTTTTCAAGATAGTCTATTGAATAGTAAAATTAAAAAGAAAAAATTCAATAGGGTTACTAAGAAATATGAAGAATATCAGGCAACAGTCGTACCATATGTGTTTCAAGACCATATTGAAAGCATCGAATTTGTCAGCAAGAAAGATTATTGGGGTTTTACGAATCGCAAGAACTTCAAGTTTATTAAATTCACTGTAAAATCGCTTGGTTTATTTAATAATCTGAAGAAATGGTTTGGCGACGCAGATCAGAAAGCTGCAGGATGGAAACTCTATGGAAGTAATCTTGACCCTTTTCTTAAATTTATTCACGAAAGAAAGATTGAACCATGTGGATGGGTAAAAGTCGAAAAAGGGTTCGATATTATTGCAAGTGACGCAGGAAGCGAAAATGAAGGCAGCGATACCTCTGCTGAAAATAATATCAGACACTTTAGAACTCATTATAATATTGAAGCAAGTAAAGATTCAATAATACCTAGAAATTATAAAAAAATCGCACCACTTCTCATTGTTTCTGTTGATATTGAATGTACAAGTAGTCACGGAGACTTTCCGGTTGCTAAGAAAGATTATCGTAAACTTGCGACTGATCTCATAGTTGCCGCAAAAGAAAATATGAATTATTTCAAAGAACATGTGAAACAATGGCTCAGTGATTGTTTTATCAAAGATATACCAGTATCTAAAAATACAATTATTAGTAGAGTGTATCCTATAAATGATAGACCGTCTCGCTCTGTACCCATTATAAGCGATGAAATTGTATCCGAAGTCATACGTCTAATTATTGATATAGTAAATAAAAAGACCGCATCTAAAACAAAAGGTAGCGGCGGGACCGTCGGGACCTGCGATGATGGTGCCGAAGACGGTGGCAATGAAGGAGCCTATAGTGACGATGATGGTTCTGCGGGTAGCGGGGCAGAACCAGATAAAACGGATAAAACACTGATAGAATATTTGACAAATAAATGTGGATTTCCGAAATTGCAAGGTGACGCAATTATTCAGATTGGAAGTACTGTATCTCGTTTCGGTTCAGATAAAATATTGTATAAACATATTGTTTGTCTCAATAAAACCGATGAAGTTAAAGGTATTGACCTTGAATATTATAATACAGAAATTAAGGTTATCAAAGCATGGAAGGAATTTATTCAAAGACTTGATCCAGATATTATTACGGGCTATAATATATTCGGTTTTGATATGAAATATATATGGGAAAGGTGTGAAGAACTTAATTATATTGATAGTTTTTCTATGAATTTGGGAAGAATGCTTAATAGAAAAACTATTCTTGATAAAAAAGAATTGTCATCATCTGCACTTGGAGAGAATATTATGTATTTTTTCGATATGGATGGAGTCGTGCAAATTGATATGTTGAAAGTAATGCAGCGCGATCATAAATTGGATTCCTTTAAATTGGACTTTGTAGCTCAGACATTCCTGAAAGATAAGAAGGATGATATTTCGCCTCGGGAAATATTTGAGAAATTCTTGGGGAATAGTGAAGACCGCGCAGTTATTGCGAAATATTGCGTGCAAGATTGTGCTTTATGTAATCGTCTCATGCATAAATTGAAGGTTATTGGAAACAATATTGCTATGGGGAATGTCTGTTCTGTCCCTTTAGCGTATTTATTTATGAGAGGTCAAAGTATTAAGATTTTCAGTCTTGTATCGAGAGAATGTCATCACAAGGATTATGTTATTCCAGTTGTTGGTGGCGGTGCTGATGTTAAATTGAATATGCTCGAAGATACTGCAGGATATGAAGGTGCAATTGTTCTAGAACCTAAATGTGATATGTATCTTGATGACCCTATTACCGTATTTGATTATTCGTCTCTTTATCCGTCCTGTATGATTTCTAGGAATCTATCTCATGATGCGTTTGTGAATGATCCTGCATATGCGAATATTGAAGGTGTAGAATATGTTACGATTGAATATGATATTTATGAGGGAACTGGCGATAAAAAGAAAGTTATTGGGAAGAAGACGTGTGTATTCGCGCAGTTTCCAAATGGAGAAAAGGGTGTTTTGCCGACTATTCTTATGAATCTTTTGAAGAATCGCAAAAATACGCGATTGAAGATTGAATATCAGACATTCACTATGAAAGATGGCAAAGAAATAATAGGATATGTAAATGAAAATGATTTGAAGAATACGGAACTTACAGGTTATAAAGTTCTTGATGTAGATAGTGGTGATAAAACAGATATTCTCGTTTCTGAAATTATATCAGCAAAGGATACATTTACAGATTCAGAAAAGTCTGTATTGGATGCTCAACAACTTGCTTATAAAATCACGGCGAATTCCCTGTATGGTCAAACTGGTTCTCGGTATAGTGCTATATATTTGAAGGAAATTGCGGCGTGTACTACAGCGACTGGCCGCGAAATGATTTATCTCGCCAAGAATTTTATGGAAAAAACATACAATGTCGAGGTGGTATATGGAGATTCTGTAATGCCTTATACTCCAATTTTATTGAGGAATAAAATAACTGGTGAAATTATTACAAAAACGATTGACAGTATTGACAATACAAACTGGAAACCATATGATGTATTTAAAGCTGGCGATTCGAATCGAAGAGAAAAGCAACAAATTGAAATTTCAGAATATGAAACATGGACCGATAATGGATGGTCTTCTATAAAAAGAGTGATTAAACATAAATCTAATCATGCAATATATAGAATTTTAACTGATACAGGACTCGTAGATGTTACAGAAGACCATTCGCTCTTATCAGAAAATAAAGAAATCATTAAACCAACTGAAGTGAATATTGGAACAAAATTACTATGTGGATTCCCGCCAAAATCAGAAATATCTTCAGAAATACCTATAGATAAATCATATACAAATGATTTTCGCACAACAAAGAGTCATATTGAAGCACAAAATATTTATATTAAAATGAAATCAAAAGGAGATGTTATTGTAAATGAAAGAAATGGTAATATAGAACTCTTTTGCATGGAACATTATAATAAAAACTTTCATTCAAAAGGATTCCATGAAAAGTATATGAAAAAAATACAAAACTTAAATGCTATTAAGAGAATTGAGAAATTATACGATTCATATGATGATTATGTATATGATCTTGAAACAGAAGAAGGTAATTTTCAAGCAGGCATTGGTAATATTATAGTAAAAAATACTGATTCTATATTCTGTAAATTTCCGCTTGATTGTCCTAAGGAAGAAAGATTGCAGAAAGCTATTCATCTTGGTATAGCTGCTGAAAAGGCCGTAAAGGCTGTATTGCCTGCTTTTCAGTCTCTTGCATATGAGAAGGTATTATTTCCATTGATTCTATTATCGAAGAAGCGATATATTGGAAATTTGTATGAAAAGGACCCAAAGAAATTCAAAGAAAAATCTATGGGTGTCGTTACAAAACGCAGGGATAACGCGCATATTGTGAAAATAGTATATGGTGGTATTATTCAGATTCTATTGAATAAAAACAATTTAGAAGAGGCTGTTGAATTCTTGCAAGATAAATTACAGGATTTGATAGATGGTAAAATACCTCTTGAGAATCTTATCATATCAAAGACATTGCGGTCTACATATAAAGACCCGACAAAGATTGCGCATAAGGTTCTTGCTGATAGGATGGGTGATAGAGATATTGGAAATAAACCGATGGTTAATGACAGAGTTCCCTATATTTATATTAAAACTCTTGATGCAAATGGAGATGTGCCAAAATTACAGGGTGATAGGATAGAACATCCAGATTATATTCGAGAACAGAATTTGACGCCTGATTATTATCATTATATAACAAATCAGATTCTAAAGCCAGTCTGTCAATTATTCGCATTATGTTTGACAAAATTGCCGGGATATTCATATCCGCCTGAATATTGGGAGCAAATTGATGAGGAACTTTTAATAAAAGATTTATACAAAGATGAAAAGAAACGACAAAATCGCATAGAAACATTGAGGAATCGCGAAGTCGAAAATTTACTCTTTGAAAAATTCCTCAAACAACTACAGCCTACAAAAGTAAGCGCAGCAACAAAAAGAAAATTAAATCTAATGCAAGCAAGCGGTAGCGGCAGCGGCGCAGGAAATGGCGCAAAAATAGAAGAAATTGATAATGCTTTACATATAAAATGCACTCAGATTAAAAAAGGGAAGGAATATTCTATAGATTTTATATTAAAAAATAAAGACAAAGAACTATGGAAACAAACCTATATACAAAAATATACAAAAGAGAAATCAATTGCAATCGCGACACAGAAAGCATTTAGACATATTATGACCATGGGTGCCATTGATGATATAGGAACCATAGATGCTATGATTATAAATGTAGATAAAACAGATAAGAAATTTGTAGATGAATGGAAAAAATCAATGAAGGAATCCAATAATCTAAAGAAAAGGGCTGAAGATATTACTGCCACTCTAGATACGGGAGCATGTAACGAATTACAAGAAGATTATGGAAAATATGAAAATCTCATTGAATGGTATAATGTTATTACATATGACTGGAAGATTATTGAAAAAGAACCGCCGACTGGGTCGCCTGTGTAGCCTGCGTAGATTTCGTATTTTCGTCGTATGTAAATATCTTTAGATCTTGTACTGCATCTGAATAATCATTTATTACTTGTTTTTGTACTTCTTCGGTATCATTAACGTATCCGCCGTCTGTAAAATAATCCAATTTCTTTTCTAATTTTTTATGTCTCTCGCGGTTCTTTTCATTTAATATAAGATTACAGAAATCATTCGCATAATTTGATACGGTTTGTGCATATACATCTTTATCTAGACGAGTAACCCATTGATTATTTCCAATATGAACTTTAGAATATGTAGATCGCAGGTTTGTTTTTTGTATACATTGATTCTCTGGTATTGAATATAGTTCTTTATTATAATTTTTTATCATTTCTAATTCATTATTATAATTCATTAATAATCTTCTTATTTTCTTGTGAAATGCATCTGTCTTTACGAAATTACATTCATCTACGTCAGTAGAAAATGAAATCAAATTTATAGTATTATTATTATTTATAGTATTATTATTTATATTATTCTGTGTTTGTATATTCTGTGTTTCTATATTGGTATTAATAATTTGTTGTTTTATTATTTCTTCTCGTCTTTCTATACATTTTCTTTGATGTCTATATTTATTGGTAGCAGAAGTAAATATTTCATTACAAACAAGACACTGTAATGGATTCACCTTTCCTTTACATTTCTTTTCATGCTTTATTTTTGTGGTGTGCTTTGCAAAGACCTTTTCGCATTTTTCACATCGATTTCTATCAGGGATCTCTTTTGTGGACATAGGGATCTCTTTTGTGGACATAGGGATCTCTTTTGTGGACATAGGGATCTCTTTTGTGGATTTAGGGATCTCTTTTGTGGACACGCGGGTCTCTTTTGTGGACATAAATGTCCCATTTTTAAGCACATCAGCCTCTTCCATTTCTATATGTTTTATTACCACATGTTGTGTCAAATTATATTTTCTATTAGTTTTATAGTCACAATATTCACAACAATATAAAATAGACATCTTTTTAACACGCACTATACCAATGTAATATATTTAATCTTTATATCAAGAGGATCACCATAATTTTGCTTATGGTAAAATATGAAGATTACCATAATGGTATTATAAATAATAATAATATATAAATAAGATCACCTTAATTTTGCTTATAAATATACTATAAAATATAGAGAGAGAGAGATACCGTAAAAATAAAAATCTATAGCCAACTTAAAAATTTTCTATAGGTCGGCTATAGACAGTAAAAACTATCTTTCTATCTTATAACGAAGCGGAAAAATGGGAAAGAGGCACTCTAAACCCGCACCTCCAGTCTATCCGCCGAATGATCCATTATTTATACCGATTGGATGCACAGGTCTTCGTAGAAGTGACTATGAAGCATCGAGACTCGATTTGGCTCCTTTTCTCTATTTTAAAATAACTTCAAATAATTATAATCAATTATTTAATAATATTACACAAATATTACAAGATATAAATCCATCAAATAAAGCACTATTAGCATCAATTGGAGGAAGTGACGGGACTAACGTTACAAGCGGGAGTAGGAATCAAAGAACTCCATCTATTTTAAATCCAAATGATTATACACCAAATACTTTTAATGATGAACAACGTGCCGCGATTTCAGCTATCTCTACAGGAAAGTCTCCTCCTGTTTATACCGCATCCGCCGCTGCTCAAGCCGCTCATTCTTCACAAAAAACAGCAGCGGGAACGGGGGCAGCGGCACAACGTAAAAAAGATAAACCGGGGCCACCAATATATCAAATAAATAATATATCAGATAATAAATTTGTATATGGTCCTGTGTTTTTATTAACTGCTTATGATTCTAGAAGTAAAATTATTGAATCTTATATATATTTTCCAAGTATGACAAAGAATATGAAACCTTGGAACAATTATAATACTCTTGGTATGAATCACGCATGGTTATATCGTTTATTTTATAATTATCAATACAGATACACTCCGTATTCAAGTTGTAGTATAAGGGCAGGAGTGAGACCTCCTCAATCTACTATTGATTATTTAAGAAGTCTAGATAAACAACAGAAACTAAAGCCTCCTTCACAAATGGTAGACCCATTGAAATCGAAGTTAACGGGAGCAGATTATAATTCATCATATGGATATGGACTGAAACAAGGATGTATATCTGCCGATTTGAATAATAATAATTGTCAACAAAGTGATGCAGTGCATAGAGGAATGGGCATTTATAGAGACGGTTTGAATTCGAATGCATATCCTGCAGTCTATTTTACATCATATATGCTTAATCAAAATGATATCCGAATTAAAGATTATATAAATGCAAATTCATTTACAACAATACAGAGGAATGTTCTAGTGGATACTGCAGAAATGTATCCAGGATGTCAATATATGTTAATATCGCCAAATAATAAATACTTCTTGTTACTTGGAAGTATGAGTTTAATAGTATTTTATAATACAGATGGTATAGATTTGAATGAATACTGTTTTAATAAAAAAAGTCCAAAAAATAAAGTACCAATAAATAGCAAAATTTTCAGAGATTGTACTATTACACGTTTAGTGATGGAAGATGGATATTTGAATCTATATGGTTCAAGTGATTATGACCCAGATGAAATAGAACAATTATTGTTTACTTCATTATTAACGAAAGATTTGACATATCCAATATCTATAATATTAACTGATGATGGTCAATTAAAAGTTATTAATACAAATAATAAAATACTAAATACTGTAAATATTGCAAATGGATTCACTAGTAAATTAAAGAACTCCTCTTCGCAACATGCCGGCGGCAGCCAACAACCAAAGCTTTCTTATGTAGGGCCTTATAATAACCATGATGATTATAGAGAAAGATTATTAAATTTAATAATGTATTTTAAAGAAAAAGGATTGTACCATGATGACCCATTCTATAAAAATCTGATTGATGCCGCAAAAACGTCCGAGTCAGCGCAGCCAGCGCAGCAAGCGCAGTCAGTTCCACCATCTGGGTATAATGATACTTCAATCTCAAATGGTGCCGGACAAGGCCAAGGTGTGAATGCCGCTCTACAACACTTTAATTCGTCTATAAATTATTTAAATAGATTTGATGATTTTGCATCTTATTTACAATTAAAGGCTATAGGTAATAATTATAAACAAGAAGTAATACAAGAAGATATTAAAAGATTTAGACCGGCGAATGATGAGGATGATATCAATAATCCCGATAGAGCAAGTGGTATTTCTGCAATTATAGAAAAGGAACACAATGATGCCATTCAGAATACGGAAACATCTTTTGCGAATACACCAGATAATAGTAAATTTATTGAAGAAACTCCTGAAATGAAAGCTAAAAGATTAGATGATGAAGCCACTGCGTTAAAGAAGAAACATCAAGATGAACAAGATGCCAGAGGAAAAGCTGAAGATGATTCATATTTAGCTACTGCAAAACCAATTATACCTGGTAATCCTAATGTCAAAACAGGTTTAGTAAATACTGCACATCCCGTTACCGCCCCCAATGCTCTTACTAGCCAGACACCCGCATCGGCTGCATCGGCCACCACGGCCACCTCATCTGCCTCTATAACTGGTTCGATGTCATCTAAATATAATTATGACGATGATTATATTCTTCGCGAAAACAGCTTAAATGAATATTATATGCAAACAAATCCAAATTTTGTAGATTATAATATATTTAATAAAAATCAATTATTAAATTCTCCTGAACAACAATATATGGCTAGAAATAACCAGAATAGCCAGCAGAATAGCCCTGCAGATTATAATTATGATCAGGAGAGAAGTTCTCGAATACAATTAATGGAAGAAGAAATGCAAAGCAATAAAAGGCAATAAACGGGAATAAAGTTTAAGGATAACGAAGGATTATATGTATATTATATAATGCAGAAGAAGGAGGATATTTCGTGGAATATACTAGATTCTTATTTTCGGGATCATATGTATCCATTTACAAAGCATCATTTAGATAGCTACAGAGAATTTATGAAATTACATATACCTGATACGATTGCTTCATACAATCCAATAACTATGATTAAGTTCGGAGAATCTGATAATGAAGCAGTAAAAGTAGAAGTATATATAGGTGGTATTCAAAAGAAAAAAGACGATCCACTTGCTATATATGTAGATAGACCTACGAGTTTCGACGAAGAAGGAAAATCTATCTTATTGACTCCTAATGAAACACGTTTGAGAAATATAACATATGCCACTAAATTATATGCAGATATCGATATTGTTTATACAAAAGATAATGCTCATTATAAAACAGTAAGATTTAACAATATATTGTTGGGAAGTATACCACTCATGTTACATTCTGACCAATGTATATTACATGGACAAGGTTCTAAGGTGATTCGTTCTTTATCTGAATGTCCTATGGACCAAGGTGGATATTTTATTATTGATGGCAAAGAGAAGGTAATAATTTCACAGGAGAGATTAACAACGAATAAGTTATTTATTGAACCAGTAAATGATCCTGATATTATATATAAAGGAACTATACGTTGCACTGGTTCAACTGGTGAGAGTTCTTTGATACCTCGTGTATTACAATTAATAGTTATAAATCCAAAACCAAAGTTAACGGACCCTAAGAATAAAAAGAAGGCCGAAGATGAAGAAATCCCAGTCACAGAGGAAGGTGGATATAAAAATATAAGAGGTGGTATTTTCGTATCTATGCAAGGTTTTAACAGTATATTTCCATTAACTACATTATTTAGAGCTATAGGTTTCGAGACAGATAAATCAATTGTAGAGGCAATTTGCGGGGATATAACAGATGACAATGTAGCTACAAATGCATATATGAATTTTCTGCGACCGTCTATAGCATATGGAAATTCTTTAATAGTTAAGAATTCTGATGGTCATTCTATCCACCTTAAAACGATGGCAGATGCCCATTTTAATTTGAAGCCTCGTACATATTTTAAGAGTATACAGCAAGTGAAATCAATATTAACGCTCGACTTCCTTCCAAATATTGAAGGTAGTGGAAATGGACTCCGCGAAAAAGGAATCTATTTAGGCTATTTAGTGAAACAAGTTATTAAAACTGTTCTTGGTATATCTCCTTCATCTGATAGAGATAGTTACGCTTTTAAAAGAGTCGATATTTCAGGATATTTATTATCACAATTATTTCAAGAGACATATGGTAAGTTTCGCAAGAATATACGTAATGAACTCGATAGATATTATAAATTTGGACATATTGAAACAACAGGGAAGATAGATGAATTGGTAAATAAGAGTAATATAAATCGTATTTTTACGCCTATATTTATAACTGAGACTTTTACTCGTTCATTAAAAGGAATGTGGGGACAGGTTACAGATGATCCAGAACAGGGTCTTGTACAAGATTTATCACGTATAAGTTATATAGGATTTTTATCACATTTACGCAGAGTAAATATACCATTAGATCGCAGTATAAAAATAACGAGTCCACATCGTCTTCATGCTCATCAATGGGGGCGATTTTGTCCTTTTGAAACTCCTGATGGGGCATCAGTCGGATATCTTAAAAATCTGGCATTATTAACACATATCACATCGGGAACCAATGCTGCTACATTATATCCTTTATTAGAAGAATTAAAAATAATAGTTCTTAAAAATGTTTCTATACAAAGTGCTGCGAATAAGAATTCTATACACGTTTTTATAAATGGTGCGCTATATGGTATTACAGATACACCTGATTTAGTTGTAAGAACTCTGCGATTATATCGTAGAAATGGGTTAATAAATCCTTTTATATCAGTTTCATGGAATATTGTTTTCAATGATATACAGATACATACTGAGGCGGGGAGACCATGTAGACCAGTATTTATTATTAAAGACAAGAAGGTATTGGTGGATACAATAAAATCTACAAAATGGTTTGATATGATATTTGGGTCTTATTTAACTGATTCGCGAAAGGGTGAATTTGTATATTACGAAGATAGATTTATAGGAGATATTACAAATGATAAAACTATAGAAAGTGCAATACAGATATTGGAGAATAGTCAAGGGTGCATAGAATATTTAGACGTTGAAGAAGAGAATAATATGCTTATTGCTTTGAAACGTGAAAATATAACAGAATATACGACACATTTAGAAATCAATTTAATTAGTCTTTATAGCGTAGTTACCCAACAAGTTCCACTTTCAAATCATAATCAGGCTCCGCGTATTGTATTTCATGCTGCTCAAAGTAAACAGGCTATTGGTATATATGCTACAAATTTTACGAAAAGATTTGATACAATGGGATATATTCAGCATTATCCTCAGAAGCGTATTATAACAACACGTGGATGTCATTATAATGGAGTAAATTTAATGCCAAATGGAATGAATTGCGTAGTTGCCATAATGACATATACCGGTTTTAATCAGGAAGACAGTGTTATGATTAATAAAGGAGCTATTGAGCGCGGTTTATATCAATTAACGGCCTATAAAACTCTCAGTGCTATTGAGAAGACATTGAGCCCTACAGATAGATTAATATTTGCAAATCCTATAGAAATGAGAAAACAGGGTAAATATATACAAAATATAAAACACGCGGATTATACTTTATTAGATAAAAATGGAATAATTAAAGAAGGTTCATATATACCACGTGGTCAGGAAGTGGTTATTATAGGTATGGTACATGTTCACCAAGAATTAAAGACGGTTAATAAAGGTGTCTTGACAGAAAAAGAGGTTATTGAAATTTACACGGATGTATCTCTCATAACTGATGTGCATCATTATGGTACAGTTGATAGAATATTTATAGGAAATCAAATACCTGGCATAGATCGCGAAGATGTTGCAAGAGTATGTAAAGTTAGATTTCGTAAGATCCGCAAGCCGGAACTCGGTGATAAAAATTGTAGCTCGCATGGACAAAAAGGTGTAATCGGTTTAATAATACCTGAACAAGATATGCCCTTTACTAAAGAAGGCTTACGTCCGGATATAATTATAAATCCTCACGCAATTCCATCACGCATGACAATTGGTCATTTATTAGAGACTGTGTTTTCAAAATTATGTTGTATGGAAGGTTCTATAGGAGATGGTACAGTATATTTACCATTTGAACAGACTGCAATGTTTGATGCACTTGAAAAATACGGATATGAAAAACACGGAAATGAGATATTGTATAATGGTCGCAATGGATATCAAATAGATACTGAAATATTTATGGGACCCATTTTTTATTATCGGTTAAAACATATGGTTACCGATAAAATTCATGCTCGTGATAAAGGTCCGAAGAGTCAAATGACTCGTCAGCCTACAAGTGGTCGCAGTAAACACGGAGGATTGCGATTAGGTGAGATGGAAAGAGATGTTGTATTATCGCATGGATTAGCGCAGTTTATTAAAGAAGGATGGATGGAAAGGTCAGACAAATTTAGATGGGCTGTATGTCGTTATTGTGGTATTCTTGCAAATTACGCGCCACAGAATGGTATAAACGAATGTCTAAAATGTAAAAGACAGGATTTAGTAGTGGTAGAGACTCCATATTCTTTTAAATTATTGGTACAAGAACTTGAGTGTCTTGGATTGCAGGTAAGATTAAGTGCTGATGAAGTAAAAGATTCGGTATCAGACTCAGACTCAGACTCAGACTCGGATTCGGATTCTGACTCATCTGATGTATCTTTGCCAAAACCCAAGAAAATAGAAGGGTCCGAAGGCGAAGGGTCCGAAGGCGAAGGGTCTGAAGGCGAAGGGTCCGAAGGGTCTGATAAATCTGAGTCATCGGCAGAAGAATCAGAAGAAGAGTCATCTGATGAATCATCGAAATCAGGGGATGAATCGGAGGAAGATAAATCGGATAAAGGAAAAAGTACTTTAGAAAGTGAAATGAGTGAAATTTCCGGAGGTTCAAAAGTTGAGAATATAGTTATTAATGAATTATTAGATGATAAATTTGATATGGATATTGGTAATCTAACTGGTGGCACTGGTTCTTCTTTTTCGCCGTCTGCTGCAAGTACTCCAAGTCCCGTTCCTAATGTTGCGAATGCAGGAAATGCCGCGAATGCCGCGAACGCCGCGAATGCAGGGAACACTGTGATTGTTCTTCCAAGTAGTGGTGGTGGGAACACAACTTTTAAATTAAATTCAGATGGTATATTTCCGTCTAATGGGAATTCTTCATTCCAAAATGCTCCTGCAAACACAAATATTGGCAATGTAGGAGGAGGCATCGGAAGCGGTGGCAGTGGCGGAAGTAGCGGTGGTGGCGAAGTAAGAGTTATAAATCTTAACATGGGTGGTGCGAGAATTCCAGAACCAAAACAGAATAAACATGATCATGACCATGGCGGGGGTGGCGATGAAGACTATGAAGGCGGCGATGGCGGGGATGATGCGGATTTTTTTGCTTAGTATAGATAGTAATCTATATGGACGGTATAGCAATAATCTTTATATTATTACTTATATTAGCATTGTGCGGAGTTGTAGTGTATTTTATGTATGATTATATTAATTATAAAGCACAGACATCAACAAACATTACAAATGTAAATAATTCATTGACTCAAGAGAGTCAGGATCGTATAGGTAATCTTGCATATGTCGTTGGTGAAGTAAATAACGTAAATGATGACATTTATACCACGATGTCAAGTAATATTAATTATACAAATAGTAATGTAACAGTGACACAAAATACTCAGAATAGTTTAATTAACAGTTTAAATAGCGCTTTCAGTTTTACAAGTTCAGGAACATCAGGAACAACTGCAGGGACTACAATTAGTCTATTAAATTTACCAGGATATACAACACCTAATATGACATTACTAAATCATGTAAATACATCTATGGGACTTACTGCAAATCAGCTAACTCCCGCAAATTCTACGCAATTTTGCGGTCCTCCTGGAAGCGGTTTAAATGGCGGTACAAATTGCATTAAATTCCCGGATTCAAATGGAAATACATATTTAACGCCATTATCAACATCTGGTAAAGTAGTACTCGATGGTTCTGTAGTAGTAAATAGTAATATGACTATAGGTAGTGCTATTGGTACATTAGCTGCGCCGACTGTTGGTATTTCTTCGGATGGTCAAAATTCTTTATTATTTAATGCAAATCGTGTAGGATTAGGTATAACAAATCCGGCATATAATTTTGATGTACAAGGGAATAGTACATCAACAGGATTATTACGTCTTACACCTGCAAGTTCAGCAGCAGCAGCGGGTAGTCCAGCAATACTTGTTGACGCTACAGGTAATTTAATAATAAATCAATCAATACAATTAAAATCCTCAGCTACCGGAAATCCTACAGCAATTACAATTAGTCCGAATGCACCGGCAGCTGGATCAGCAGCAGCAACAGGAATCACAATTAATCCAAGTACAGATGGCAAATCTTTAACAATAACTGCACCCGGAGCAGTAAATGTTGCAGGTGACTTCCATGTTGGCGGTAATTTCAGTGTCGGTTCAGCAGCATCAGGAACAACACCTGCAACAACTGCCACAGGTACAATTAATGGCAAAACAATAACCGCAGTTTAATCTCCACGGCTTAATCTCCACGGCTTAATTTCCATGGCTTACTCTGAACAGTTTAATAAAAAAACTTAAATTTTCTTTATTGATGATATATAGATACTACAATGAAAAGTAAAATAAAGATATTTGTAGCTATATTTTTATTATTATTAGTAATATTTGTTGGAGTAATACCTAGAAAAAAATATGAATTATTTGCTACATCAGCACCATTATTAAATCTTAATGTTCCGATAGCACTGCAAGGCGCGCAATCAACAGAATCAGTCTATTATAATTCAACCAGCTATCAAGCGTTTGACAATACAGTTGGGTCCATTTTTAATACATTAATAGATTATTCAACGAGTTTCTTAATGATGAAGAGATGTTATGCAATTCCTAACCGTAAAATAGAATCCCTTTTTCCAAATGGTACTACCGGTGGAAGCGATAACTATTATATGAAACGCTTTGGTATATATACTAATAAGTTCGGAGAAGTTGAAGACAAAATATATCAAACTTTATTAACTTTTGCAGATAATCAACCTACCAAATTAATTAACGGAGATGTTTATGTAATGATAACTCAACAGCCATATTATCGTAATGCAGATGGAACACCTATATCTTTAGATATATCTATAATTAATGATAGACATAATTATAATTCTCCAAAGAATTTAAATAAAGGTGTAATAGACGCACAACCCATATATTATCAAGTGTATATTATATTCGGTGCATACATAGCAGACGGTACATATGATAAATGTAGTGACCATTTCAAAAATACTATGGGCGTTTTGGATACATATTTTTATTCCCGTGAAAATCAGTGTTTTATAACGACAGTAGATGATATTTCTAAATTTGGAGGGTGTGCCACAAGTGCCGTAACTACTGCAAGTCAAATGTCAAAAGATGCAGCAACTACTGCAAATACATCTCCATATGATTCTATGTGTCTTGGACCACAATTTAAAGATAATAGCATCCATAAAGACTATAGTAAACCAAAAATATTACCAACGACATATCTCATTTTATATATAATTAACCAAAATTACAATAAAGTATATAATATCAGTGCATTATTCGACCCGAATGATAAATGTAAAATGGTAAATAATATGCCTCCGACTGACCCGATTGTTTCATCTATGATGAAGTATTATTAGCCGCACCCAGCCCGCCCAGCCCGTCTCCTCCGCCGCCCTTACACTTCTTCATCAGAGTCAATAAATTGTAAAACTTTTTGTTTTTTATTATCACCAGAATCTACTAAATCGAGTGTTTTACCAGCCGCACCCGCCGCCGCGCGACCACGTTCTTTCATTTTAATGACATCATTCCAGAAACTTTGAATAGCCGGTACAAGTTCATTTTCCCATCTATTTTTATCAAAATACAGACGTTCTATATATATTTTACGAACTTTCCAATAATATACTTTATATGTCTCGTGTTTTCTAATTTCACTATTTTTCCATTGAACCGCTTCAATAGGTGTCAAATATGGTGGACTATAAATATATTCGCCAGACTCTAAATTCTCTACAAGTACACCGTGATCTATTTTTAAATTTGTAGCTATATTTTTAAGATAATTATCTTCATATTTCATATCTTCAATTTCGCAATCTATAAAGTCACATTCATTAATACCAGTAACTGCCATCTGTCCTTGCATCTGTAATTCATATTGGTCTAAAATATCGCCATTTACCTTGCGACGCCAAGGTGTTTTAATTTCTATCAAAACACCCATTTCAGTAATACCATCAGGAGACGCACCATAACAGGATAATGTAGAATGCGGAATTAAACCGAATTCATGGATTTGCATATTATTATTTCGTTGAGAATATGACCTCGATGTCATTGCTTCATACATTGTTCCGTGTTTAAGTGGAGGACAACTATTATTAAAAACAACACTTTCTGGAAATGCCTTATTTTCAACCAATTTTGCACGATTTCCATAATGTCCGCGATTCATTGCTTGACCTGTATCAGATGCAGTAAGACGGTCTCGGCGCAACGCAAACCATTCAGGACTGCGTTGTTTCACTTGTGGCATTTGTTTCAATGCTTCTAATTGAGCACGATTTTCTATAATTATTTGAATATTCTTTTCAATATCAGCAATAGATGCGATATCACCTGAAATATCAATTACATAAGAAGCTATTCCTGGTGATTTCAATAAAGTATCAAATATTTCATCTTTAAAATTTTTACACAATACCCATAAAGTATTTTCAATTTTAACTTTCAACGCCTTTTCCCTCTTCTGCTGCTCCCGCTCCTCCAGATTCTCCATTATTACTGTTATTAGTATCCTTAGCCTTAAGTTTTTTTGCGTTACGTAATTCAACCGCTTTGATTCCAATGCTTAGAATTTTACTTTCAAAGAATTTATGCAGTTTTTCTTCAAAATACTCCGAGTCCATCTACCAACCAATACACTTTACTCAGATGCTAATGGACTTGCTTATTGCTTATATCTATTAATAAGACGTTGTATCTTTATATCATTTTTTATACCAAAAATGGGGATATATTAAATTGAATATGGGTAATGTGTAATGTCTTGTTAAAAATGTAATGTCTTGTTAAAAATGTAATGTCTTGTTAAAAATGTAATGTCTTGTTAAAAATGTAATTAAGCAAATCGTTTAGTTATAGCTACATACATATGGCTTGAGATGATACCTTGGATGCTTGTACGATATTCTGTTTTCGGAATTATAGGTCGGTCAGTGCGGACAGCAATCACGTTTACTCCTTGAGGGACTTTCTTACGCAGAACATCAATAATATGGGGATAGAGAATATGCCAGGTTTTCTGAGTTTGATATGCCTTTACTTTAGAGCACGCAATAGATAGGGCTTCTTGCATGTGTTTGAAAATTGTACCATCTTCGGGAACAATTTTATGATCATTTTTAGCCTTTATTTTTGCATCAGATAGAAAATATTTTACATAAATATCTGTATAACAAGACGCATTCTTATTGCAACTATATTCATTATCGACATAAATACCAGGGAATGACATAATCACATTATCTTCTGAGATGCACGTGAGTTTTGATGTAAAATCCGTATCAAATCCTACATTAATTTGGTCAACCTTGTCAATAACTGGATAGATAATATTGAATCCCGGGTAAAGCACACGAACTGTGCCAAGACGAGTAACCATTCCAACGTGCTTAACATTAATAATTGCGAAAGGCGAGACAATATAGATTCCTACAAATAGAGATATAATTGCGATAAGAATAATAAACATTTTCACAATAAATTCATCATCACTCTTACGATGCACCGCCGCAGATGTTTGATTACCGCCACCACCGCCTGCCATTGTGGCTATGGTTGTTAGATGATTTCTTCTTTAACAATTTAAGAAGAGAGAAAAAAGAAAAATCAATTTTTATTATTTTATTACTATCCTAGTAATATTTTATATTTATACTAATACGAATAACTATACGAATAACTATACGAATAACTATACGAATAACTATACGAATAACTATACTTATGACATTGTGAATACATTATATTTAACATCAAATGTATTTACATCTGTATATATTTCTAATGCTTGATAATTTTCTTTAGAATATGCTCTTGATAATCCCGCGTCAACAAAGAATATTCGCCCATTTCCGGCTGGTACTATAGTATCAACAGTATTATGTCCGACGAATATTGCCTTACAATTTGTTCTATCCATAATATTATCAAGAACCATATTTAGTATATCTGGGTTTGTATTTGCTAGTGTTAAATATTCGCGAGTCCATAATATACTATTTGGATCAATTGTAAATAAATGGAATAGAGATCTATCTTGCCCCGTAATATTCTGTTGATAAGATTCTGTTCTTGTTGATAATATTTTTCGCACAGTATCATTAATTATATGTAAATTATTTGAAACACTATCAAGATGCATAGGCAAGAGTCCACCGTGACAAAAGAGATATGGCCCAATTTTAAGCACAATATTACGTTTCGCTAAAATACTACTTAATTGATTACCTGGTGCAAAAAGTTTACGTCTTTTATCAACATCATATGACTCTCTGCTCTTAGCAGATACATAAGAGAATTCCCCCAAGAAATTCATCATTTCGTGATTGCCTATCATTGATAATACACGTCCGCCTCCTAATTTAGCTATCTTATCAAGTTTATCCATTTGCATCATTACTTCAATATCTGGCAAAACCTCCCAAGATGGATCCCCACCTCGTGATAAACTATCTATCTGATCCCCTAATTGAACAACTATTGTATCTCTCGGTTCCGCGATCCATTTCATATCTTTTGATATTAGGTTTAAACTATAAAAACATTGCATTAATCGTGCTATATCACCATGTATATCTCCTATAACTACAATTCTATTTACAATAGGAAAATACGTAGGCTGTACATCAGTATACATATTACTTTTGTTACTTTCTTTAATAATATATAAAAATAATCAATTCTTAAGCACCAAAATTGAACCCCTAAGATGATTTACGATTTACTACAATCGCCAGGACCACACCAATCTCTACCATAAAGTCTCCATGATGTATCAAAAATACCAGCATTTGCCGATTTTTCAGGATTAAACTTTTCCCATTTTTCTGCTTGTGCTAATATTATATCAATATATTGAGGATGTTTCGTTGCAGATATTGATATAGGTTTAAATGTTATTACGCGCCATAATAAAAAGGCGACATCCATCATCATTGGACCAGCGTGTTTTACAAAATAATATATTAAAACAATAATAACTGGTATTAAAATTATAAAGAAAAATAGTTGAATAGTTGCATATAACAGAGTTTCTCCACTATCAGCAGTCGGTGTAGGATTTTCTGCATCTTCTATATTTCCCAATGTATCGACATCTACTATTTTATTAGGGTCTACATCACCTGTAGATGCAAAGCATATCTTATCTTTATCAGTATCTTTACCAATTAATATAAAAGGAGTATCATCAGCATTGTCTCCTGATTGACAAAATATAGCATTGCACGATTGTTTTAATATTGTAATTTTCTGATCTACAGCACCAGACTGGTCCCCTTGGGCTAATTTTTCTTTAAAATCCTCTTCATTATCTTTCAAAGATTTGCATATTCCATAGGCTTTCGCGACTCTTTCTGATGTGTATAATCCACTGCAGGCAATATCCATTTCAGGTGTAGTTACATTTGCATCTTCGAAAAGAGAATTCGTGTTATCGAGCAGTGACCCCGACATGCTCTTTGAGTTTCTCAATAATGTATTATATATCTGATTATGATTTACATTTGACCCGGATGCTTGAATAACATTTACATATTCTTTATTTAATGAATCTGCTGTAGCAGATGCTCTATATATCCATGCTAATGGACAGTATTCGCTTCCTTCTGCATATTTACCATCAAAGTATATATTACGAGCAACACATTTATCGAGTTTATCAGATGAAGAAAAGTCAATCTTCGAATTATCAACTGGGTCAGTGGCGTAATTCGGTACATAATGAGATGGACACGGTGAGTAACAACTATCATTGACGGTATTATAATTATTACCTAAATGGTAGTTTGGTACAATAAACCAATCACTCCATCTTTCTTGACATTGTGCTCTTTTATCAACTTTTGCATCTAATAATATTTTTTTACAATCATTGCCGTTTTTCTCGAAACCAGGAGGGCAATCATATGTGATACATGTATCGGCATCGCCTGGTTTACGTATATATCCTGCACCGTGTTCATAAAGACAATTTAGATTTGCGCTATCACCTTTCAATGTCTGTTTGCATAATGATTTTGTTCTATTTTCTTTATTATCTTTATCACCGTTAAAAGTCTTGAGGTCTTTATACGTATTATTTTCAGGGCTTATATAATTTTGTGAATCATATATGCCAAGTGTACTCAATTGGTCTAGTGTACACATTTCTCCCGGAGAAACATCATTTGTAGCGTCAATTGAACACGTACTTTGTGATATATATCCTGCATAAGGATTCGGATAATCATTGACAGGATACGCTGCATTTACTTGATCTTCTGTATCAAGTGGTGGCGGTGTGGGTGGAATTGGTATATCAGGTTGTGGCGGTGGTGTTGGCGGTGGCGCCTGTACCACAGGATGTGCTGCTGCTACCACTTGATGAGTTTTTTCATTAATCCTCTTTATTAGTTCTTGAATATTTATTGGCATTATCCACCTTTACTTTATTATTAGATAGAAAAATCATTCGTTTTATTTAACAGCAGGAGTCGTAGCAGCCCCGGTAGTCGTAGCAGCCCCGGTAGTCCCAGCAGCCCCTTGAGTGGTCGTAGCCCCGGTAGTTGCAGAATCAGTGGTTGCAGCAGCTCCAGGAGCATCCCCTTGAATAGTTACAACAGTACCATCTCGAGTTTTATAGTAATTACTTCCTATAAACCATTTTATTCCATTGGCAGCCATGATATCAGATGCACGTTTTTGAGCATCCACAGCATTTTGTGCTGCAGTTTGCTGCGCAGTATCATTTTCTTGTGTTTTATTATTTTCATAAGCTGTTTTTGCTGCACGGAATACACTCAATGAATTATTGACATCTATTATTGCTTTTTCAATATCAGATTTAAGAGCAGCGGCGGTATCAGCGTCAGCCTGTTCTTTAGCTAATGTTTCTTTCACTTTCAATAAATAATATGCTCGAGATATAGTATCTTCGCCACCGGTTTGGTAATCTTGCGAGTTTATAGCAGTATTCATTTCGCTTGAATATATGCTCGGTAAATCTTTATTATATGCTGGATTCATATTTGTCAAAGATGATAAACTTACACTTTTATATTTTGTCATAATGTCATCACTCGTAGTAGATTTATCAAGTTTATTCTGTAACGCCTTTATTAATGTTAAAATTTGAACATTCTTTGGATTTATTATTCCTACATCACTCGAAGTATTACATCTTTTACCTCCTGTATATGATAAAGAAGTCTGTTCTTTTAATCTACAAGACATACCATTATCTTCAAATAAGTCCGCAGGTGCGCATTTAGAGAGATTTGTCGGGTCATTTGGGTCACAAGATTTGGCGAAGACTGCTTTTTCGCATTGTGGTACATAGAAAGATTGTTCACTATTTTGGTCCCATGGTATAATTATTTCTGTTTGATTTTTAATTTGTTTTCTAATATATTCTGGTAATTGAGAATACTCCGGCATACGTGATATATCCATTTTCCAATATATATTATCCGGTATTGTTGTTGTTTCACTATATCCCATTTCACCTTCTTGCACTAAATTACCTTCGCCATCCGTTTCTACCCATATAACATTATCAGATCTTCCACTATCCAATCCAGGTCTAGATATACTGGGAGTATCAGCACCGGTAAAAGAGACCATTCTAGCCATCTTTTTAAAAGTCGGACCGAAAGAAAACTGATTTTTAATGGTTTTCAACAATTTTCCAATATATCCTAAATCTTTTCTTAAATTAGCTCTCGAAGTTGGTCGCGGTGGTGTACTTCCTTTCTTAAGTGCAAACAAAATCACAGCGAAAACAATAAATAAAACTAAATAAGGCACACCATATTTCAAAATTGATTTATATGCATCTCTAAATTTTGATTGCGCATTCGCAATATCTATTTGTGGTTTCAATTCTTGTGCTTTCATTTGTTTTGCATCTACCATTTGGTCATATGCAATCTTTCTTTTGGTTAAATCCATTCTTCTTGCATCTGAGGCATTTATTCCTAATATTGGGGTAGCGGCCATAGTTGGTCCTCTCTACTGAAATATTTACAAAAAACAAATCCAACTTCTATTTAATGCAACAATATCTATATATTTTTCTTCTGATAATTTTAATTATATATATTTATTCTTATTATAATTATCCAAAAAGAACTAAAATAATTCAAACAAAAATGAATAATTTTCACTACGATGTCTTATACAATCGACAACCGGTTATTATCGATTCAACTGATGTAGAATTGACAACATTAAAAAAGAAATGGTTCTATTTAAATATTGTCACGGATTTTAGTATTTATCCAAATAAAACAGAAGATATTTGGCATGTCAATAAATATAAATATACTGTATTACAACCACAAGAATCAGGAGAAATTATGCTCTATCCTGCTTCTAAAAAAATAATTTCCGGTATTCCGGATCCCACAGAAACTCTATTAGCTATCCAAATTTCAAAAGGACAACTTATTATATTGCCATTCCATTGGAAATATCTAATTAATGTACCCGTAAATTGCTTAGGTGTAAATGACCTCGTGTCATATTTTCTAGTTTAATCAACCTCTGCAGTCTTTGGAGGAGCGCCCGTCGCACCTGTCCCTGTCATGCCCGCCATTCCTGGAATACCCGCTAACATTTCCTCCATACCCGGTGGAATAGGCCCTCCGGTATTTGTAGTGGTATTTGTAGTTGTTGTATTATTACCATCTGGTGGCGGTCCTGGCGGTGGCGGTGGCGGGCCAGATGGCGGTGGTCCCGATGGTGGCGGGCCTTGTGCCTCATACATTTTCTTGACAATTGGTCCGAGAATTCCCTCCAGTTCTTTATATTTATCTTCGAATTCTTCCGTAGTCGCAGAAGTATTTGATTCAATCCATTTAATAGCGTCTTCAACAATTTTCTCCGCTTCTTCCCATGCAGCCTTACCAGCATCTGTCGTGGAATCCTTGAGAGACCCGCGAGTATTGTATACATAGTTTTCAAGAGTATTCTTCGCCTCTACATTCTTCTTCATTTTCTCATCCTCCTCTTTGTATTTCTCGGCATCAGAAACCATCTTCTCGATATCCTCCTTACTCAGACGCCCTTTGTCATTCGTAATAGTAATCTTGTGAGATTTGCCACCTCCTTTTTCAAGAGCAGAAACATTCAGAATACCATTTGCATCAAGATCAAAAGATACCTCAATTTGTGGAGTTCCACGTGGCGCCGGCGGAATACCAGTAAGATCAAACTTACCAAGTTGGCTATTATCCTTTGTAAATTGACGTTCACCCTCAAATACTTGAATAGTAACCGCAGGTTGATTATCAGCATACGTAGAGAAAATCTGAGATTTCTTTGTAGGAATAGTACTATTACGTTCAATCAGTTTAGTCATGACACCACCCGCCGTCTCAATTCCAAGACTCAGAGGAGTAACATCAAGCAAAAGAAGGTCCTTTGTTTGGGAATTCCCATTTCCTGTAAGAATTGCCGCTTGAACTGCCGCACCATATGCAACACATTCATCCGGATTCAGACTCTTATTCAGTTCTTTTCCATTGAAGAAATCAGATAGAAGTTCTTGAATCTTAGGAATACGAGTAGAACCTCCTACAAGTACAATCTCGTGAACAGAACCTTTGTCCATCTTTGCATCCCGAAGAACTTTCTCTACTGGCTCCATAGTTTTCTTGAAAATATCTGCACACAAATCCTCGAATTTAGAACGAGTAATACTTGCGTTGAAATCGACACCATCAACAAGTCCATCAATTTCAATAGTCGCAGTTGCAGTAGATGAAAGCGTCCTCTTGAGACGCTCACACGCAGTCTTGAGACGCTTAATGGCACGCGGATTCCCATTAATATCTTTCTTATTTTTACGCTGTACTTCTTTAATAAAGAATTCTACAAGACGATTATCAATATCCTCTCCACCGAGATGGCAATCTCCTGCAGTCGCAACGACCTCGATAAGACCACCATCAATTGTTAAAAGTGATACATCATGTGTTCCACCACCGGCATCAAATATAAGAATGTTTTTCTCCTTACCATCTGCCATCTTATCAAGTCCATATGCAATTGCTGCTGCAGTTGGCTCATTGATAATACGCAGAATTTCAAGACCGGCAATCACACCAGCATCCTTTGTCGCCTGACGCTGACTATCATTGAAATAGGCAGGTACTGTAACAACAGCTTTCTTTACAGTCTTCCCAAGATAAGCCTCTGCAATTTCTTTCATTTTAACAAGAACCATTGCACTGATTTCTTCAGCATGAAACTGTTTCTTCTCAGATTGATATTCAACCTCAATAATTGGAATATCATTTTTATCTGATACAACCTTAAACGGCCATAATTTAATATCATCTTGAACTGTTTTATCCGCAAATTTACGACCAATGAGACGTTTTGCATCATAAATTGTATTTCTTGGATTCGAAGCTGATTGATTCTTGGCTCCGTCTCCAATTAATCTTTCAGAATCAGTAAATGCCACATATGATGGTGTAGTACGATTACCTTGTTCATTTGCAATAATTTCAACCTTACCATTTTGCCATACGCCTACGCAACTATTGGTAGTGCCCAAATCGACCCCAATCGCAAAGTCGGATGATGTCATTGTTTTATCTGTAACGTAAAATAAATAATATTCAAATTCTTAAATACTTTTTAGTGTAAAAAATGATTTGAGTAATAGTAAATAATAATACATTCCGAATATAATTCCAAAATCTTAAAAGGCATGAATGAGTGAACATAAAATATTTGATGAATATCCTGAAGTTTATGAAAATTATGATTTTATTATAAAATGCAGTGACCGAACTGTAACTTATCAAATAATTAAAAGTATTTTTGATACAGCATCTGTTAATATTAAAGAACGTATTATTAGAGCATTTTGCAATATTAGATCACGTGATATCGGAAAGAATATTCAAAAAAACCCACAAAATCAAAAAGCAGGCGCAGATACTATTCTTTCATCCAGTCTCAATTCCCGTGTCTATACTTTCTTTGCATTTATAGATACATGTCACGATTATGCAGAAGATATAAGCGATCTTGAGGAAATTATAAATATATTACAATATACAGATGATACAATACCAATTCCAAATAATCTTGATAGAAAATTGCTTACTCATCCATATGAACGAGAATTAATTACTTGGCTTGTTAAAACACAATACTTTATATTTACAAAAACAAAAAAGAAAAAAGAAAACATCGCAAATCCATTATATAAAAAATCTGATATTATGCAACAGTTTGATATACATAATGCTGTTGCAAAAAAACCAGATATTACATATGAAGAATTATTTTCGAAACAACAGCACTATTTTCGTGGCAAGATGGGTTCGAGTGCTTCTCTTGTACCTATTGATATTTTCTCAATAAAAGCGAGCGTTCCAGTACAATATTTAAAATTAGAACAAATTGCTGAATTATGTTACACAATGAGAAACTTCTATGGAGAGAACTGTAATTTTCAAATAGACCGTACAGATGACCATCTTGTAATACTTATAACTCATTTACATCATATATCTAATGTGTTATATGATATTATTGTATCAGATAATCATGGGATAATAATATCAAATAGAGATATAAATGAAAAATTAAAACATGCTATAACACGCAAAAAAGCAAATGGCGAATTAATTGAAACAATATGGAAAGTCGAAGTATCAGATGCTAACTTTTTCGACGCTGCATCAACGAATAATGCATTACATATTGATTACTCATCTATAACTGGTCCTATTTATAAATCAACTATGCCGTATCAAATTGACCTCAATGGGATTGACTCTATAACTAAAATATTAAATGTAAATATTACAGATATAAATAAAAAAGTATATAGTTTACAACTAACTAATAAAGAAACAAACCGTTTTTTATCAAAGACAGCAATACGACTCCTTATTGGTTCATCATCATTCGCCGCCGCTAAACCCGCCCCGCCCGCCACGGCCCTCTCCAGCGCCCAGTCCCTACCTGCTACATTGCCTACATTGCCTACATTACCTACATTACCTACATTGCCTACATTACCTACGTTACAACAAACATTAGCATCTCTAAGTCCTGAAACATTATATGCTATTAAACGTGCAGGAGACTGGGGTCAGGTACAACATTGTGTAAAGTATAACAAAATTTTCGTAACATCAGATAAATTTGCGGCATTATATGCACATTATTCCAAAGTTCGCTATATATATTTACGTAGAACTGAATACTTCAATTTTACAAAGACTTTACCAGATTTTATTAGATATACATTTATATTGTCAAAATAGATGCTAAATGTCTCATTATTTATTTTTATTATTATTCATATATTGGATTCATATTTATAAAAAGACTTATTTTAGGCGAAACATGTATATGCGGATTATTTTCAATATTTAGATAATTTAATGATTCTGGTATAGTAAAATCGAAATCAGCTATTCTATTATTTTTTAGATTTAGATATTTTAATTGTTTTGCAGAGTTTCTAAAAGTTACTTTTTCTATATAATTATTACTCGCATCTACGTTATATATATTTTCAGGTAACTCTAATTCTTTTAAACAATTATTTTGACAATATAGAAATTCCATTGAATCGGGAACATACAATTTTCGTAACGATAAATCAGCAACAATTGCGCACGTTACCCCATTTGGTATTATTAATTCTTCTAAATAATCTCCGTTTATTGATAGATCATTTATATTACGATTTTCCAAATCTAATTTATCCAAGTTTTCTGGTTTTATATAATTAGCTGTTATACACCTATATGTATTCGAAAATTTATATTCATATTGAAATGAATATGCGTTATTTGGGTCTTCTATATATTTTTCAGTATCCATCATTATAAATAATGTAAATAATATAAATATATAAACAAATAAAATTAGAATCTTTATATACCTATATTAATATGTCTACTCATAAAATAGCTACATTTTTATCAATATATTCTTTAATAAAAAATAATAAAATCGACTCTAATCTTAAAAATCTAATACAAGAATTTGTAAAAGAAACAGACATATCAATTATGAATACAATAAAAGAAAATTATTTATTAGAACTATATGATATAAACTCAATATTAATTGGAACCAAATCAGAACTATTGGATCTAAATAAAACACAGAAGAGTTTTTATCGTTCTCTTTATGATATATTATTTAATAAATTAAATATTAAATCATCATCGTATTTTACTAAAGTACCAACACTCTTATTTACAGAATTTTGCAAAGGAATTACATATTTTAGAGACGATGAAACATCATTGATACCTATATATCATAGAGAATCTTCGTATGGAAGTGCAGCAAAAAATCACATTGAGAAATTTGCCATTTTAGATTCTGATAATGTAGCTACAAAAAATAAGAAGAAATATGCGATACGTAAATGTTATATAGAAAGAAAAATATATGATAAAATATATACAAAAATAAAAGGTTTACAAGAAATTAGACATTTAGTAGAATTACAGAAAATAGAAAGACTCTATCAAGAATATTTTCCAAATGAATCAATTGATATTGAAATAAAGTATAAAAATGATTTACGGCCAGAGAAACTTATAATTATCGTTATACATGGCGAAAATAAATTAATAGAAGAATATATACATCACAAGAATAATACTGTAAAATGTATAAAACTTATGAATTCAGTAAAATACAAAAAAGAACAAACCTGGGAAAAAGAAAATATATGGATACCTATAAATTAAATCCACCACTTCCTTCTTTAGTATTTATTTTCAATACTTTTGTAGTATTCCCTACGCCTCCACTCATTCCGCCTCCACCCATCCCGACGCCATTCCGCATCATCATTTCATTTTGAGGATTTCTATCGCGACTATTATCAATTTCTGTAGGGAAAAGTGGTTCCATATGCATACTTGTTCTGGGATAAAAGGACTGCATAATGCCAACTGGTTGAGATTCTGATTCGGCATTCACTTCTTCCCATAGAGACTTAGCGACACCTTTCACTTTTTCAATTATTCTTAATTCTTCTTTATTCCATAATATAGCTACATTTGTACGGATACAAAACGGTGCGGCCCATAATAATCCTATGCGTTGGTTTTTCTCTGCGGGAGTATTCTTAAATTTCCACAAAAATAAATTGAAATTTGTAGCTATTTTTTGATCTTCAAAATGTAATAACAAGAATCCCCATAGAAACCAAACGGGGTCACCCTTATTTGACTCTTTTATATTAGGTGCCGGCCATATATTAGGCATCTGCATTTTATTTTTTTTACGAGTCAAATATTCCAATGCAGTCCGTAATAGAGTCGCGTCATTTTTACTTAACATATGAGTCAAACCGGCTAATATACGATTATAGAATGGATATGTTTCATCTTCAATGGAAGGTATGATTCGCGAGAACTTCTGTAAACCCGCATAAGATAACATTGCATCTTCAGGGAAATTCTCAATAACATTGTCACGTAGGTTTTTTATAGTCTCTTCTTTATAAACTCTATTTACTTTTTGAAATAATAAATAGAGTTTCGCTGTCATTACGAGTGCATCGACGACACTCAATCTATCTGCAACAATTAATTTATCTAATTCAGCATTTACATGAACCCACGTATCTCCTGCGTTATTCTTAATATCGATAAATTTGCCAATATGTGCTGTCATATTAATCCATTCAATCTCTAATTTTTCAATACCATCATTTTTAATATAATCACATGTTTTATATAATCCAAATGTACTATCATTTTTAAGCATAGATTCAAAGAGGTCCATTTTATAATAATAATACAGTATCCTTAAATTATTAGGATTCCGCCAATTTCTGTTTATCATTGAATTTTTTAAACCTTTGAAATTTTAAAATGGACGATTTTTATAATATATTATAGTAATATTATGTCTAAACATAAACATGTTAGTGATGATTTGAAACTCAGAG